CTTCCTTGTCACGGTAAGTACGGTCTACAGCAACAGAGAAGTTGCACACGGAAGTACCTGCGTTGGTGGACTTGAGCTCCGGGTCGCGAGTCAGGCGGCCAATAATTACGATCTTGTTCAAATTTATATCTCCTTCTTGGTTGTTTTACTTCATTGCCTTAATGGCGGTGGTGATTTCGGTGCAGAGTGCGATGGTCGGGATTTCGGTCGGCGAATCGTTGCCGTTATTCTTCTCGGCAATCAGCGCATAGATCTTGGCGCGGTCAACGCCCTTCTTAACGGCTGCCTGCGCGGCGGAAACGACTTTCTTACGAGCGTCGGCCAGACCGGTACGTTCCTTCTTGACGCCTTCCGGCATATCCTCGCCCTCGTAAATGTACAAAGCCAAGCCGAATAATGCACAAGCCTTAGCAAGAGCACGCATCTTCGCTTTGTTTGCATCGGTTGAAGTTACTTTATCCGCTGGCATCGCGGCGTTTTTGAAATCCATGATAGGATACGTTTCCTTGGCTTCCACTCCGTTGATAATCACGCTGACTTCAACCCATGCACTCTTACCATCGTCAAACCACGGACGCGGCTGTGGAGTGCGCTTAACGGTGTGGGAAACGGTCGGAACGCCGTCCTTGTACTCTGTGATGGTTTCCTCGTATGGCTCTGGCTGGCAAGTGTGAATCTTATACGCTGCATCTGGGAATCGCTTCTTGATTTCTGCCCAAGAGGATGCCCAACTGATATAAGAAAGATTGTTTTTCTTCTTAATTTTTGGTGTGACATCAACGTCATATAGTGTCTGAAAGATGCTGTCCATTCTGTCCTCCTAATTTGATATAATCGGTTTCCGGGGTGACAACCTGTGAAAGAGTAGAGTCATGATAGACATTGAGAAATTCACCAAAATATTCTCGTTCAGCTTCTTTCCTGACTCGAATAGCCTCTTCTTTGGTGTCATACCTTCCGAGCGTGATTTGTTTATCATTCACCACAATGGTGGCCTTCCATTTGTTGTTATCAACGAGCCCTACGCCGGGATATCCGGACGTATTGTTATACTGCATTCTCGAGTTTAACGAATTTTGTCGTTTCGTCACCACTCGAAGATTGCAACGTCGGTTGTCTCTCGTGTTGTGATTGATATGGTCGATAACCATATCTTCGGGAATGTTTTCTTCCCCGATAATAAGTCTGTGCATCCGGACACGCATGCAGTTGATATACGTCATCATATATCCTCGTCTTTCAGACCATATGTGATTTTTGATAGTTTCAAAATCTTCGTTATCAACATAGAACAAATTATCGCTGTTAGTGGGTTTACCGATAACATAGCCTTTATCTGTGAATTGGTACTCGTTATCTCTACGGCCACCGTGTTTGTAACATCCGCATGAGCGAGTACCTCCATTTTTTAGACACATTCCCAACACTACGCAATCGTTTCCACATTGGCATTTGCAATCCCACAACACATGACGCTGACCCGACGGATATTCCTTATATCCGTGAAATCCCACCACGGTCAAAAGCCCAAATGTTTGGCCTGTTAAGTCTTCTTTGATATCAATTTCCTCCTGCCTCCTGCTTCTTTTCGTGGCGCTTCTTGAAATACTCGAGACGCTTCTCGTGCTTCTTCTGGCGTCGCTCCTTATTCTTTGCGAGACGGTTCTCGCTCTGATACTTGGCGCGAGACTTCTGCTTCGCGCTTGGCTTGTGCTTGGGAATACCCATGTTTGTCACTCCTTAACTGTGATTCTGTATATTTAACCCTTTGCCGGGTGTGTTGTCCTTAGTGCTCCACGGTGATTTCGAGCATGTGGCTGGCTTCCATGTCGGCCAACTGAAGCATCGGTACGAGCTTGCACTTCTCGGCTGCCGCGTTCATTGCTCGGTCGCCGCCCTTGACGGCACTGTCAAACCCATTCATGTGCCAACGAATTGCCAGATATTCGTCTGGCGTCAGCTTCATAAACTGCTGAATGATGAAGCACGACTTCTCGCCGTGACCGCCCGGAAATACCTCGTCGAATTTGAACGACATATACTGCTCCCAACGGCCGTCTGCGTCCTTGCGGAACGCCGGCTGTTTGGAGTAGACGCGGATTTTACATAAATCGTGAAGTAAAGCCGCGATTGTCAGTGTTTCGTCGCTGTAATTGAATTTCCTATATCTGTCATGAAGGGTGTACAGACAGTCGCATACATTCAGCGAATGCTCGCAGAGGCCGCCCTCATAGTTCCCGTGAAATCTGGTCGAAGATGGAGCTGTGAAGAAATCGCCATCTTCCAGATAAGCAATCAGGTCTTCCACTCCGTCACGCTTTACGTTATCACGCAAAACTTCCAGAAACTCTTCCCGATTCTTGGCCAACTGCTCCGGGCTTAAAAACTGTGTTTTGTCCGTCATTACTTCGCCGCCTTTCCGTAAGCTCGACTCAGCACTTTTTCTAAACGCTTTTTCAGATCTTCGACGCATCTTTTTTCAATTAGGTAATCTCTGAATGCGATCTCTGCATCATTTTTGGTATTTTTAATCTCGGCTCGAATGGATGCCAACTCGACACCATAAGAAAGGTCGAAATCATCACCCGGATTGCAGGATGCAGTGCCAATAAAGCCGTCGGGCGTTCTCACTTTTACCTTTGCAGACTGACCAACCGGACGGCTGACGGAATACTCGTACCACTGGTCTTCGCCCCATCGCTTCCAGTCAGTCCACTCGCGCTGCTTCTTCGATACCTTATTCTTGTCCTTAGAGACGAGCTTCAGGCGCCTCTTGAGATCCACAAATGAAGCGGACTTCGCCCAGAGAGCATCAAGCTCGTCTTCGGATAAACTGAGTGTAATTACCTTGTCGTCGGACGTTTTCTTCGGCTCTTCCATACCGATAACTTCGAAGAAATCGCCGAACTCCTCTGTTGGCAGGGTGTATGACGCCTGCAGGTAAGATCTTGAATCGGAATAGCACCGATTCAACGTAATAGACTCGGAATTACATTCTGCGACCTCGAAAACGTCTCCAATCCGATCATGATTGAAGAACGGATGAATAATTTTCGCGCGTGTTCCCTTCGCTAATCTCATAAAAATTCCTCTTTTCGTAATTCTATCTGGTTGTTCAATCGCCGACTCCGTATTTTTCGGCGTATTTTTCGATGAACTCGATCATCTCCGGCTCTTCCGGGAAGAACGGGTCGCGGCCTTGCGCGTGCATAGACCCCAAGCAGTTCATCATGAACTGGCCGAAGCGCCAGTCCGGCAGCTTCTTCCATGCGATCTTCAGCCGGTCACAGAACTCATCAATTCTGGCGGGGTCTCTCATCGTTCTCCTCCGTAATCGGAATCCACTCTGTTACCACCATCGTTTTCTCATACCGGAGTTTAGTCACTTCGTAAGGCTGATTCCAGTATTCGTTCTCTTGGTGTTCAGTAAGTCCGCGATCCCAGTCGATTGCGAAATATCGGCCGCCGATCTCGAAAACCGTTGTCATGCACGTTGTCCATCGTCCACTGTCGTTCTCGATCTGATCAACTTCAGTGCCAACCTCGCCCCAAGCCATCATCTGGCGTTCCCATTCGTCGAATGTCTCCTTACGGTCAAAACGTTCCAGAAACGCATGATTCAGTTTTGCTTCTTCACTCATACTCATTCTTCCTTTCTGGCAAAATACTTAAAGTCTTTCCACTTGATCTTGGCGATCACACGGTTGCCGCAGCGGTCTCGCAGCTCAACAGCCGGTCACCCGGCAACTCCTTCCATCATTGCGGTATTCTCTCATGTGCTCACTCGCTTTCTGTGGTCGCTCTCGTTTTTTCTCTACATATACTACTATACAAAAATCGCGATTTTGAGACGCGAAAATCCAAACTTCTTTTGATTTTTTGAAAATATTTTTGAATGGAGGGAAAATGAACGCCGCACAGTCGTGCGGCGTCTCTTAGACGTAATATTCAGCCATGTCTTCCAGCCTCAAACAAGCCAGTCGGCGGTATGGATTCGTCAAATTCCCGCATCCGCAGTCGATGCAAAGGAATCCCTTGCCGTGAAAGATGTGGTACGGCTCTTTGAATCGCTTGGTCAGATAACAGGTCGGCGTGTGCCCCACAATATAATGTGCATTGCCGAAATCGTCATCAGCTTCCACCCTACCCCAGATCATGTCGAGGAACTTGGTTGAGGGTCGCCCATGAACCAAAGTCCACGAGGTTTCGCCTACCTCAACTGTCTCCATTGCCGGTCTGTTCAGGCAGTAAGCGAGGATACGCTCACGGTCGGCGGATGTCATATGATAGAGCAGTTCGCGATAGGTCTTGTCGCCGCCGTTCTGCTTCCACATGGTTCTCGCACCCGAGTATGAGTGCTGACTGAGTGTGCCGAGCATCATGTCCTCGTGGTTGCCGAGGATAAAATGAACGTTGCCTTTATCCATGATTTCCTGAAGGATTGTAAGTCCTTCCGACCCTCGGTCGATGATGTCGCCGATGATGTAAAGCTGGTCGTCCGCGCTGAATTTGATAAGGTCGAGCATCGCGTGGAAACGGTCAATTTCGCCGTGGATGTCGGCCATAACGTATGTTGACAATAGATTTCACTCCTTGTTCCCGTAACTTATTTATGGTATAATTTAATAAAGAGGTGAGACAATGAGTCAGTATAAGGACATTTTAGATAGGTACACAGCATTAGAAAGTATGAAAATGGTTGCCGCGGATTTGAACATTTCTTATCAAACTGTCCGGAGATCCCTTATTACTGCTGGTTTGTTTACTTCAGAACGCGCTGAACAAATTCAACATCTCTATGCTTCGGGTATGCCGATTAAAAACATCGCCGAGCTCTTAAAAATTTCAACCAGCTCGGTCTCTTCCTATCTTCCCTACAGTAAAGGGCCACGCAAAGATTGGGAAGCTACTGTGAACTCAATGCGAATTAAAAAATGCCGCGAGAAAAAGAAACTCGCTCAAACCTTAAAAGCTGACGATTGACGTCAGCTTTTTTATTAGCCGAAGAAGCCACCAGCCCCCAGAACAATGAGTTTAATCACGCACGAAATTCCCTGTACGCGAAAATCAATTTTTCCCGGTAGCGGCTGTCCATGATAATACCACCCAATGTAGAGTTCTAATGCTGTCCAGACGAGGACAATAATCTGTGGAATTCCCATCTTTACTCACTCTTCTCTCTTTTCGCGAGTTTTTCTCGCATTTTCCTTGCTTTTTTCTTGAACTTCGTGTTGAACGGTTCCGGAACCGGGAACTCTGCGAAGTCGCCCTTCATTAGCTCGTCGGGGTTCTTCTCCATCTCTTTGAGAATGGCGATTGCCCCGGCTGTGTTGTTCATGCAGTATAACTTCATCTGGTCTTGGTGGCTTTCAAACCAGCCGCGAACCAGATGAAGCGCCTGACAGAAATAGCGGTGCATCGGCAGAGGAATGTCTTCGCTCTGTTCTGTGAGATATTCGCCTCTCATAATTTTGTGGTAAAGCTCCTGTGCTTTGGGACTCAAATCTGAGATGTTAACAGTCGTGCGATTCATTAGTCGTCCTCCATTAAAACAATGCCGATATACCATTTAAGCCATGCCAGTTCAATGCTAACGTAACATTCACCGTTGTGAAGCAGAATGGTCGGCAGGAAATAAAAATCTCTGGTGTAACGTCCTTTGGTCACTGTTCTCTCCTCTTCTTCTGATTCTCTTTCAGCCATTTGCGGTTTGCTTTGCCTATTGTGAATCACTCCAAATTAACCTTTTACGTCTTCAGAAGGTAGTATGTACGGTCTGGGCATTCCTTTAATATAGGATGCGATATTCTTGACGCACTTAGAACAAACTTCCTCGTAGTCATAAGATTCGTCTCCATTGACTACATTCCCGCTTATTGCATGCATATTGATTCTGTAAACTGGTTCCATCAGTCCGTAATAGATTTGTTCTCCACAGATGTCACAAAATACTCTGGTCATCAGATTTATTCCTTTCTCTCAACGACAATAACGGCGCCACCATCAAAGACGGTTCCGAGACCGCCCTTCTCTGTAAAGGTGTGCGTCTCAGGCTCCTCATCCTCGCGCATCGGTCGAGTGAGATACCAAAGGTCGTCGTCCTTCCAAGTAATCTCTTCGAGTTTCAGATTTGGTTCGAGGTTGATGATAGTTGTGCCGCCAAAGTCTCTGGCGAGGGTCTGCTCTAAACGGTTGTCTCCGACTATCTCCGCATCACTGCATCCGGTCAGCAGGGCGAGAAGAGAGAAAATGACCGCAACCATAATGAAAAATTTCTTCATATTTATTCCTCGATTTCGACATAAACACGATAACCTGTTCCGTAACATCCGTTGTCATAACCTTCGTAACGAAGAACTTCGGTTGCTGGCTGGTTCACAGAATAAACGAACAGCGAGAACACTTCATCCCCATCATCAAAATCATCGGAACACTTAACATCCGTAATCATATTTTCACAAGTGTTGAGCTTGGTTAAGTAGAACCACCCATTGCCACAGCCGCCACAGCCCTCGTTCCCGATTACGATCAGCCGCGTACCATCGTCTAAAATAAGCCGACCGGTCTGACCGTCTACCTCTTCGACCTTTACGATAGAATGATACAGCAATGCCTGTTTCATATCTTTTTCTAAGTTCGGGGAATCCGAACTGGTGAATCCTCTGATCTTCATAAAACCTCATTTCTCATCTCTGTTCTTTAATTGTTCAATGTACGCTTCAATGTTGTCTGCGCAATCAGGACATACTAAGTTGTAGGTCTCCTCTACGAGACGCCCTCTGAAAAACGTAATCTGATAGTCTTCGCCGCATTCTCGGTTACTCAACTCTTTACCGCAAACGTCACAAAACAATCCGCTTCCTTGGCTTGATCTAAGTCCAATAGTCGAGATGGCATCGGGATCTTCAGATGACTCTCGCACCGTAACCGAACAGCCAGTTAATGTCACCAAGGATAAGCAAACAACCGTAGCAGCAATAAAAATCTTCTTCATCCGTACACATCCTCATAAAAGTAATCAAAGCATTCTGAACTGCAAAGTCTTCGCCCAAAACGGAGATCGGAGAATGGAGTTTTCTTCCCACAGATACAGCATGGCAAGCTGATCTGATGCTTGAGAAGTGCGTGCTTTGCTTCTCCGACTTTCATGTCAGGGAATCGCTCAGAAAAGTCCATATAAAATCCTCCTTCTAGTAATCCGAAAATTAGTGATTATCGAAAACCTTAGCAAACGAAACATAGTTCTCATGGTTTGGGTCAGGTATTGCGAATATGACTTCAGCAAAGGGATATTTTCCTGCAAGGTCTCGCATAATCTCAGCTACCTTCGTTGGGTTCTGTCCAAATACACCGCAGCCGAACGCGCCAAGAACGAGCGTATCTACTTTCTGCGCTGCGGCAACGTCCAAAACAAAGCGGATACGAGAAAATAAGGCTTTGCTGTTAGTTGCGGGATCTACGTTCGCGTATTTGGCACCTGCAGAAAAATTGGGAGCTGCACATGTAATGACGTCGCAGGTCACATCTCCCCCGTTGTGGTAAAAGTGTACATCAGGGGCATAAATGGCGCGATTGGTGTACATTGCTCGGCGCAGCGTTTTTCGATTCTGACTATAATACTCTTCCTCAAACTCACGCAACACATTATACAAGAACGACTCGTGGCACAGGCACTCTTCCTGTGCACGACTGCCCTTTAGGAACATGCCGCCGGGGTTCTTGTAGGACGCGAAATTGAGCACGGCGACCTTTTGCGAGGGATGCTTTGCTTTGCAATTACAAAGTGCCGTAACAGAATCTTCTGCGAGCAAGCGAAGAACCGGCACAGAGGTGGGTGCGCCTGGCATGAAAACGCGCTTGCGTCCATCCTCATCATCGTAGATCTTAGCGTTGGCAACGCTTCGTCTTATTTCCTCGCTGTGTTCTCTCGTATTCTTAGTTGTCCATTCGGCAGCCCTTTTAGCTCGTGCCTCTTTGCCTATCCAATAATTATTATTTGCCATCTGATTCAGTTCCTTTCACGCTCAGATTTACTTTTCGACAATGAATTGTTGTAATTCGCTGATCATATCGTCAGCCGTAGCGGCCCTCTCGGGCGATACGGATTTTGTAAAGGAGAGTTCTACGTCTGACTGGACAGTTCCTTCTATTGTGATTTTGCAGTTAGGTACAAAATCCGCAGGAATTGTCACTTCAACTACACCCGGCCTGACTTCATTTCTGATTTCGGCCGTTTCGAAAGAACAATCAATCTCTCCGAGTCTGACCGAGAATAATTTCATGCCAGCCACATATATGTCAGCAATATCACCTTTTTGAATTTTTGGAACGTATTGCATAATCAAATCAGCCTTTCTTATTCATATCTGTGTGCAAGAACCAACGCGGTGTATAGAAAATGTTCTGAAGATTTTCTGAACACAGTTTGATACTGAACCTCAACTTCACAGCCATGATTCTGAAAATCCTCAATCGTACTTGCTAAACGTTTATTAAAATCGTCCGCGGAACCAGAAGTAATCATTGCTGTGTTCACATATTTTTTCACGTTACGCACCTCTCATCGTACAAATCAAGTGGAATGCGAAAGCCATCCAGAACAAAACCGAGAAGATGAAACACGATTCTGCGGCACTTCTAAGCTGCCATCGTAGAATTCGGTCGCCTTTTACTCGGCCAGAGGACGTGTTTATGATAAACCCGGCCACACCGAATAAGAGTGCAATAATTCCTGCTGTCATAAAATCTCCTTACCGCACAAAGTACACAAGTATCATAATCATCGCTATGATTCCGAGAACTGCTGCGACTAGTTCTTCTTCTTCTGTTGACGCATTAACAATAAGCCAATCCATTGTCACAGTTATAACGAAGAGCGAGACCCAGAAGATCATCCAATTACCCCGAGCATCATCAGGATCATTAGAACCGCACAGACAATCAGTGAGTACACGGAGAGTCCGAGATTCAGTGCGTCATCACGAACTACCGGGTTCCTTCGAGCTTCTTTGATCTTCCCACATGCCTTCTTTACGTCCATGACAGACAGAGCAAGGAACGGGATGATAAGAACGAGCCAGTAAAGTTGCATTTGGATTATTCCTTTCCGTTAGAATAAGTGTATTTTCGCCGGAGCATCTTCGGAGAACGCTCATCGTGACCGATGACTTCTGCCTCATCTTCTGGTTCGTATTGCAGCAAAGCAGCCGATGTGTAGCTGTATACTCCCTCTTCGTTTATGAATTCCGGCTTTGTCACCCAGACTGTGCCGTAGTATGGGTCGGCGATTGCTACATATGTAAAGTCGTCTCGCACAAAAACGTCGCCAGTCCTGAGATCACGCATTTTCTTTGTCTGTGGAAAGTCCATCTTGAATTACCTCTTTTTAGATTGCTGACAAACTACTTCGTTATGTTTTGCTATCACGTTTATATCTACGCCTACTACTTCAACTTCTTCTTCCGGAACGACTAAAATGAAGTCGAAATCGCCATCAAAAATCATTTTTTCTTTCATAATTTTTGGTATTGTCACGATCATTGTGCAGCAAGATAGGTCCACAAAATATGAAGGTCCACTTAACGCTGCATAAACAACCCCGTCTTTCTCAAAAATATCGCCAGTTCTGAGATTGTTCATTTTTTCTCGATATGGAAAACTCATTTTTGCTCTTTCTCCTTCATTCTTCCTTTTGCTTGTGGATTAACCGCGAGCATTAAGCCAGCTTTTATTTTGTTCTCCTTCGCTATTACTTTTTAACTCTGCTAAGCTGCAAAAATCAAATTACTTGGAGAGGAATAACCCATACGGATTAAGACAATCTTTAACGCCTTCCTCTCCTACTCCGTAGAATTTGCAGTTTCGGCAATAAATGATTTGTGTATCACCAATCCGCATTGACAACCACCTTATGACCTCTCAGCAGAGCGACAGCTACGAGCTTTTCAATCTCGTTGTTCGGCCAGTAAATCTTCTTGACGGAATACTCGGCGAGAGCACGAGCCTGTTCCTCTGTAAGTACCATATCTTCTCCGTACCAGTTGCAGTCGCCGTTCCCAGTATAATAATTGATCGACTTCAAGAAGTCACGCCAGTCAGACCCTCCGGCATTAACCTCGTTGACATCCTTTGTCGTGACGAGCTTGCCGCAGTCTGGACAGCGAAACTCTTGCACTTCCTTAATCGTAACGTCGAGACCCATCGTCATTTCCCCCTCCATAAAGTCGCTTGCCGCAGTACGGGCAATATCTATATGTGTTGATTACATGGTTGTCCAGATTGCGCTTGTAATGGCATCGAGGACAGATGTGATCCATCCAGCCGTTATCCGCCAGCTCGACAATCCAGCGGTTGGATGAATCGTCGTTCTGTTCTTCTGATGTTTTCCAGTCTTCGATGTGTTGTCCCCACATAGGGCTTCCCTCCCAAATGTCGATGAAGCTGTCGTACATTACCAATCTTCCTCGGGATCGTATGACGGATTAAACGGGCAGTCACCGCAGCGAGATTGAAGTTCGCCGTTCTCATCCTCGTACCAGTCATCACCGTATCCGGTGCATTCGTAACAGTAGTCGTTATCTTCCCACATGTTTATCTCTTCCTCCACACAGCTGCTACTGGTCTGCCGCACTCGGGGCACAGAACGAATAATCTCCAGCCGTCGTCTGTGCCCTCGTAGTCGTCTGTGCCCTCGTAATGGATATCGTCCGTCGTATACTCAAATACACATTCGCATCCGACACATCTATGTCTTCGTGCGCCGAACTTTCCGTGATTGATTACTTTCACAGCTCCACTCCTTCGACTTCGGCGCGAATTTCAAGATCGTGCAGGTATTCGCCCATGTGACGCTTCTGCTGACGAAGCAGGTCAAGAGAACAGTTGGGAGTGAAATCAAGCGTTCCGGCCTCGTACTTCGTCACCATGCGGTGCAGCTTCTCGTAGCGGGTCTTGAGGTCGTGATATTCGCCCTGCATACGTTCCTGCCAGCTAGGCTCAACAGAGATTGCTTCGCATTCCTTCTGGGCCTCAACATCTTCTGTTTCAGGCAATTCGTATGTTTTCTCGAAGAGATCTCTACCCCAACATATAATTGCTCCGAAAGAATTTTTAATAATATAATCTCCGGGGTAGACATAAATTACATCGCCGTCGGGATGAGTAAGGGTTAGATAATCGTCACCTCGATATTCAACTACACAGCAGGACGATTGGCACAGCTCTTTGATTTTCTTAAAGATACGAAATCCAGTAGTCCACTGAATGGCTTCGACAAATTCCGGCTTCTTTTGATATTTCATATTTTGTTCCCTTCCGTGTTAATAATACGATGAATTTACTTTCGTGACAGCGATTGGTGAACCGCAGTCTGGACATGCTATAAATCCGCAACCACGTTGTGCATCGATGACTATTTCATCACTTTCACACTCGAATACACAATGACATATTTCGCAGGTCACCCTATGCACAATCGGCTTCGGCGGCTCACGAAACCCGTGTTTAATAATTTTCAATTTTCTCGACCTCTCAGTTGATCAATGGTTTTATTATGGAGCTGACACCCAGACTCGAACTGAGAACCGTCTGATTACAAATCAGATGCGCTGCCAATTGCGCCATGCCAGCATATTGGCCCGCGAAACGCGGGCGGTGTTTATCGAATGTCAAAATAGCTAAATCCACGGACTTCCTTTTGAGCCGCGAGATTTGCCTCGTACAGCCCCTTAAAGAAATGCTTTACGTTCTGCTTTACTCCCACTAAAATCACCGCCTCTCCTTTTTGACCATAAAGTTTAAGCCGCCGGTCTATTCCGGCAATTGTCGCAATGTAACTTAATGCGAGTTTGACATCCGAAGATCTGAGCAAACCCTCGGACATCTAAACTCTCCCCCAATTTGCGGGCTTGTTCTCAACCAATCATACCGCTGTGCGGCCGTTTTCTGATCGAGCGCGGAATCCGCCATGTGCGTCCGTCTAACCACCTGTTTGCGAGGGGTATCGCTTGCAGATGATGCTCATTTGCTGGCGCGCCCTTCTCGTTGGCAACCAGTAACTCGGAAACGGCAGGATGCAACTCCCGTTCCCTATAAACGCTCCCGTTTTCAATTTAGACACTTTAATGCCGGCTCTTTTTTCATCTCGAGTGCATCACCATCAAGATGCCTGTTCGCACGAGCAGTGCTGAGGTTTATTGATGTTCACGCGGATTTGCAATCACCCGCGCCGTCCGAGGCTATCTCGGACTGCTTCGTCTTATCAGGTTCGCCTCTCATTCCTTACGCCCTTTGGTTCACCTGTTAATTTATTCACGAAGTTCTGCTCATTTCGGACACCTTATTTTTGCTGAATGCTTGCGTCTTACACCATCATTCTGGTCGAGCATTGGGCGTTGGGCTTGTTGCCCTAACCACGGTTTAACCAAAACACCGAAAAGGTTGTGCCACTCCTCTTTTCTGAATCGACAGGAAAGGTCAGCCGATTCTCCCTCACCGGAGTCGAACCGGCCGAGCATCGTGCCGCGGATTGCGCTCGCCGTACATGGAGGGAGATATTATTTCGCGAAAAAGTTGAGAATTGATTCATTCGTAATCTCGCTGCCGTAGCCTTTGGCATAAGCAACAGCCCACGGAAGTTGATGTTGAGTAATTTCGACGAGTTGCGACGAACTAAACGGTAGGCATGTGAATACGATACCGTCAATAAGTGTTGCTATTTTCTTGGGCAGCGCCGATATCGCAACTGCACCTACTGGAATATGGGCAGATCCATAAACACAGAATTCACGATATACTTTCGGAACCACTGGGCCAAAATCCCAAGCAACAATTTTCTCTCGGAAGCACGGTTTCCCAATCGCAACAAGGAACTCAGCCTGAACGAAGTACAACAGCTTCTGCAGCTTCAAGTTGCTGACAGTATACCCTTCGCCAGAGCAGCGTCTAATAATGTAATCTGCAATTGTCAGTACGTCGTACAAAAGAATCACCTCTTTTCGACAATAGTTGTCACGCTTAACGGACGTGACGTGAGAGAACACCGCTCTAAGTACATTTGTGCCGGTGCGGCGTGCGTTGCACCAACACAATGGCGGAGCAGGAGAATTTCGAAATCTCACACCCTTTCGGGCTACTGGTAGTTTTCAAGGCTACTGCCTTACCTTTAGGCTTACTGCTCCATGTGGCTCCCCGGTCGAGATTCGAACTCGAGGCCGATATCGCGAATTGCGGCCGAAACCTGTCCCGAGGAATGCAGCGAGGCGTTTTTTCTGAATTATAGTCCGACGACACCTCGCAGGCACGGACTGTTCACCGCAGATGCTTGCAAGCCTTGTTGATCTGCGGTGAGATTCGGGCGAGGCAGGATTCGAACCTGCTTTTCGATGATGTTACTCTCCGGTGTTTCCTGTTCACCACTCACCCGTAAAAGTGCGGTTTAAGGTTGACCGCAAACCTGTAGCTTAGAAGCCTTCCAGGGACAACTGCTTTTTGAAATACGGCATAGGCGTAATCTTGTGAAGGTTCTTATAATGCAGATTGCAAATCTTCTTGTCGATCTCTCGATCACCACAGCTGCCATCTACGATATGCTTCTCCAACTGAGCGTAAGTAAAACCGAGATTTGACTCGTCAGACTTTCCGCAAAGTCCGTCAGATGGAGTCTTGTCCACCAGATCGGCAGGGATCGGCAGCTCGTGACCGACCGCTACGACATCGCTGACAAGCAAGCCGGACAGTGGACTGAAATCACCGGCGCTGTCACCGTACTTGGTGGAGTAACCAACGTAGTCTTCGGAATAATTGCAGGTGTTAGCTACGCGGCCGCCGTGCTCTAAAGACTGCGCTACCATGTACAGAGCCGCCATTCGAAGTCTGGGTGCCAGATTTACCTCCGCCTGCTTGCTGATAGGTAGTTCGTGCGAACCTTCGCTGAGCATCATAGAATAAGCGTCGCCGACATTGATTTCGACACTTTTGATTCCGAGAGCCTCAACCAACCGGTACGAATCTTCGATGTCTGACTGTTTGTCATTCGGCATCAGCACGCCGACAACACGGTCTTTGCCGAGTGCCTCAGCACAGAGAGCGGCAACAACGCTGCTGTCCTTCCCTCCAGAGATGCCAACAACGGCGTAACAGTCTTTGCCGTTATCTTCGAAGTAGTTCATAATCCACTGGACAATATGATTTTTCAGTGTCTTTGCGTTTCCCATTAGAATTTACCTCCGTGCAATCTGTCGCGCACCTCTGCCAGCGTGTATTCATTGACCATATTACCGTGGATGAATACAGGTGCCATCTCATTATCAAGGTCGTATGTTTCCTTAAAGGTGTGTCCGTCCTCGTAAGAATACTCGCCGTCGTTCTCCCGCAAGATACAGCATCCGCGCTGGGACTTCTTAAAATGGCCGGTGTCCGTCTTTGGATTTTTGAAAATCATAATCGGCTTACCGTTCTCATCCTCTGCGTAGGTTACCTTGACCGCAATGCCGAACGTGTCTCTCGTATACGGGTTATACTGGACATTTCCATTTTCGTCAATCGTCTCCAGACATTCCATGGAGAAGGAGCCGACACCCAAAGCCACGTTGTTAATTGCGAACCCATTCTCTTTCAGGATTGAGTAAATCTTTTCGCAACGCTGCGGTGTAATGCTGTCTCCGTACAGCGCCTTGATATGCGGATTCAGAACTTTGAATCCCTTGCTGTTTCTCGTGCCGCCAAAAATATTCCAGAGATGAAATACTGTCTGGGTGACAACCTCGACCGGATCACCGCTGTCACCGCGAATAGAAAGAGTTCCATTGTGTTCAAGGATTTCGTTCTTGAGCTGCGGCAACAGCTTATCAACTAAATTCCAATAGTCGTAGCTGTCAGACACAACGGAGAAACTGCTATGCGGATAAATCTCGGTGAGCAGTCGGCGCAGATGTGTAATCTCATCACCGTCAACTGCGGCATTGGAGCACATTACGCTGTGTTCGGTCGAAATACCACCATATCCAACCGGTTCCTGATCGCAGCTGCAGTTATAATTTCGTTCCAACCAAAGAATAGCCGGGACAGTCGCTGTATTGAGAAAACTCAACAGAAACGCTGCCGAGCTCTTTGTTGCGCTCTCGACGCTCTCCTGTCCTCTCATCGAGAAATCACCGAGAAGTCGGGCGCGGTCAACATCGTCGTCGCAGGTCAGGTCTGCGTACTTGTTGACGATCTGGCGATACCGATAGCCAACCTCCGCAGAAACCTGCGTGTGCCACATTGTGCAGGACAGCATGGTTTCAATGCTGTTTACCAACCAGACAAAAGATGGCAACGTATTGGTAATCTCGATCTGCGGCACATGAATGTTAGTCCGTGTTCCTTCCGGAACTGCCTTGATTATCAGAGGCAGAAAGCCGAGATTATGCAGCTTCAGCAGCCGCTCTTTGCCCACGCCGGAAGTTCCGATTGTTGCGCCAAGCACACGCTTGTACTCCGGGAGGATTTCCTTTTCGAAATCTCGCTCGAAAAAATATTTGTTAAAGCCGTCAATCAGGTATTCCTTGATGAACGCTTGCAAGCCGAACATCGTTACCTTATCTGTGTCTGCCAGACGAGACATTCGCGGCGTATAATAGCTGACCATACGGGTCAGTCCCTTCGGATACTGTTCGGCGTGGCAGGTCTTGTAGAAGTCCAAGCACAGTAGCGGATTGTAGTCAATCATTGTTTCGTCTCCTTATCAGAACAGAACCGTAATCATTTCGTGGTTGCCGCGATAAATGCTTCCGGTGGTGTAAACGTGCTTAATCAGGCCGTCAGTCAGAATTGTGCCCTTTTTGATGGTGTTTTCGCAATGGGTGATATAAAGGAAAATATCCTTCGCCCCGGCTTCTCTGAGTGCTTTGGCTGTATGAGTGAACGTACCGCCGCGAGAGCAGATGTCATCTACAATCAGAACGTTGCGTCCTTCGACAAGTTCCGGGTTGGTCAGCTCCAACCCCTCGATATTCCCCGTGCGCCAGTCGCGGTGTTTGATACAGAAAACGTGCTCGCGCTTCAGAAGCTCAGTGTAACGTTTTGCAGCTCCTTCATCAGGGTAACAGAGCAGCAAATCCTCTCCGCATGTCATACAATTCGCGATTGCTTGCATGATATAATATCTAGCATCGAGAACCTTAACGTTATTGAGCAATGCTGGGGCTACATTAGAATGTGGATCACGAACAACCACAAAATCAAAAGACAGACTATTGATAAACTCTGCAAAGTATTTTAATGTGAAAACTTCGTCAGAGCTTTTAACACGATCCATTCTCGCGTTGGGAATATACGGAAGCTGAAGTATAATCTCAGCACGAGAGTCATAGCTTCGTATACGATGAACCAGATACCACAGCAAAATGCACTCATGATCACCATCATACTTCCACTGGATGACAAACTCCTCTTCTTCCAAGCTTGGATCGTAACGAAACGAAGTCGTTCCGTCTGGAAAACAGGTAAAATCAATCAGGGCCCCATTTACGGAAATCATACGGTTTCCTCCTCGTTTTCGATGTTAATCTGGCACATTTTCATGGCTGCCAGCGCATTCTTATGGTTTTCAGGCGTTGTTCCGGCACAGCAGGACGCATCTACTGTGATCTTTACCTCTGGGAGATATGCTTTGATAAGCAAAGCGTTGGAAATAACGCAAATGTCTGTGCAAAGGCCAACCAAAATAATTTCATCCAGATTGTCGATCCAAACCAAATCCAGTGCGTCACCAAGATCAACAGAACCGAACGTTTCTTTCTCGAATACGAGAGTTTCCCCTCGTTTGTCTAATTCATTCTGAACAGTCTGCTCGATCTCCCAACCGTGCGTTTCCACAAGGCAGTGAGGAATCGGGAGCAATTTCCCCTCTTGTGTATCGAGATAATCCGCGTAATGTGTGTCCTTTGTTACGCAAATAATATCGTCATCACCGACAGCTTTGATTTTTTCGACTACCTTTGAAACAATAGCTTTTGCTTCCGGCGTACCGAGAGCGCCGTCGATGAAGTCATTCTGCATATCCACTACTACTAAAACTTTCATTTGTCGTCCTTTCACTTTCTATCGATCAATCGTTTTTGAATAGACCATGTGCAAGATCCATTCCGACAGCAAGAGGCCATAAAACCCCTGCGACAACCATGAGTATATCGAAATCATCAGGATCGAGTCCTTTGCTTCTTAAGCTCTCTTTCAGTTCCGGTTTATATGAGTTTATGAAGAACATGAAGCCTCCGCTGATCACTAGACATAGGATGAATATGATCATTCGCGTCCGCCCCTTTTCTTTTCCTGATATACCTTTACATATTTCGCTGCCAGAATATACCGGTCACAACTGATTCAAGCACGCACCAACCATCGTCATAATATCTATCTTCGGGGTTTTGAGAAAAGGCATAATTTGCTCCGCTGACAATGATACAAATCAGAAAGTACAGAAGAAGTATCACGCAATCCCCTCCAGTGCTTTCGCGATTGGATCATATCTCTTACTGTTTAGCGTTTCCATCAGGCATTCATACGGGTCGAGCTTACCGCTCATCACCATAGAAGCTACATTCTGACTGAAGCCACTGACCAGAGCAACGCCGAGATCGTTTTCCTTAACCGGAATGGTGCCGGTGCGGCTGTTGACATTCCAGAATACGAGGCGCGGCAGTTTATAACCGGCTGCTTCATATTTTTGACGAATCACGTTAAACAGACGGGAATCCGGCCGCTTTCGGCTCCAGTAACCCGTTTGACTGCCGCAAGTTGCACAGGAGTCGAACTCCATATCGGAGATGATGAGAATATTCTGCGGCATATCTTCCTGCTTCATTCGATTGTTGACCGCTGTGGTCAAAATCAGGTTAAAAACAGCTTCAATGTTGGTATTTCCCATCTCATTATGCTGCTTGGCGATTAACAGCTTCTCACGCAGGTTCTTTGCTTTGGAGAAATCAACCAGCCGAGGACGAGTGGAAAACGTGATGTACTTGTCCTTGAACTGACCGGAGGAATGCTCCGCGAAGTAAATCGCAAGTGCATTTGCTACGTCCAGTGCAGTTACGCTGCTGTGCGGATCTGCGTTGCATTTCATACTGCCGCTGCCGTCCGCTACGACAATGGTGTTCCCGTTACCGTTTACCGTATCAGGCAGAGCCTTCCAAAGTTGCTCGAGCGTTTCGTTACGCTCGGTGATTGCATTCCATCCAGAGTTGCCATACTTATGGACGATCTCGTGCGGGAACAGCGTGCCTGCGTTTATCTTGGTTTCGCCCTTAGCGAGGCTTTCCAGATAAGCACGGCGGCGCTCCTCATCGTTCCTCAGAAACGCCTTATTATAGATGAGATTTGCGCGGGACGGAACTGCTTCATACTTGATCTCGTCCCACTGTTTGGCGGACATTTTCTTCTCGACTACATCGAGATGGCCGCGTAGCTCGGAAAGCATCTTGCGATACTGACGTTCCGTTGCACCAAGCACCTTCTGAATCTGCTTTGCATAACGCTTAGTTGTCGCAGAAGAAGCACCCGGAGAAGGGAGCCATTTTGCAAGTAAGGAAATCGGCTGGCCGTCCTTCATCGATTTAAGGTCTCGGTCTAGCTGTTCCTCAATCAGCGGATATACCTCCGAATCAAGGCCGGTATCCAGCAGGCACAGCAGGTCATCGTAGCGGCCATATTCTGCAACCAGTTCGATTACTGGCCGGACGTATTCCGGCAGGTTGTCCGCCAGATACTTCATTACGGTGCGGAACAGGCGGCGCTCGCCGAGTCCGCCGCGGACATCTCGAGCGAAGAACAACCACTTCATCGCGGCCATCTTGTCATCAAAGAACGCTTTAACGAACTTGCTCGTAATCTCGGCTTCGCTTGTGCTGCGGAGCGAGGCTACGGAGAAATTCAGGTCGAGCAGCGCTTTGCCGGTTGTTCTGTAACCGACAGCGCCGTTCTCGGTGACGCTGACATTGTAGTCTTCGTTCAGTGTGCTAGCCATTGCGGTTGTAAAATCCATTTTCTTTTCCTCCTTGTTTTGATTCCACAGGGCGCATTGCAGGGAATCAGCCTGCCAGTGTTTTATGGAGATAGTTTTTATTTGCTGTACGCGCCCTTTGGAGGGGTACGGGACACAAAGGTATTTTGATTAAAAGTCAAAGCCTGTAAGTTTGCTGTGAGTGCCCCTGTTGTACGGCGGGCTGGAGTCGAACCAGCGATTATCATCATGGCATATCTTTTTACTGTTAAGATTGCTGTCAGCGAATTTGTCAGTTCGCATTTCAAGGGATGACGCATTACCGCTTTGCTACCGCCGTATATTGATGGTGCGACTGGAGAGACTCGAACTCTCACGGGGATCTCCCAGCGGAACTTAAATCCGCTGCGTCTGCCAATTCCGCCACAATCGCATTTGGTGTTGCCGCTGGGGATCGAACCCAGAGAAAAACGTGTTTGAGACGCTCGCGTATGCCAATTCCGCCACGGCAACATATGGAGCAGGTAACGAGAATTGAACTCGCATCCTCAGCTTGGAGGGCTGATGCCTTAGCCGCTAGACGATACCTGCAGATCTCCCGCGGTGACGAGTCGCGGGAGGTTCGCTTGCCGTGCCAAGCGGAGTGTGTGAGTGGAGTTTGCTCACGGACATATAATTTCCTCCGCACGGTGAGGATTGGTCGAGGTGACAGGATTTGAACCTGCGGCATCTTGCTCCCAAAGCAAGCGCTCTACCAAACTGAGCCACACCTCGTTATATCGGAGGGTCAGCGCTAACCCTCCGACTGCGTAGGCTGTCAACCCACGGCTCAGTCGCCTTTTTCTCTTTTACTTCTCGGTGACTTAGAAGAAGGTGCCCGGAGGCCGGACTCGAACCGACAACCTCGAGATTACAAATCTAAAAGAAATTTGCTGTCAGTGAACTTATCAGCTCACATAATACGCGCTCTATCCGATTGAGCTACACCGGGCATATTAAGTTGGCGGAATTTTGAGGAGCCGCGGAGTCGAACCGCGAGAAACTTTTTTGCAGAAAGTTTTTTGTATATATTTGCTGTTCGTGCGCCCGCCCGTCGCACCATAATTCTGTCACCGAACGCTCCTCATATATCGCCGGTCTTTCCCGGCTGTCAGTGGTCTTTCCCGCCGTCACCGCTATGCCATCGTTTTTGTCTACATATACTACTATACAAAAAATCGATTTTTGGGACGCGGAATTTGAAAATTTCTCAAAAAATTTTTTACTTTGCGTCAGTAACGACTGTGCCGCCCTGAACGGTAACCCAGCCGTGCTTCTCTCGCGCTTCCATCTCCATCTTCTTGATGAGCTGGTCGGTGAGCGATGCCGAAATCGTTGCGTTCGCCTTTGCTTCTGCTTCGGCTGCGATCTGCTTTGCCTGTGCGTCAGCCTGAGCCTCGATGATCTTGGTTTCGTTCTGAACCTTGATGGTTTCCTGCTCTGCTTCAGCCTGCTGCTTCTTCTGCATCGCCGTCACACGGTCATTGATAGTCTGCTGAAGCTGTGCATCCGGATGTACATCAATGATGGAAGCGTCAATCACTTCAATGCCAAACTCCTCGCCCAGCTTGTCGGAAAGCGCCTCGGTCAGCTTGTTATTGATCGTTGCGCGATCACCGCTGTAAATGTCCATCATCGTATAATTGGTCGTAACCTCGGAAATTTTGGACTTCAGAATGGTACGAACACGGGAGTTTACGATGTCCTCGCCATCCATGCCGCGGAACTTCTTATAGGTATCAACGACCTCATCCTGCTTAAAGCGGTAAGACATCTGGAAGCTGATATTGATGTTGGCGTTATCTGCCGTTGCTACGTTAAAGGAATCGTCGCCCTCGCTGCCGTCGCGAGAGTCCTTGGTCAGAACGAGCTGCTCATTGCCGACGGTGAACTTCTTAACCTTCTTGGTCGGACTTACGACATGGAAGCCCTGCGTGAGAACCTCGTCCTGTACACCGCCGTTCATGCTGTAGACAACGCCGACATAGCCGGTCGGAATTCGCTCCGTACATACGAAAGTTCCGATACCTCCGAACACCAGAGCGGCCGCCAGAACGACGCCGCCGATTGCACCCTTACTCATGTTTGTTTTCTCCTTCGTTTTTGTTATTTTCGTCCTCATCGGACATTTCCTTTATCGCATCGCCGAAGATGCTTGTCAGGACACTGCCGAGCTTCTTAAACATAAAAGCACAGCACGCCCAGATAAACACCACGGCGATGATACAAAGCGCATAGAATACTGGATTCAAGTTTGTTTCTCCTTTTGATATTTTCGCATCATTTCTACTGCTATCCGTATAGCTTCGTTGATAGCGTTGTCCACTTCCTCGTTACCACGACGGGCGTCGTGGTAACGGGAATAAATATCATTAAGCTCCTTCGTTCTGGTCTCTGGATCGAGGATATCAAGGATACGAATGGCTTGGTCAATGGTCATCTGGTGCCCTCCTATTCTTTAGGCTGATAGTCGCTTCCACAGCTCATATTTGGCCGTGGGCGCAGCTTTCCATATCGTCAACTGTGCATTCACCGCAGTATTTGCAGCTGTCGCAGTCACATATTGTGTAGCGGTTCATCCATTTGCCCTCATGTTCCATACCTCGGCGGCCTCTTCTGCCGTATCAAACAGCATTCCGCCCATTATTTCGCTGTTTCCGTCTGTACAGCAGAAGCATGCGCCTAAGTCCGGATGGTGCAAACCGTAGTAAAGTCCGCCCCAAGGATCGTTCTCATAATCGCAGCCAAGTTCTCCTTTGTAGTTTCCTTCGTCGTCATGGACTCCAATGCTTACGCTTTCTCCACAGAATGGACAGGATTTAAGCTCAATCATTTTTTTCACTCCTATAGATTTACATGTTAGTTCTTCAAGACTGGTGCCCAGTTTTGTAAAAAATGCATCATCGTCCAAGGTAGCAAGATATTCATCTAGGCGATTAAGCATATCTTCGAAATTTCGTTGTTTCATAAATCACCTCTGCTGGATGTTTTTAATGGTTTTATAAGCGTTTCATCACGAAGATATGCAATGTCCGGCCGTAAACTACTTTCGTTTCTCCGTTAAATAAACATTTGAACTATAAATCGTTTCTTTCGCTCGGTCGCTCGGTCGAGTATAGCTTCTAATTCTTCTCTAAAATGGCACAAGTTGCATTCAGTGCATTCATTCCCAGTGCACATATAACACGCATTACTGACTGTGGTTTCAAGTGTTTGAATATCTTCTGATAAGGCATACAAAAGTTGTTTGTAAGCCATTGTTTTAATCGGATAATACGGTTTTTCACAACTTAACCCGGCTGCCAAATGCTTGTTTGCTAAATCCATTGTCCGCCTCTCCTCAATTTTTACACGGAGAACAAAACAATCTATCAATCCAAGATACTTTTCCGTCGCCATAAGTAGCGCATTTCTTCGACTGGCAAGTTTTATTCTCTTTGTGGTAATAGATGCAGTCCTTGCACGGATTCCGCATTATTCTGCACCTCCGTCCATCTTTGCCCCGCAGTTGGGGCAGTACGGCTTGCGATAAGTTCGTTCTCTGCCACTTTCGCAGATAGCAACAACTTCGTCGCAGTTTGTACAATACCAATCACCGTCCGCATCTCGCTCCCACCGCCCATGCACCACCGGCGCAACATCGGCGGCGGGCGGCGAGGCAACAATCTCCATTGCCATGGCACCGTCGGAACCGTCCACCCATTTCGCCGCCATCACCGCTCTTATGGCAGTATCCCGCTTAATGTATCCACCCATTTTCGCACCCCTTTCCCAAATGAGTTGCACTTTTCTGCTTCTCAAAGTAAAACTCAATCGGCTTTTCATTCTCGATCACATTCCCGTAAACTACGCCAACCTTATAGATGTAATTTTCGCGCAGCTTTCTCGGAATTTCCGCGATGTAGCGCCGGAATGTTTCCAGCGTATGGGCTCGCTTGTAATGATTGCACATTCGACAGGACGGCATGAGATTCGAAATATCATCTGTCCCCGCATCTTCAATTCCCCATGCCCTCAGTGGGAGAAAATGATCCACTTGCATATCTTTGTATGCAATCTCTCTGCCGCAATAAGCACAGTGCCCGTCGTATTTGCGGTATACTTCTTCGCGGATTTTCTTACTTATCGCCATCGTCTTCCTCCTGTCTCGCAATAACCTTTACGGCGCATTCTCCGCGTTCTGTGGAATACCACGCGCAGTTCTCGTGCACACACTCGGCAGAAAATCTTTTATCCTTGTCTGCCAGCGAGAATGGGCAAATTCCCTTTGTCCTGTTTGCCCAATTACAGTTTTCACTCCACATCGTTTTCCTCCCATTCCTCGCACCGACAAGTTTTCGTGTGATTTCTATTAACCACTGTAATCCACTGCTTCCTGACGATTGATGAAAAAATGAATACCCGGCGCACATTCATTCCAACGATCTTCATCGTATTTAGGCTCTTCCGCAATTTCGCCTACACGGTAAACAAAATTGCGGTCATATCCACTTGCGACTTCCGTTAATTCAGATGGTGAACCATCTAATTCCTGAATCTCTATCACTTTCGCTTTATCGCATCGGCACTTTCTTCCCGTTGCGGAACTTCGACGGGCATCCTCTGGAATCTCCAACTTAACAATGTGTCCGTTTGCCTTTTTCCATGAGACAAAAGTTCCTATATCTGGACAAGTCATCGGAATAAAAGGTATATTTTTTGCTCCGCACAGGTCTGCTCCGTACAGGTTCGCTCCGTACAGGTCCGCTTCGCACAGGTCTGCTCTGCGCAGGTCTGCTATGCACAGGTTTGCTCCGCACAGTTTCACTTCGCGCAGGTTTGCTCCGCGCAAGTCTGCTCCGCGCAAGTCTGCTCCACACAGGTTTGCTCCGCGCAAGTCTGCTCCGCGCAAGTCTGCTCCACACAGGCTTGCTCCGCGCAAGTCTGCTCTCATCTCTTTCCAACCATCTATATTCTTCAGAATCCAATGTTTATGATTTCTTAAAATTTCATTCAATTCTGCTTCCGTGTAAGTTTTCATTGCACGCTCCGTCCTTCACCATTCGTTTCACTCGCCAAATCTCCGTTTCGTAAGCTCGTTCTCATCTCAAACTTGACTTTGGTTGTATAATTCCTTTGCTCTTGCCTGAATCATATCCCAAATTTTACAGTCTGGGATGTTTGTGTTCAGGTATTTTTCTATCCGCTCAGGCTCCAGTTCGTGCTGGTGAGCAGCCATAAATGTTCCATGAATACAGCCGGTCGGCTTATTACAGTAACTCCATTCGTCGAATTTTCCGCTGTAACGAAAATCCAAGATATTCAGCGTGTCACCGACGATTGAAATCGTCACCTTTGGGCTTAGGCTGAAGCTGGCACACAGGATACGGTCTTCAAAGGTTTCTGCATTGCCGTATCGGAATGTCCACTTCTGCGATTGCCCGCCGCAGACCATATCATGACCTTTGCAGTTCGGTTCGTTTCCGTTCCACATATTCTGGGTGAAGTTCGGAAACGATTGGAAAATCTCGCCGATCATATGCCGTAACCCCAAACGTAGAGGAACGCCGGAATGAGCATTACTGTGCCGAAGAGCATCCCTGCGGCGATGTCGCCCAGTCGATTTAACGTTTGTCTTCTCATAATCAGCCTCCGAATCTGTTGTTGCGGAACTCAATGCTGAACTCAAGCCGCTTTACCCGCTGTTCAAGCTGATTCCATTCCTCTTCATAGCGAATCATTCTCAGCTTGATCGGCTGCGGCTGGCGAGAGGCTTCCTCACAGAGCCCCATGAACTGCATCATCAGAAATTCTTTCGGCGCGGCTGTCTGCTGACGGCTGACCAGCGTATTCCCGATGTACTGCTCAATGATGACGCTGTAGGTTTCTCCGAGATCAAAAAACATAGTTGACCTCACCCGGACTGTTCAGCCAGTCAGCATATCGCTGGACAAACAGATCTTCTGTTGTCATATCAATTTTTGTCAATCCGGTAATCATACCCTGCATGATTCGATTGTTGAAGACGAACTCGGCATATTCCTTTACGGTCATCTTGCGGATACGGTCGATTCTTCGTTCCGGCAGGCTGCGGATGACTTTGATTTCATCCCAACCCTCATCGATCCTCGGCTCACACAGCTCCCGACTCATGCGCTTGATGACCTCTTCCGGAACCGGCATATCACGGTCGGTGTTCTGTGACAGCGCCTGCTCCAGCGGGATTGCAAAGTAAACGCAAACCGTGTGACCGGCCAGTCCCTTAATCTCGCTCAGAAACTCGGCGCGACGTGTGTGACGAAGGTTTGTTGCGTCATACACAACATCATTGCCAGCGGAGAGCGATTCCTTTACGCGCTCATGCAGGATAGTAAAGACCTGCTTGTGCATTTTCTTGTCGCCGCCGTCTGCTCCGATCTCAGCGCGGATATCGTTACTGGAGAGTACGGTTGCATTCGGAATCTGGCGGGCGTAGGTGGTTTTGCCGGAACCCGGCACGCCGACCATCATGTAGAACGTGGGTTTAGTCTGCATGGTAAATATCCTCCTCAAAGCGTTCGTTAAGTGTCTTCACTGCGGAAATCAGTTCGTTGATCTTGGCGGTTACCTCAATCGGGAACATTTCTGCATTCGGAACAAGCATTCTTTCGAGACTTTTAATGTCAATTCCGTAGACGAGATACGGTTTGTTTTCTTTCTTGTGTTCCGCCGCAGACTCCGGGCTGATGATCTTCTCCAGTTCTCTGCACAACTCGTTGGCTTTCCATGTGTTTGTTCGACCTCTTCGCAGAGTTTTTACACCGCCTTCTGCCGTAAACACAAGATGAGGGACATCCTTCATGTGTCTTGCGTAGACATTCGGTTCATCCATGTATCCGTAGATTTCTCCGTCGCGAATAAGCACTACTTGCCAGTTCGGATTATTGTCTGCCATTTTTATCGCTCCTTCGCTAACTGTTCGTTGATTTTGTTGACTGCTTCGACTAATTCGTCTACTTTGTTGGTAATCAAGAGCTCTGCCTGGCTGACGAAAACTCCATCAGTGTTGACCGGCTTGATTTTATTCTTTTTGTCTTCTCTCAGTTTTCTGTTGCCTACCCGAGCGAAATAATCAGAAAGAGAATCTCCTTCGTACACAAGTATCGATCTAAGAGACCCTTCATCCTTTTCTGGTGCCGTTATCCTCACTTCGATTGTTTTACGTCCCAATCTTACAAGACCGGCATAATCGCTGCTGTCATAAAACCTGACAATATAACCAACGCTGCCATCGGCTAATTCTACGTATTCACCTACATGCAAATCCATTCTTACCGTCATCCTCCTAACCTCTCGTTTATTTGGTTGACTGCTTCCACTAACTCATTAAGTTTATCTTGAATTACAGGCAGCGGTGTAGTCGTTGAATACGGATCAAGCGCCACTGCCTCGATTTTGTCCCCACGAAACTTATGACAGCCTATCTGTGCAAAGATTGATGCTGGCGATTCAAACCTTGGGATGTTTACAATTTTGATTTTGCCTTTGTCAGACGCCGGAGTGAGAACTTTGATGACAAACTGAGTTATAAGAGAATTATTGTCTACTACTGCAATGTAGCCGGTTTGTCCAGTCGCTAATTCGACGTACTCGCCTTTGTGAAAGTCCACTTTAATCGCCTCCAATCATGTGTTTCTTGCGGAAAGTATCTAAATCCACAGTGGAATGGAAAGCTCCTTTAATACGTAATTCTCCATGATACCAATAACCGCCGCCCTTCGTAACAAGACTTCCTGTGTCTTTGGGCTTCTCTATCGTCTTGCCATCAATAGAAACGATAATTTCTGGTGAAAAGATATATCCTGCCAACTCACTTCCGATATAGAAAGTCGCCGGTTCTTCGTTGACCTTCTCTAATTCAAATTCAGATTTCATAGTGGCTCACCTCAAATAACACTTACTGCGGTTGCCGCCAGCAGGAACAAGACCAGAATGGCGGCAGCCAGATATACGCTTTTACTCATGGGATCAGCCCTTCCAAATCATTGGGGAACCATCATCGTTGACAAGAAGTGTGAGCGTTCCGCGATTGTACATACCGTTAGATTGCGTATACATCACACGGTTTGCAGCGTTATACACGATGTCATAGTAGGGATAGGAGGCGATTGTTACAAAATGTGCCTGCAAACTGGTTGGATTCTCAATCGGCTGTGAACCGCATGCGGTCAGTCCGAGCGCCATCATTACGGCGATTAAGCCTCCGAGGAAATACTTTTCTCTGTGAATCACTTCTTGATATACACCTTTCTGTACTGAACGCCCCAAGAATTCATCTGGGAAGCCGGCATCAAAATATCAACACAGTTGCCACGAATCGCCCCACCTGTATCACATGCGGTCAGAGTTCCGACTCCTTCGATGTAGATTTTTGTTCCGAGAGGAATAACAGATGGGTCTACTGCGCAGATTGCCCACTCGTTGCCAGCCAGAGGAACGCCGGTTGCGGTTACGCTATAGCCTGCATTCTCCGAAGGGTCACTCGAGTAGCCCGTACAGCGGAAGGTTCCCAAAAGCCGACCCTTGGAGTTTTCCTCGGCCTTTTTCTTTTCCTCAGCAACCGCTGCGTTGTACTGCTTAGTCAGATCGATAACGGTTTCGTTATGCTCATTCCACATCTGCTTTGCGTACCAGATGGTGTAATGATGCTCTTCTGCGCCGAGTGCGCGGGCATTTTCTGCGAGCTGGTGCGCTGCGTTGCGCTGCTGGAGCGCTTTATCAAGATCCTTCTTGATATCCGCGGAGCTTACTGCTCCGGCGTTTACGGTAAGTACGGTGGTTAAACAGGCGGCTGCGGCCGCCGCTCGTCGAAGTGCGTGCTTGTTCATAAGACATTCTCCTTTACATGTTCTTGAGCTCTTCATAGAGCTCGGTTCTTGGGTTATATGGTACATATTCATAAGTCATTGCTGACTTAATGGCTTGGATTTGCGCCTTGGCTTTGGCTCGTTCCTGCACAAGCTCGGCCAGTTTTTTATAGATTTTGTAGCCGCGATGCGCTGGAAGTTTGGGATTGTTTCCAGCGAAGTGGTACAAGTCAACCATCTTTAGATCACAGTCATGTACCGTAATCGAAAGGTCGTCGATGATCTTTTGCAGAACCTCACTCTGGAAAACCGCCGCGTTCACAGTCGGTACAAGCTGTTGTCTGACTTTCTCATCTACTGGCTCGATACGACAGTTTTTGAATTCGCCGCGGGCATTTACTCGGAGAAAATTCTTAGCCGCCGTGTGCGTGAATGCTTTTGCTTTAGCCGGATCGAACACAAATGTCGGTCTTGCTTTACTGTCAATAGCGACATATCGCTTTTTCTTTGAATGGTATAGGACATATTCTTTTTCTAACACTGCTTCACCGACTTTCTTTTTTGCTCTGGCGGAGGAGCCGGGACTCGAACCCAGACCGACGCAGGGTGTCACCTGCTCAGGGGTTAGAACCCTGCGTGCTGACCGTTACACCACTCCTCTATGTGCTGCTCTCGACCGGAGTTGAACCAGTATCTCCCTGCTCTGCCTTGAGCTACGAGAGCAGATCACCCGCTGACGGGGCGGGCAACCCTTTTATGAAATTGTTGACGTCTGGGCAACGTCGTGCCCCGCGCGGCTTGGAAACCTTGGTTGGGAGTTCCTCCAATTTGAATTATTTTTGTCCTGCGCGGCGGACGTGGTCACCCATCCGAGGTTTGAACTCGGAACTTATCGGTTAAAGGCCGATTACTCTGCCAGTTGAGTTAATGGGTGGTTTGGAGGCGTTTCCGCCTCCCAGCATTGAAAGGAGTTGCCGACTTGCGTCGGTGGTGGGTCCTGCGGGACTCGAACCCGCAAAATCTTTCGGTTATGAGCCGAATGCACTAACCAGTTGCGCTAAAGACCCGTGTTGCGGCGTATTCCACGCCGCCGTCCGTCTTTCCGGATTGTCGGAGAATAAAATGAAAAACAATGACCCCGTTTGGGGTGGAGCGCCTGACGGGGATCGAACCCGCACTCTCAGCTTGGGAAGCTGATTTGCTGCCATTACAACACAAGCGCATATTTTGCGGGGCTTTCGCCCCGCGAGGTTATGCCGCGGACGAATCATCGATAAAGTCGTGCCACATTCTCAGAGCCTTTACCAGTCGGCGGTCAACCGACCGCTTTGTGATTCCGAGGATTTGACCAATTTCTTCAGAGCGATAGCCGACTTTTCGGTAATCGACTACGATCTTCAGATCACTGGGAAGCCGAGCGAGGAAGTCCAGCAGGTCAATGCAGAGGACGTCATCCGGCGAATTCATCGGGCGGCGATTTCTATCGGAACATTTGATTGCGTTATCCGTAGCTTTATTGTGCTTATTGATGGTTCTGGTGTAGGGAACCATCTCCGCCATGATGCAGGAAATTGCATAATGGGAAAATGTACAATCCTTATTCTGGTCGTATGTTACGGCCGCTCGCCACAATCCGCATTTTGTCGCCTGCTCCACATCCTCGTTGTAGAGCAAGGTCGGGTAATATTTGCGGATAACGAAATATCTGATCTTGTCATGCTGCTCAAACAAGAGCAGCGCTTTTTGATATTGGCTTTCATCAATCATCTGCAATCCCTCCGATTCTGGTTTTCTCGCAAGGGATGGTGTCAATTCTTCCTTTGTGATTTCATAAATGGTGTCAATTCTTCCTTTTGGTGTAGAATACGTTACTCGATTTCCCTTACACTTACTACTATACAAAAATCGCGTTTTTGGGACGCGAATTTTGAAAGTTTTTTTGTTTTGGTTGATTGCACAAAAAAAGAACGGCTATGTAGCCGTTCTTAGTGATAGTATACAACTCATTCGAGCTTTTTAAGTCTGTTATAGTCACGGATTAAGGATGAAAAGATAATTTTATCATCGACCAATCCAGACCATTTGCGGCATTGCTCGTAAAACCACTCCCTTTTAGCCAGATTCTCGATTAACTCGCCGGATATTCTTTCATACTTTCTCAGTTTTAAGAAAAAATAGGACTCAGCAAGATTCTTCGGAGCAATAGAGCGAGACAATTCTTTAGCTTCCTGCTGACGGAACACTCGGTATGCAATGTTCTCAACCGTCTTCTCTGTCACCGGAGACTGTGATTGCGTCTGTATAAGCTGTTCTCCTGTCAGAGGGAGGAAACGAAATACAAATGGTTCAACATCTTCGATTGTTAGACGTTCAACTCTTACTGTCCGTTTGTTCTCATCTACCGCAGTTCTAGTCAATGCCGCGATCTCTTTCATTTGCAGGCCAAGAGATAATAACGCGAGAACCAAAGCCTTCTTGTTGTAACTTCCTCCGCGAAATGGAAGCTCTAAAAATGTACGCTCCATTTCTTCGAATGAGATAAAATACCTTTTGCCCCATGATTCTGCCTGTTGCCCGGTGGTTTCTTCCAGAGCATTAAAATCAAAGCTGGCACCATTTTCAACAAGAAAAACTCCGTAGTTATGGATATCGCGGCGTCTATATTTTGACGTGGTTGGTCTATCCCACACTGCCTGTCGGAACAGCTCTCTCCATTCTGCTCCCGAAAACCGTTCCATCGGCTTTCCAGAAGAAAACTCAATCGGCTTTGCACTTCTGAATATGCTCTCCATTATTTTTTTGTTGACAGAGGATAATGAACTCGTATATTGTTTTCGCAGGCTTTCGTAATCGCTTTTACCATCCATACTGCAATTCCTCACATTCATACTGATACGGCTATTATAACACAAATACGAGGAATTTAACAAGGCTATCAGCAGTCTTCGTCTTCTCCGACGCCGACAGTGAAATAATACGGAGACTGTCCTGCTACGCGGAGGCTGAGAAAGAAAATGTCCGGCTCGGGTTCTTTTGCAACCGCCCAGAGCAGGTCGCCTTCGATGAAGACCTTGCCGGTCATCACGGCTGCCAAGTACACGCCGTTTTCCAGAGGTTCAACCGAATCGCAAATCATTTCGATTGCGGCTGTATCGTTTTCGTGATGGGAAAGCTCCATCTCGAGGCTGATGAAGTTTCCCTCTTGGAGAAAATGATTCAAACTTCTCCAGTCATTAAAGAAAATTGTGGTCATGGCTGCTCCTCCATTTTATCGAACAAGTGTTCGTATTTTCCGATATGCTTATAATACCATTTTTACCTTGTCTATGCAATGGTAAGTTTTTCATGCAAAAGAAAGAAGTCCCAATATAGGGACTTCTCACTTCTGCTTCGTTTTTTTTACTTTCGCTTTTCTGCTGCTTCTCTGGCCAGACGTTCTGCCCGGTGAGCGGCGCGTCGCTGGCGGATTTCATCGTCGAGTTTTTTACGCTCGTCGCTGTTCAAGTAGGCTTCCTGCTTTCGCGCAGCCTCCTCTTCCTTGCGTTTCTTCTCCTTGTCTTCTTTTACACGAGGATCGATGGACTCATCAATCGGGTAATAAGGCTCGATGTCGTACTCCGGATAATGCCATCCTCCGCCCGTTACGTCATCGCGGTGATAGGCACGATGCACTAATTTGTAATTAAATTCAATTCCGAGCTGCTCACATTTCCACTCGAAATATTCAATCTGTAATCCGTGGATACTGGTGTTCCAATACCCTGCGAGACGCTTCCAGTTTGTTTTGAATCCTTTATTAGCGATACGATATCTGGGCCAGTCTTCGTCTGGATACTCAATGGCTTTCGCTCTGATGTCCAGATATTTCTCGAACAAAGCCATACTCTCCGGCGTGGCCTGATCGGGTCTGTTAGCCTGTTCAGCCCGCTGGCGTACATCTGCTGTAAACAAAGCACCCAAGCCTAAAAGTAACTGAAATCCCGGTAACATTGCTATTCCTCCTTATCCGCACAACCCTTTATAAATCCCTGAGATAACTGCCGCAATAATCAGCCAGATATATACCGAATAGCCATCACCAAACAAAAGATACGCTATTTTTTCGAACAGCGAAGTTTTCACCTGTGCGCTGCAGAATTTATGAGCGATCATAGTTGCTCCGATTTCACAGGCGATATCACATTCTTCTTTTGTGATAACACCTGCATCACGAAGAGCTTGAAAATCTTCCATGCTGCAATGCTCCCAGTTGACTTCCGGGGCATCTTCGAACAACAACTCCATGCCTCTCCGCCAATCAAAATCATCATCGATGTCAACGCTGTCAAGACCCTCTTTGGTGGTATAATACCACCGTTCTTCTGCCGAACCTCTCTTCGGTGCTTTCTTCTTCATAAAAAATTCTCTCCTTATCGTAAATCTGTCATTATCGTAATTATTGAGCGTCTTTGATATCGTCCAGTGTGAAGCCGTAGTCGAGGTTCTCGTACAGCTTGTTTTTCTTCTCCTCGTCCAGACCGATGTAACGAAGCGTAACACCGCTGTTTGTGTGATTAAATATAGCCTGCAGATACGCCAGAATCTCCGGCGACTGCTGATTGTCCATGAACAGGTGGTAGCCAAACGTTTTTCTCATGCTGTGCGTGCCGAGGTTATACGGCAGATTCAAATCCTTGCCGGCGTTGCGGAGGATTCGGCCGAACGAGTGGCGGCTAATGCTTTCGTTCTCTCCCTTCTGGCTGAGGAACAGCTGCGTTTCTTCCGTGTGGTTCGGGATGGATGCGACCAGCTCACGGTAGCACTTCATGGCGAGGTCGTTCAGAACGACCGTGCGGTACTTGCCGGTTTTCTGTTCCTTGAGGTGATACCGGCCGTCCGCTGTAATATCGCCGACCTTGGTTTTGCAAAGGTCAACACCACGGAGACCGACGCTGCAGCCAATGAGAAACATCAGTGCATTGCGAAGCTGGCCCTTGTCATAGAAATACTGCGCAATCTTGAGGATGTCCTCTTTGTTGCGGATGGGATCGACCGTACCGTTCGCACCGACCGTTGTGCGGCGCTTGACCGAGGCTTCTGCTCTGGCGGCTTTTTTCTGCGCCTGCGCTGCTTTCTGGCGGCGTTCCATTTCGTCAGCCAGAGCGGAGGCAAGAAGATTGTAGTCAATCGCTGCATACCTCGTCATGTTATGCAACGGCTCTACGTCCTCGTCCTGATAAAGTTTAATTACTTCCGCTGCCATATTGTGTAATCTCCTTTCATTTTAGCACACTTGCACAAAAATGCAACATATGATTTCAATTAGTTGTCAATTGCGCTCTGAATGCTCTCGACGCTTTCGTTCAGACTCTCCGATGCGGAATCGAGAAAATCGATGATCTCGGAAAGTGTTTCGCCCTTCTCACTGTCCTGTAGGTTCTCCGGCATGTTATCGAACTTCTCTTCCTCACCGTCCTTGATTTCATCCAGCTCCTCGTGGATGGTTTCGATACGGCTGATCAGGTCACTGAGCTGCTTGCGATTCATCTTGTTCATGTGTCATTCTCCTATGCTGTTCTGTTATTCTTGCTTGCGTCATACAATGCTGTCAGTAAGTAATCTCGTTCCTCTGCTGCAGGAAATGTTCTTGCTGTGAAGTTATTCAGCGCCGACTGGATTTGCTCTACGCTGATATTAGCCAACTGCTGGCTGAGAGCGTAGCCGCTTGTCAGTGTGTTATCAACGCGAACGTGTTGGCTTGGTGTTGCAACGAGTTCATAGAGCAGACTGGTTGTCCGTTTCACTAAGGCTTCGTCAAAACTTCTGCAAAGAATTTCCTTTGCAGCCTTGTTCATAACGCCGCTGACCAGAGCTGGGACTTTCGTTTCTCTCTCTGTCCTTTCAGTCTGATTATTATTAGTCTGATTATACTTAGTCTGATTAGGGTTCGATTTCCAAACTTCTGGGGTTTGAAAATCGAACTTCTTGGGTTCGATAATCGAACTAGTCTCAAAATCGAACTGGTCTGAACTGGTTTGATTATCGAACTGGTCTGTGGATAAAGTAGTTTCAGAATCAAACTGGTCTGTGGATAAAGTGGTTTGATTTCCGACCGGTTTGATTTCCGAACTGGTATCAGAATCGAACTGGCCTGTGGATGAGCTTGTGGATAAAGTGGTTCGGTTTTCGAACTGGTCGAGCAAGGCCGGGTCGAGAACATAGATACGATTCGGCTTGCCGAGCCCTTGTTTTGCTCTGCGAATGAGACCCCAATCTTCGAGCGTATCCATCAGCTTGACCGCTTTTGCCTTTGCACAGCCAATGCTTTCCATCACTGAGTCAATGGAAAAATAGACATACGGCGTACCGTTTTCATCTCGCCATTTATTCGCGATAGAGAGATTGAAGCGGTCTACAATTAAGGCGTACAGGAGCTTGGCATCAGCGGAAAGTGATTTGAAACAGGGCAGCTTGACCAGTGCTGCCGGAAAGCGAATGAACGGAAAGTCGCTCACTCGATTGGTATTTTCTTTCATTTTTCTTTGTCCTCCGAGTTTTTTCCCTATACTATCTACTATACGTCTGACCCGAAAAAAGGACGCGGAAACCTGTTAATAATTTGTGAACAATTTATTTGGCAAATAACCACGGCTTTTCACTTCTAACCTGCTGATACGAGTAACTATTTACGCTCTTTAAGCCGAGCGAAACCGCCAGTCCGCAATTGACCGCTTCCATTTCATCGTAGCTGCAGCAGCCGATTCGTTCCATCAAGCGGCTCACATCGACCGTCACAACCTGCTCACAGAGAGCGATGGACGGAACGTAACCGCGAACTCGAATGTGGGTCGGAAGCGGACGGTGCTTCTGCGAAGTGGTAAGATACACGATCTCTACCACGCCGGAAGCGCGATTGTTGGCGTTGTTGGATACGATGATGGCCGGTCGGGTTTTCTTCTGCTCGAAGCCTACTGCGTTGTCGTCGTTCTTGATGTAAAAAATGTCGCCGCGGCGAATGTCTCTGTCGTTCATAAATATTCTCCTTATCGATAAATGTTGCTCTTAATGATCTGCATACGGTGCTTTTCCTTATTTGCGTCCTCGGTGATGACAATGATTTCATCGGGATGGATGCTGGCCGAACCCAGATAGGTGCCATCTTCCTTGAGGTCTCTGATCCTCTGGTCGATAAACACGATACGCTTTTCTTCCGTCGGGAAGAGATAAGTGGCATTGTCGCCGTCATCGTAGGCAAAAGTAACTGCGAAGCTCGGGTTCTCTTCGTCGAGGAGCTCTTCTCGAGTCATGCCGTCGATGATATCGCGGTCACACTTCGGACACGGAGCGAAACAATGGTCGCCGATGATTTCCTCATGAATGAGCTTGTTCTCAAACCAGATTCCGCAGTTATCACAATGAGTGAGGTCATCGTTATCCCACATATTATCAAAACAAGTGTCGCAGATAATCCTTTCCTGCTCTGTGTCATCGTTGATGGTGCGCGGCTCGGGAAGTTCGCAATCTTCAAGCGTGAATGGCTTGCCGCATTCGGTGCATTTGTAAATCTTTTTCATGTCATTCCCTCCTTATTTCACTTCGACTTCGGTGATTTCCCACACGGCTTTTGCGTAATTGCAGGGACTGCAATAAAAAGAGTAACAGACATACATCTGGTTGGGATCGTCGGTCAGGCGCTCGGTTTCGTCTTCGTCCCACTCGATTTCCTCCTCATCCAGAACACCGCTGCGCTTTATGCTGTCACGCATAATGCTGTTCAGTGTGTGCAGATTCTCACTGGCGGCGATTACCTCACCGCCGGAATTGTCTTCATTGTCGTACCAGTGACGCAGAACATAGATTTTTTTCATTTTGATTACCTCCAATCGGTCGGATTTGTTGTTTTCGTTCGGTCAGTTTAGTGCTCGTTGAACACAACCTGTTCGCCGCGCTTCAGTGTCCAGCAGCCGGTGTCAGTCATTGCACACTCGGCACAGTTGCCGTTACACGGCTTTGCATCTGCTCTTGCGGTTGTCGTGCCATCCATGAAGCGAACGTGTGCTTCGGGCAAAGAAAAAGGATTGACCATTTCAAGGTCAACCCAGCCGGAAAGAATAAGATGTAAATTGTCGGGGATATGTTTGCCGTCACTCAGGACAGCGTTCACAAAATCATATCGCTTGGTGAAGCACAGGATTTCGCAGTGCCGATTGCGCTCGGCGATACCGATCATGCGGAGCAGATAATCCTTGCTCGGAATGTCGCCGCTGACGTGAAACCGGAAGTACCGGTTAAGCATTACGGTTGCCTCTACTTCACGCCAGAACGTCTCAGGATTGCTCTGGAGCACCTCAAGGTTATGCTGATAGGCGTTTCTTACGGTCGGTCTCAGATGCTCCAGCTTAGCTGCGTAGCACTTCTCTTTGCATTTGCAGTCGCGGCAGGTCTTAATGGCCGGCAGGCTGACGGACGGGATTGCTCCCATCTTGGAATTGCCCGGGCTGATCTTAATATTGGTATTGATAGTCATAATGTATACACTCCTTATTTACTGCTGGTTGATTACTTCATGGAATGATGCGGATGCGGCATCGTTCCACGCCATGCCGTTGTCTTCCTTCTCGCGTTTGAGGTATGCCATACGGTTCATGGTGTCAATCGGAATATCGCGGATATGGTCGTAGAGCAGATCGTCTTCGACCTCGATAGTATTTTTGATATCTTCAATATCGTTTTCGTGCTGGATGGTTTCGAAAACCTTCAATGTTACAGGTTTTTTCAATGTTACAGGCGAAATATCCCATTGAAACTTGTGACCGAAACTCGAGATGGAATTATCAGTCAAAGACACCTCGTCCTCGAATTCGTCGTCCGAGCCGAAGAATGTCTCATGGTCGTCTATGTTAGAACCGGAGATGATATCGTCAATCTCCTGCTTGATAAATTCCTTTGCTTCCTTGTAAGTAAGAAAAATACCTTCGGTGCCAAAATATCGTTCTCCGCAGTCGTAATAACTGCGAAGCTGAGATACTGCGAATACAATCATAACGATTCCTCCTTATCTTGCGATTGCGGTATTGTGAAGACGCTGGTCGGGTTTGAAAGAACGTCCGTGCTCTACACCCTGATCACGGTACTTATTCGCCCAGGCACCGGCGGTTCTGGCGTGAGAAGTGCTCGTTTTCATGCTGAGATTGCCATAGGCGTCCTGCACATCCTTCGGCGTCATCATGACCAGCCCCCACTCCTGATGCTCGGCGTCCTGCTTCTGGTATTCCTGATCGAGACCGGCAACGAAACCGTCGCCGTAAGCGTTGCAGGCAAGGCGGATATCGGTTGCGCTGTAACCCTGCCACTTTCTCGTGTGATGAATGGTGCGCTGTCCCCTCTTGACGCAGTCGATTGCGTAGCGGAGGATGCGCTCGGCGATTTCAATATCGCTCTCAAGACCCATCAAAATAACCGTGAGTGCCTTGCTGCGCGGCGGCTTGCGGCAGTAATTCTTGCAGCAGTAATGCTTAGCGATGACGTCAGACAGTTTGTAAATCCAGAAGTCGGTCATCGTCGTGCACTTGATATCGGCAAGAACCTTGGTTACGACCTTTTCTTTTTTGCCGGTACACTCTTCCGGACGGAGCTTATGCTGAACCATGAGGGCACGAGCCTTGAGAAGAGCGGCTTTCGCTTCGTTTTCGTTCGGAGATTCAGCGAGTGCGAGGAGCTTTGCGATTCTTTCCTTGATGTTGTTATTCATGATGTATACCTCCTGTTTGGATATAAAAAAAGCAGGAACTGCTGGCTCCTGCTTGTGTCATTATTTTATACAGATTCAATTTTAATAGGTTGTTCTTCCGATGCATAAACCGGAATCGCTTGCGGCGTATTTCTTCCAGAGCTTTTTGAAAAGTCTTACGACACCGTCAAACTCGTCCTTTTCCTTAGCAATATCGGCAAGGTCATATGCGCTTGCTTCATCTGGAACTGACCAAATCCACGTCATGTATGCAGTTTCATCGTTCATGCACATTACGAGATGGTGCATTGCAGTCAGAGTGTCGTAGCGTTCCTTTTCTGCTGGCGTGAGATTGAGCTCTTCCTGAGCTTTCTGTAATGCAATGTAATTCATAATTACCTCCTAAATCATCGTTTTCATGCCCAATACGCACTTTATTGCTTAATCCCAGTTAACAAATTTCTCAATCTCTTCCTTTTCGATACCAATTCCATCTAAAAGGATCAGTAATGTATTAACTGTATCTTCTTTATCAATCGACTGAAGCCAAATCCAGTCAAGGATATTGCAGATTATCTTTCTTCCATCATTATCAATTGTAAAATTATCCAAAATATACTGCCAAAGCTCATCCTTCATATCTTTTTTTCTCCTTTATTTGTTTCTTTCTATATATATATTCCGGAAACGAATTTTATCCAAACATTCGCTTTATGCTGTTGTGAAAATCTTAAACTCTGATTTCCACTCCATTCGTCTTCTCAGAACGATGTTTCACAGTCTCAAACCTGTACATGTTCTCGTCGCAATAAGGGCAATAATACGGATATTCTTTCCGTAATCCCTTCGTGGTTTCTCGCTTGACTTTATGGCCGCATCGCTTGCAGTATCTGTTTTTGATCATGTGGAGTCACCTCCCAATCGTATTTATTCATCGCCGTCTTCAACTATATCTTCTGCATAGCATTCACCGCCGTTGTTATACATACAAGCTGTGCAGGAGTACCAGCAATTCTGCTGTCCGCAAGGACCTACAACACCGCCCCAGCCGGTTTGAAAACCAACGTTGTAATGACAGCTATCACAATCAAAATCATCGGGTAGGCCAAAGCATTTGTTCTGGAAAGCTCCATCCATGGTGTTTTCTCCTCTCTGTTCATCGTTTTATTGGTCTGGATTGCCGTTTTCTTTGCTGATTTCCTCATACACTGAGGGATTGACGATAGCTAACAGCCTTTCAAAATATGCGTTCATGTCAGACACATTCTGAAAATGCTCCATCGCCTTATCGAAATTCGGCTCCCTAATCATGTCGGATAATTCTTTTATCACATATTCGTTTTGACATTTGATTGCATAATCAACCATATTGGCAACCAGCTTGTCAACCCTTTCTTGATTCGGTCGGAGATATTTTCTCGGCATTGGAACACCGCAGCGCATCGAAATCTGACCGTCCGGCAGAAGACGATACTCTTCTGGCTGTTTCTTTTTTCGTCCCATCTTAGCACCTCCAAACTCTTCGTTTTCATTATCTCTTTTCAAAATGTTTTCCATTGTATGAATATCCATTAGATAAACAATGCTTTATTGCTTCCTGCTTAACGAACTCTTTATCTTCATTAGAAATATTCCAAGCAACATTGTCATCTTCAAATAACAACCAAAATCTCCATTCTGCATCGTTTTTGCATGGAATATCTATCCCTAAATAGCATTCATCACCCTCATTATCTCTCGTAACACCTAATATAAAGCCATAATTATCGCAGTATGGCGTAAACACAATTTTAGTAATATCAAAATTTACTTCCATAATCTTCTCCTTATCTGAAGAAACTTTTGTTTAATACGCTCTTTTATAGTAAATATTGGGGCATAGAGACACGTTATAAATGTAAGAACCACAGCGAACCAGTAGAGCGTCTTTGCCGTAGTATTTCTTTTTCATCCCCAAGATGCTCCCAGATTTATTGAAATTAGGGAATGATTCAATGTTGACCTGCCATCCTTCTGACACTGGAAGATACCTTACTTTCGGCATTTAATACTTCTCCTTTCAAATACCTGCTTACGTTTCAATAGTGGTTGCGAACGCCTTTTCGCCGTCGAGATCAACATCGTCTATCGTTACATCAGCGCCCAACTTCGTCAGCACGTCACGGAGCTGCTTCTTTTGCAGCTCCTTCTGCTCATCAGTTCCGCTGAATCCCCAGACTGTTTTGAAATACATTACTTTGCACCTCCTTAAATCTCAAATTCTTCGGTCAAATGCTGGCGTGTACTGGAAAGCAACATCATACATCGGTTTACCAGTAATCTGATCTCTGAATGTGCTGACGAACAAATGCCGGTGGAGTCCCTCCTCTTTGAACCATTCGTCAATCACTCGATGTGTCAGCGGAGTGATGAACACATATAGATCAGATTCATGATGGTACATTTCCTCTCGCGGATAGCCTGCGGCTTCGAGCTTTTCCATCAAGGTCATAACGTTTCCTCCTTTCAACCATTTAATCTGCAAATCCCAGAAGATAGGCGACGCCTTTGCTGTGATGCTCGTCGAACCAATGCCAGATATCTTCCTTGTCGGTTCCTTTTGGCCAGATGTAGTAAGGTTCGTCAAGTTCTTCTGTTTCGGGGTCAAATGGAATATCAGTTAGATTGTCCCAGAGTTCTTCTACAACTACATCCCTAAAAGCTCTGTCACTGGGGAGCTTAGAAACCTTCAATTCGGTTACTTCTCCATCGTTTTCAGATAATACAATGTCAACGTGGAGGCTCGGGACATAGAATTTCCACGATTTTGGCGTTGGATCTACATACCACTCACACTCGCATTCGAAATCTCCGTAGTGCTTTTCAAAATATTTATCTAACGTCATATGTATTCACCTCAAATACGCATTTCTGCAAAGTTTTTCATCTCTGCGGTTAATTCTTCCGGAGTTCGAGCATATTTGGCCAGCCATTCATCAAAATGCTGGCTCAAATATGATTCCAAGTTCTCAAGATTAGCCGGGCAAGCTGCCAGTTTTTTAATCGCCGCGCAGAACGCTTCGGCACAAGCAGAATCATCTCTTTCCAACTCGTTGAGAATTTTCCATTCCGCTCGTTCGTTACCGTCCGGAACATAGGATTCTGCTCCATCCGGAAACAGCAACGTGCGGTGTTCCCTGCCGCTGAAGTATTCGGCAACATCGTCAATCTCACGGTAAACTGCTTCCCACGCTTCTTTAATCGTGGGATATTCAGTGATCGAATCATTGCATCCGGTGTTATCGGTGTATTTTACTCTTACCATGGTGTCGCTCCTCTCAAATACCCGTTTTAATGTGTTGTCCATTTGTTATGCCTCCTCAATGTAGGTTACCGAGGGAAGATTGATGTCCTCGTTTTCCTTGAAGAAATTTACGATGAGGTTAAGAAGTTCGAGCTCATCGTATCCTCCGTTTATATTCGGAAGATCGAACTGTGTTTCGTCGTATCTGGTGGCCCCATCATCATCACGATAGGAATAGCCTACATTGATGCAACGGTCGAATGTTTCACCTGCCAGATTCATAAGTTCTTCATACTGGTCGCGATCCATGTCGTACTGCAGCCAATCGAAGTCACTGCCGTCTGCGTCGGTTGGAGAAATTTCAAATCGAGATTCAATCCAATTCGGATATTCTGGATTGAACGAGATACTGATGGTTGCACCAACTGCCTTGGCTCGGTCTTCTTCATCGAAGTAATCCTCACCAAGGTATTCCAACGGAACATCGAAGTACAGGATTCGTTCGCTGCTGTATTTATCATCGAAAACATCATCGAACACGATGCCGTTCCACTCGTAGGGGACTTCTTCAACCGGCTTCCCGGGTTTGTACTCATAGTTCTCACTAATTCCGAGTACGACCGCCTCTGGTTCGATCATACGGAACCAACGCTCGGCGAAATCCTTATTCTTGGCAACAACAATTCTTGCCTGACAAACTCCGTTTTTCTCGAAACTTACGTCAAATTCTGTTTTCATGATTCATGCCTCCTTAATAAGCAACTCTGGTGGTGAATTCCGGATTATGGAGCATTTTCGCGGCTACTTTTGTCGCCCAGTCTTCAATCCGCAGATATTTATGACCTTCTGTTGTGATCACATCTGCGGTACCGGTCAAGTAGAGGAGGCCGTCGCTGCCGGTTTCGAAGATGATGATTGCGTCATCTTCAGCTACGAGCTCCTGCAATCCTTCGATAAACGCTGCATACTCGGAGAAGATACCATCCTCGTTTGTCGGGAAAACGCCTCGAATTTGGCCGCAGCAGCCGAATCCATATCGAGTTACGCCGTCTTTATCAAGACTTTCGAACACTTTAATCTCGGCTTTGGTGCTGTACACAGTGGACATAAACGCCTTGAATTTATCCGCATCTTTTACGCGAAAGTAATTTGTGCGGATTGCGCAAGTGTAATTTGCCATGGTTGATTCTCCTTTCAAATCTTCCAGCCGTACACTTCGGCGATTTTATCACCGAGACGCTGAGTGGTACGAGTGATATCTGCTCTGGTTACGGTTCCGCGAAGAACCTTTTCCAGAAAGTTTTCCTTTCGAGTGTCGCTTACGTCCGGCTTGAATACTCGATACAGGTAATGGTTGGTTCCATCATGATGAATAGCTTCGCAGCACAGATCGCCGCGGCCATCGAGATACCACGTTGCGTAGTCGGTATCTGTATACAGGCAATCTTTAATCGAATGTCCGTGGATTTCTTTGTAACCGGACTTACGACCGTCCCAGAGGCCAAGGTCACCGAGCACGATGATTTCCTCGGAAACAGGAATGTCAAGGTTCATGCGCTCATCGTCAAGATGCTCGTTATTCAATTCATACATCAGGTCGATGCGCTTATCTTCATCCAGATCGGGATACTCATCGTCAAAGAAATCCTTCCAATCTTCATAATCGAGATTGTAATTGCTCCAGATTACTTTCTTTTTCATATGTATTCGCTCCTTTTAAGCGTTCGTCCGAACGTTTGTTCGGCAATTTTGGTAAAAAAGAAGAGCTTGCAGGTTATTGCAAGCTCTTACATGTATTCGATATTTACTTGTCTTTGTGCGGAAAATCGGAGAAATCGGTTAGGTTTCCGAATAAACCTGCCCAAAATCCCATCTCGGAAGGGTCTCCGATATTTTCTTTGTAGTATTCGTAGGCTTCATCCGTAATAGGATAGTCAATCATCTTTTCGGTTTCAGGATCATAGAACTTGGTCGTTTTCATTTGTTCTCACCTTTCGATCTGTCGTAAGCGGCTGCAGCCTTCATCATTTCGTCGCGCTCTTCATCGCCCCACGCTCCTGCTTTGAGATGATAGAGCATATCTCGAGCATTGGATGGCCCTCGATGGTCAATCCACCACTTCGCCGAAGTCTTTCCTTGCAGATAATGCTCGATGAAGAAACCCTTTGAGCGATCATCCAGAAAAGAGAAATCAGTAAACTTGCCGCGGATGTCGAAAGCCCATGCAATTTGTTTCTCGGTTCCTTCCAGAGTAGGAAGGCCGTCGGAATTCTCCAAAGCGCGTTCGTGGTCTTCTTTTTTCTTCATTTTTCGTTCACAATCACGGCAAACCGTAATGTTTTTCGCTGCCCATTCTTCAAAGCTGGCGGCTTCTTCACTGTTGCGGCGCTTGACTTTTATCTCAAAATCATTCCCGCAGACCGCACAGTGACATTGTGCTTTGGCCATCAACAACACTTATCACCTCTCTTTGCTTGCCATTATAACATTGTCAAGGTACGATAACAAGGACTTTCGCCCTTGTTAAATGACGGTTTTATCTCAGCAGGAGAACCGAATTCTTGCGTTCGCGCTCGGTTGCGTACCGATTGCAGAACGCGAACATGTCAATTAGCTGACTGCACAACAGCGGGTCATCGCCAATATCATCCATCCAACGGTCGAGAATCGTCATTACTTCTCTTGCGATTTCTGCCTGCTTTGCGGTGTCGGTGCCCTCGGCGATTGCGATTGCATCATCATATTCACCGTTCGGGTCATTTCGGTTCATGTACCGCAGAATAGTTGTCATCGTCATAGTGATTCTTCCTCCTTTTCGTTTTCGATAATGAATCCTTCTTGCGGTTCGAAAAGGAACCGCTCATCGTCGATGGTTGATTTGGGGCCTGCCAAACACCATATCATTCTGGCTGCGGCCTCCGGAGTACCGTTTTCTTTGTAAGCCGCAAAGAATTCATTCTGGATTGCGGTCGATACCAGAATGCGGGTACAGTCGTAGCGGAGTGCGGATACGTTCTTGTATCCCATTGCCTCCGCAAAATGGTCAAACAGTGCGCTTATAGAGAACGTGTGGCACTGTTCCTGTGTGAGTTCATATTTCATTATGTATTGCCTCCTTGCCTTATTTAGGTTGGCTGCGGGCTTTATGGATGAACCCGCGAGAACCTTACACTAATTACTATACAAATCGCCCTGATTTGGGACGTTGTAATTTCTTCCAGTTATGCGATTGTGGAATCGCTGTCGGTGAATTCGGAACGCATTTGTTCCGAAATGTCGTAGATTACCCAGTCAAGCATCTTTTTTGTGACTGGAATTTTATCCAGCTTTTTACGCCGGAACACCGAGTAAACTGTCTCCGCTTTGATGAAAGTTGAATTAGATCCGCAGATATCACGAGGCCCTGCAAAGTAATATTTGTCGGATATGTTTGCAACCGCAGTGCGGTTATATCCGCAAATCTTGCAAATGTCGATGGTTCTGTAGTACACCTCGCCATCAACCAGAGTTGCAAGAACGGTTCCGTATTCGTCATGCTTGAATTGCTTCATCGGCGGATAGATTTTCTTTTGCAATGGCTTGCCGCAAAGTGTCGGAACGATTTCCTCGTCAATCCATCGCTCAAACTCGAAAAGCAGCTCAATTTTGCGGCGATTTATAAGCGAATGGACGTCATACTGTGATAAATACGTCACAGAATCAACCGAGCCATTCGACTTTGGAGCGCGGATTACTTTCTTGAATGGGCATAATTCCGCAACGCTTGCGGGATTTTTATAACCCAGCGCAGAGAGAATCGAAAGTGCTTTGAAATACGGCTTACCACCAATCTTTGTGGCTTCGATTGTTCCGAAGTTTGGGTGGTAAAATGTTTCGATCTTGCTGCTCGTCAGAAGCGGATTATTTTTTGTCCCGGTTTCGGGTACTGGTTGGAGCGTGGTTTCAGTCCGCTGTGGAGCTGCAGGCTGTCCATACTCCTGCGGGCTGTTCTCAAGTTCGTCCCGGGCAAGCTCGATTGCGTGCCCCAGAACATCTAAGATGCGTTTGGTGTCGTTCATTATGTATTCTCCTTTCAGGCTGCGCGGCTGTGTTTGGCACGGTAATTTGTTTCCTCTTTGTAACGCTTCCAGAGTGCCTTTGTGGTGCTCCAGAAATCGCCGATTGCGAACGTTCCGAACACAATCGATCCAAGGAAATTATTTTCCCCGGTTGCAACCGTTGCTACGGTTGCCATGATAGCGAGCACCGCAAACATTGCGGTAGAAAAGTAGTGTTTCATGAGGTTCAGACTCCTTTATTTTCGATTTTGGGTATAAAAAATGCACCCTTTTCGGGTGCTGTGGGCATTTGATTTATTCCGTTTGTTATGATATAATGTTTCCGTCAGATCACCCGTGGATGCAAGGCGTTGACATAATGATCTTGTACATAGGCTTGCGAAAAATCGTCAAGCCTAATACTTAAAGAAACGGAGTGATTGGTCTGAGCAAGTCTACGATTTGCTTCATGGCACTGTTAACCCAGTGTCTGACCGTGGCAGGATTTATACTTGCGATTTTCTGCCGCTGATTTGCGACCGCCTGTTTGCGCAGGCGGTCTTTTTTTCTTGCATCCACGGGTGATCTGACGGAATGGATTTATTCCGGAACATTCATGATCGGAATCCATGTGATAGCCTCATTCATGATAGAGTAGGCTACGCTTGCGACAGGGTCTTCGGTTTCCTTGTCGGTGAAATCGCTGCCGTTTGCAATCCATCTTGCAAGCGTTTCGATTTCATTTGCTCCAAAGGTGGTTTCGTTCACCCAATTAAGCATTTTGCTGTACTGGTCATTATCCATGCAGGTGCAGTAATCATGGGCAATGCACATATTGCGGACGCCGTAGCTGTCCAGAAAGGTTTCGATTTTCATTTCGTTTTGCCTCCGTTTCTATTCCATTTCAGAGCGTTTCCAGATCGTTTTCAATCTGGTTCGCTTCCGTTTCGTTTACATAGACTTCAAGATAGATTCCTTCGAAACAGCCGCTTGCGCTGTAACTGATCGCGGCAGATTTGATTGCGGGGCGGAGTTTGTCCCATTCGTTGCGAGTGAGATAGACGTTACGCCACTTGCGCGGTGTGGTTGCGGTTGTTTTCATTTCGATTTACTCCCTTCCAGCATGTAGCCTGCGCCGTTTTTCCGAGCATAATTGCGGTACATTTCCGCGAGCTGCTCGTACTCGATAGCGGTTTCTTCCGCTTCGAGATCATTGAACGCTCGAGCCTGCCAATGGTATTCGTTGGCATCGTCGAGCAATCCTTCCGCGTAACTGACCGCGAAGATTGCAGCTGCGGTCTGCTGTGATAGACCTCGTTTTACGAGATCGCTGTTGCGTGCCATCCCCATCATATATTCATCGACAGGGAAATAATGAACGTGTTTGAACTCTTTCATTTTGGTTTGCTCCTCTCTTGTATTAGAAATTGTTTCGGTTTGAATTGTGGATGAGGGCTTTATGGATGAACCCTCGAGAACCTTCCAGCAGGAATCATTTTCAAATTACTTACCTTTCGGTTTCTTGTTCTCCGCCCTGCGGTGCAGATTGCAAGACCTGAAAGGCTCGGCCTTTTCTATTGTTGGGCACAGGCTTTTTCCCGTGCTCCGCAATCATAGGCATCACCCCTTTCGTTTTGGTTTTGTTGCCGATCAGATTCTTGCGATTGCTCGGCAACCGATAATCTGACCGGATTCGTTGCGGACTGCGTCGTCCACAATGAAAACGTCGGAACGGTTGCGGCATGCCTGCGCAGTCAGCGCAGACACAAGATAAATTGTTTCTGGCTGCGGGTCGGGCAAACCGGTTACGGCACCGTAGCTGCACTGGTTTACTACGATACCGTTTACTTCGGAAACCCTTTCGCGGGTCTGAGCGGCTCTTGCGATCGTGCCGCTCGGCTCGATGGTTGCGAGGACGGAATTGTCCTCGCGCAGGAAGTTGATTGCGTGCGGTGTCAGGTTGATAATGGTCATGGTAGTTTCTCCTCTCGTTTGCGTTTGTTTTGCATTTGATTTCCGTCGGCTTTCGCCGTGGCTGCGGGGCTTTGGGATGAACCCCGCGAGAACCGTTTATGCTCGTTTTCCCTTTCTTTTGGTGTGGTTTCCGGTCGGTTTTGTTTTCGTTTCCGGCCGGTTTCGGGTTAACTTGCGTTCCAGACGGTTACAATCTGGAGAACCTCATCGTCCAGAATCGTTTCCGTTTCCATTGTGTCGAAGGTCACGGCGAGTTTTACGCTGCGCGGTGCAACGTAGTCCTCGATGTTCCAGAGGTGGCCGTCTTCCGTCTCGATGGTTGTTACACAGTAGTCGCGGTCATTGGTTGGATACGAAACCGAATAGATTTCGCCAGCGATTGTGCGCGTTTCCGGTTTATTTTCAATCGGATTTGCTGCCGGAGCGGCTGCGGTCGAAGTGGTTGCGAGGGCTGCCAAAATCATTGCAATTGTGCTTTTAATCATGTTGAAACTTCCTTTCTTTTGGGCATGAAAAAGCACCCGGATTGGGTGCTTGCGTTTATTGGGTTGTTATGATATGATTGCGATAGAAAGCGAGGTGAAAAAGATGAGCAATAATAATTACTTTCAGAATGCGAGAGATTTAGTAGATGAAATTTACGAAGAATATGATGAATTTATTTCCGAAGCTAAAGCCGAAGAAAACCCCTTGCGTTCTGTAAAAGATCTTAAACGAGATCGTCTTACTTGCTGTATTGTGGAAATTGCAGAACGAATTGCGGGCGATATCGTAGACAAACGTATTGAATCATTGTCTAAAGAATTGTCCAAATAATTTTTAAGCCGATCGAGTTTATTCTCGATCGGCTTTTTTTAGCGTTACGTCGCAGTAGCTTTCGATTGCGTCAGTCACTAACTCTGTCACACTTTTTTTGCCACGAATAGCGGCTTGCGTTTTGAGATAGTCTTTACTCCCTTTGGGTAGACTTAAAGTAATTTTGTCATATTTGCTACGAGGAGTAGCTTTTGCTTTCTCGATTTCAGCAATAAACAGAGCTGCGAGTGCATCGTAGTCCACTATCGTTTGTTCTGACATATAATTTCCTCCTTTGAGCAAGGAAAAGCCCCGGAACATGGTTGTTCCGGGGCTTGTTTACTTTTCGGTTTTCTTGCGGACATCAATATCATACGCCTTCAAGAGGGCATTTGCCACAAGGTTTCCAACACTGGAAAAACCTCTGATAGTCGCTTCTTCGTCAAGCATTTTCTTTGAACCTTTCGGCAGATTCAGTGAAATGCGGTCGTAGTTTTCTTTTTTATACGAAGATGTGCTCATGTTCTCACCGCCTAAATTGTAGTATAGGCGTATTATATCACGCTTGCGGATTATTTTCAAATTGTGCGGGCGGTGATTGATTAGGGCGCACTTTCCCTTGCTTGCGTGGCTACGTTTTTATTGCGGATGAAATTGGTATACTTTCAGATTAAAAGTATACCTTGCCTGCGGGGCGTTTGATTGCGAAACCCGCCTTGCGGATTCCGTCAACCAGAATTGCTACGGTTGCAGGCGTTGCGGCGTTTTCGCCGCAAACCTTCACGGTTGCGTAAGCACGGTTGAACGTATTTATTGCCGCTTGCGTTGCGCGGTGGTTTTCCCCTGCGCAGAAGTCACGCAATACATTTATTGCGTGCCGACGGTTGCGGACAGCACGCTTGCTCGTAGGCATTGCGATCGCTACGAACAATGCCGCAGCTACGTTTTCCGGTAGTTTGCGACCGGTTGCCGCGTGGATTGCGGCAAAATCGTTCTTGCGCGACCATGCCGGAATCTTCGCAGGTGTGCACTTTGCCACCATGCGGATTCCCACCGCATTCTTTACGCCGTAGGCTTTTTCGTACTGAAAAGGCACATAGCCACTGCGTGGCGTACTCATACGGCACCGCGGCAGATCGCTTGCGTAAGTGCGGACTTTCGCGCCGGAACGATTGCGCGTTCCCTGTTCCCAATTCTCCATCATGTTCTTGCACTTCCTTTGCGTTGTTTTCAGTCCATTGGTTGGTTATCCACCCGCACCGCGTGGAGGTTGGACTGTTGCGGGCATGGGCGGTTTGCACCGCCCTATCGGTTACTTCTCGTAAACCTCGTATGCGTTGCCAGTGATACGGACGCGAACGCCCATAAAGAACTGCTTGTACAGAGTGTCAGAGGACGACTTAAGCTGTTTGCCACCGCGCGGAGTGATAACCGCGTCGTGCAGGCGGATCAGATCGCACTTGCACGGCTTTACGCGGATATCTTCCGGCAACAGTGCCGTGTACAGGTCAGCCAGCATTTTCATTGCCTTGGTTGCGCTGATTGCGTCGTTTGCTTCAAAGTCCGGCGTGAGGGTGTCACGGATAACGCCGTCTTTCGTCTTGCTTACGAGTACGGCAGACTTGCCACCGCGCCCCTGAAGACGGACGTGACCCTTGAACAGGTGGTCAAAAAAGCCGTCGGCAAGGGCGTTAAAGCCGACAGAGTCCGCAAGGCTTGCACCGTCGTGAGCGTCGGCGTATGCCTTGTTTGCGTGCTTCCATTGCAATTCGGTGGGCGTCTCAGCGACAACCGCCTTGCCGGTGTCCTTGTCAATCTTGACGGATACACGGTTGTAAGTGTACCCCATTACGAACGCGGTGAGAACGTCGGAACGGTTGCCGGAAGCAACCAGAGCAGACAGAGCAGACTTGCGGTTCTGCTTACTGATATCCTTGCACGATTCATCAATGCTTGCAAACGCCTTTGCGCTTACGGTTGCGGTTGCGGTGTCGCGGTTGTCGTTGTACGCCTTGACAGCGTTCTTAATGTTTTCCATAGTCATAATAAAACCTCCAGTATGTAAAGTCCTTGCGTGAATATGTACTTGCCTTGCGGCATTGGCACCGGGGGGTCAATTGAAGGGGACCCCCCGGGGGTAAACCTGTTATGTACTGCCTGCGCGGTTTTGGATAACCGCAAACCCCGCCACCGCTTGCGCGGTTTTGGTGCGTGTTTTCACGGACACGCTAAACGTAGCTTGCTTGCGGGGGCTAAGCCCGTTCTTGTCTACTCTGCGCGGTGCACCTGTCACGATTGAACCGCATATGCAGAACGCAAGCACTTTCCCGCCCGCAAGCGCGTTGCGCTTGCGGAAAGTCGTGCAATTCCGTTATGCACGACCGGAAAGCGGTATTTCACAGCTGTTCTTCTCAGCTTGTCAAGCATAACGCCCGCCCGCCCTCTATCGAGGGAAAAGCGGTGCACTCGAAACCCGCCCGCCCTCTATCGAGGGAAAGCGGTACAAGCCGAGAAGTCGCTGTTCACTTGTCAAACTTCACGCCGGACGCCGTCCGGACTTCACGCTATAGGGGGCGCGCCCCGTGCCCTATACAGTGGGCACTGTCCCTGTCAAGCTGTAGCACCCGCCCGCATGGGGGACTGTCCCGCCGTATGGGGCGGGCTGTCGGGGTGCTGTCCCTCTTGACAGTACCCATTATAGCGCGGGGTGCTGTCCCTGTCAACACTTTTTTCAAAAAAATATTTCAGCCGTTTTTTTCAAAGATAATGAAAACGCACGCGCGCGTAGTGGTTCGCAAAACAGGCAAAAACAGACGTAAACAGGGTTTTTAAGCACGGAAAAGTTTTTAGAAAAAATCAGAAAAAGCGCGCAAAAAAGATTTTCCCCGTCGTGCCGCGTGACAGCACCGCGCCCCGATTGACAGAGGGACAGCGGACAGAGTACACCAGAAGCGACGTAGTATTGAAAACTATATGGTATAGAGTTATCCACAGGGAAAAGTGGTTATCCACAGGGTTTTCCACAGGGGAGAAAAAGCACAGAAAAGCACAGATGCACAAAAACGCACAGAGCGGACCTGATCCAAAAATCGACTTTTCGAGTATACTATAAAACAGCGTTCCGGAACTTTACAGCGGTGTAAATGCCTCTTTTTCATCAAAGGGGGCGTATTTTACACTTTTCCCGTTCTTTTTCCATTTCCATGCAGGGTAGTTGCCTCATCTCACTCTACACCATATTTTCCCCCTCTTTCCCCGAACTTTCGCTCTCCTTCCCCTCCCTTTCCCCCTCTTCAAACCCCGTTTCCTCAATTTCGTGCGCTGTTCCCGAGTTTTCGCCATCTCTCCTTTCCCGAACACTCGAAAAAGGTGCATTCCTATAATCTGCTGTAACCGTCAGCTCGAGTATAGCCAGCCAGGAAGCTCTACTGGAGCTCTACAGAAGCTCTATGCAAGCTCTACCACAGCTCCTGTCATACAGGTACTACTCAGGTCTATGGTTGTTACGCAAGCCTGCGGCTAACCTATTATCCCTTTATCTCCCGCCAGAAGGAAATACTATTACCGTAGTCCTACACAGCACTACACCCGCTTGTATTCCCATAGCTTGCAGTCTACTAAATAATTGCCCCCGAGCGACCCATCGCATACACCCTCTATAAGCCGCCTATGCACTGCTTCCATCCCCCGTATTTCCACATATTGCCTGCAATACCCCGTATTCGCCTCAGAATGCCATGTACTGGTTTTTTATATTCTCGTGGTATAATTTCCCATCCGTATGTAAAAATCGATTACAGCTCAATTCTGCCGCCAGAACAGAAATGGCTCTTCAACGGCAGCTACATCTCCCCGTCTCTTTCTATTACGTCTGCGTATCCACTCATTAAAAACAGCCGGCCAAAGTTTAATGGTCGGCTTTATCTATTTCTGTATTACTAAGGTCTAAGCCAGCCAGAAGAGCATGCTTCAGCTGGCTATTTTCCCATTGAGCAACATGCACAAAAGAATTCTCAATCTTTATGCATCTTTTTCTTTAACTCTGCGTCCCAAAAACGCCTTTTTTGTATAGTAGTTAATAGAAGCAAAAAAATCCAATCACCCCGCAAAGGAGGCGTCCAGATGGCAAAGCGACCTGCTATTCACACGACATAGAAGTACCCAAAGTTCCGCAGCTACGATGGCCGCAGCGGATTTGATTTCATCCCTATCCCTGTAGTCCCTAATCTCAAGTCGATCTCTCCGACTGGAAAAATCCTGTACTCTCTCATGCTCTACAGAATGCAGTTGTCAAAAAGCCGCCCAGAATGGATTGACGAGGATGGCGAGCCATTCATCTATTACTCTCTCAAAGATGTCATGAACGATATCTCTTGTGGAGAGAAGAAAGCACTGCAGCTGTTTAAGGAACTTGAAGAAGCACACCTGATTCGCCGACATAGCCAATGTCAGTTCTCTACCCCGCGCATTTATATACCGACCAATCGTTCAGACGAAGCGTGACGCTCAGTTTGCTTGATTCCAATTCCCTCTTTCCTCTGGCTGGCATTTTCAAAATCTGCCCAGCTCAGCCTATGTATTTATGATTAAGTATTTTGATTATGTATTTATGATTAGAGTATTTATGATTAGGGGTTTGATTTGGAAGGACGCGAGTTCGATTTGGAAGGACGGGAAGCAACATGGGTAAATCCCAGCCAGAAAAAACGCAGTTGGCCGAGCTGACCCTGCGTGACATAGCCAACGCCGGGGCTGATTTACATGAGTACGCCGCCGTTGTTCCCTTCACACTGGAGGGCAATGGACAGCGGGCTTATATTCCGACCTCGGTGCTGCGGTACTACAACCCCAAGGTGAAACTTGAGCCAAAGGATATCCGTTATCTCGACCCGGACTTCTTCGAAGCACGCATTAGAGATATCGGAGCCAATCCAGTCGCGAAGCCTTATCAGCGAGATGTTTCAACAGCCACTCCGGCCTATGGCTCTTTCGTCTGGTTGCGCGTCCCGCTCGAAGGCGGGAGCTATTATGACGTCACACCAACTGAGGCGCAAAAGCTGATGATGCTCCTGACTACTACGGATAAGCACCTGATGATTGCGGCTGATGTGTATCCGCCGGATATCGTGAACTATTTGTCAAAGGTGTTCCAACTGACCGCGCCAGTTGTTCAAGGGATGCTGAGGACGTTCCGAGAGAGAGACTTCATCTGGCAGAATGACCGCGGCGAGTGGTTGTTCAACCAAGACCTGTTTCGCAGGGGTGAGATTACACGACGCGAGTCTACGAAAGCGGAGCAGAGCGGTTTCAGGTATGTGAGGATGTATTTCTCCTCTATCGCACAGATGTATAGGACTGAGTCCATGAATCTGGGGCTGAAATACCTGCTTCCGATGCTTCCTTATCTGCATAAGGACTTCAACGTGTTTTGTCTGAACCCCTTTCAGGATGATCCGTTTCTGGTAGCTCCTCTTACCGCCGCCCGGCTTTGCGCTGCTGGCGGCTATGAGCGAAGCGGCTACGGAGAGTTGACCAGCCTCTATTACAACCAAGTCATCCGAACCAGCAAAGGAACGGAGACGATTATGACCCGGCTGAAAGAACCGTTCCACGGTTTGCCGGTTGGAAGCATTATGTTAAACCCCCGCGTATTTTACACCGGCAACAAAGCGATAGCCGCCGAGCTTGAACCTCTGTTTCTGGTGCGGAAGCGTGGCAAGTATAAAAAACGACGCAAGAAAACAGAAAACTAATTTTCAAGGAAGTGCAAATATTATGAACGCAAACACCAACTATGTAACCAAGGAATTCATCTTTAACGACCAGCAGGTACGCACGGTTGTCCGTGACGGCGAGCCGTGGTTTGTAGGCAAGGATGTAGCAGACATTCTTAAGTATACAAACACGGCAAAGGCAATCAGAGATCATGTTGATGCCGAAGATAAGCTGACAGAACGTTTCGTTCTGGCAGGTCAGAACCGTAATGTGATTGTCATCAACGAGTCTGGTCTTTACAGCCTCATCGTTGCAAGCAAGCTGCCGACCGCTAAGGATTTCAAGCGTTGGGTGACTTCCGAGGTTCTGCCCACTATCCGCAAGCACGGCGCTTATATGGATATGGATGTCATTGAGAAGACGCTGACTAACCCAGACTTTATCATCCAGCTGGCTACCACGCTGAAAGAAGAGAAGCAGCGCCGAATGGAAGCCGAAGCTAAGATCGCCGCCGATGAGCACAAAGTTGATTTCTATAACGCGGTCGGCAGCACTTCCGCCACTCTGACCGTTGAGCGTTTCGCCAAGCTGGTAACTGAGAAACTCGGCATCCAGACTGGCCGCAACCGCATGTTCCAGTGGCTCCGCAAGAATGGATATCTGCAGGCTAACAACATGCCGTATCAGCGTTATATCAATAACGGCTGGTTCAAGACCTACGAGGTCGTAAAGGCCGGTCATGCCTTTACCGTTCCTTCCATTACTGGCAAGGGTCAACAGAAGCTGTTCGAGAAGTTCGCGGCTGAGGCTTAAAAGTAAGGAGAGCGAGGCGGCCGCTTTTGCCGCCAGAAAACCAATAAAAGGAGAAAACCACATGAAGAAAAACCACTGCATCCACGATGACTGCGAGTATTGCTCGCGCTACAACTCCTGCAACCTGACAGCAGATGATGTCTGCGGGTACGCAGTTGTATAGGTAGATCTTGAGCCAAGTGAATATTGGCTCGAAATGAGTTACTACCAAGCGGGCGACCCTGACGCGCACTTGTCTATGCGTGATCGTCTCCGCGCCGAGTACAGTGGCGAGGTGGCTGAATGACGAATGCCGTATACATTCCAAGTGTGGACGGCAAGGATGTCTACCTCGCAAACCACTATGACCGCCCAACCGAGATCGGATACAACATCCGGTCTTCGGACGGCGGGTTCAATCTGAAGCGATTCAGAAACACGCTGGATTACTCGCTCGACCTGCTCAAGCTGAGAGACGTCTATGAGCGGGTATACCGCCGCAGGAATTTCTCTTTTGAGCTGGGCGGTAAGGAATACACCCACCGTGTTATCAACGTGACGGCGCATTACGCCGTCAAGGCATACAACCGTATCCGCAAGACGCTGTACATCAAAAACGGCTGGCGATACGATGAGATCGCCGAGAACATGGATGACTGTGCGTATGTTGTCGACGGCGAGCTGATTGCCATCCAGTGCGACACGAATGTCCAGAACCCCCTACCCCCTTCCGTACTCGGCAAGTATTTCTATCTGGAAGACGGCCAGTACAAAGCAAAGATTAACATTGCCACCGAGGTTAGTGTTGCTGAAATCCGCGAGGAGCTTTACGGAAAGGGCTTCTATTGTGACGGCATCCATTATGTTCGTTACAAGCGGTCGGCTGGTTCCTCTCGTGTCGGCAAATGTTTGTACATCGACGAACGCCTCTACCCTGCTATGCACAAGTGGGAGATGTGCGGCATTAAAGTGCAACCGGGACAGGCGATTGATCTCGCTGCTCTGGAAAGCTATATCGCGCTGACGGCAAGTTCTATTGTGGACACGCTGGAGGTTCGGCCGGAGAACTTTCTGGTAATCGATGATTTTGAGAGTACGTTTACGGATGACGTTATCGCGACCAGAGTGCGTGAAGACGGTCATCTGGTGTCTGGCCCCGAACACGTTGAGATCACGAACAGCATCTGGGACGGTCAGTCTTTGATGGACAAGTCTCTGTTTGGCCCCAAGTACGAGCAGTACGGCATGCTGCTGCTCCGGAACCGATTTTTCAAGTCCTGTTGCTTCAACGCAAACATTCAGCAGTTCCTTGCTGACCACGGGATTACGAAAATCGAGCAACTGAACGGATTCACATTGGCGAAGTCTATCGAGGACATCAAGCTGATCACTACGCCGTCAAGTATTAAGTATTTGAAGTTTGGCCGGCTGCGCGAGTGGCTGAAACGTACTGACCCTATGTTCGGCGTGGTAAAGCATGAGAAAAAGACGCACTTCTTCGATGGGCGAATGGTGTCTACCCATTATCAGCTACTGAATACTCTGCAGATGTCGCAGGAAGAGGTGGATGAGTTCCTCGAACCGTCCATCGAGTACATGCGACAGCTGAAGAACAATCCGGCGGTTATGCGCTATCATCTGAAACAGCAGTCGGCGGCCAGTGAGATGAAGTCTCCACTGCTGACCAGAAACGACATTATCTTCCGTCTGTTGGGTATCAACGACAGATTCGCACAGACGCAGATGTATGCCGAGTTCCGAGACGGGCTGATTCGTTCGTATCAGAACAACATCCGTCGCGGCCATGTTTTGGTCAACGGTAATTATTCAACTCTGGTCGGCAATCCACTGGAAATGCTGAAAGCGTCTATCGGGCAGTTCGATGGCGAGTCGTCTATCCCGGTCGGCCATGTGATGTCACTGCGGTTTGATGACGGTCAGCGCCTGTTGGGGTCACGCAGTCCGCATGTGTGTCAGGGTAATATCTTGCTGGCGGACAACCTGTATGTGCCTGAAGTGCGCCGATATATGAACTTAACAGAAGAAATCGTATGCTTGAATTCTATCGGCGAAAATATTTTACAAAGATTGTCAGGCGCTGATTTTGACTCGGACACATGTATGTTGACTGACGATCCAATGCTGATTAAAGCGGCTGAGAAGAATTACTCCCTATTCAAAGTTCCGACTTCGTTGGTTGAGTCTAAAAAAACCAAGCGTGCTTATACCAGTGCCCAGCAGACAGACCTCGACATCAAAACTAGCGAAAATATGATCGGCGAGATTATCAACCTTTCTCAGGAGCTTAACAGTCTGCTTTGGGATAAGCTCAACAGCGGCGCGGCTTTTGAGGATGTGGCTGAGATTTACTATGATACGTCTATGCTAGATGTCATGAGCGGCCTGGAGATTGATAAAGCAAAAAAAGAATTTGTGGTAAACAACCGCGACGAGTACAAGCGCCTGAAAGCTAAGTACGAACGCCGCGACGACAAGGGTCGCGCGATTAAACCGAACTTCTTCGGGACGTTGGCTCGCCGCAAAGGATACTATGATAGCGAAAAGAAAGCCTACCTGTTTCACAAGACCACGATGGACTACGTTCAGCACACAATCAACCGCTGCCGGTTCTGGCGAGGCTCGTATAAGGCCAATAAGCCATTCAGTTATGTAATTGACCCGGTGATGGTTGGTACGGCCGGAGCGCGGTATGAGCTGGCACGGAAGTTCATCGAAGCTGTCCGAGATGCTCGTAGGCAGATAGCTTCCATTTATGGAGCTCTGGCATCTCCTGTTAAAGATGGAGATAACCATGATGCCAATGAACGTTACGAAGCATACTGGGATGAAATTAAGGAAATTAAGCGAGATTTGATTGAGTATATTGGAAAATACAAATGCAATACGGCTACTATGTATGTTATCTTGCGTGACATGGAGAAAGAAGAAAATTCAGACGTGAGTAAGCTGCTCTTCGATTCTTTGTTCGGGACGGCGAACTCTTCGTTCTACGAGATGCTCGAGACGAGCCGTGAGCCAATTCAGATCGCGACCGAGTGCCTGACAGGTAGTGTAAAGCTGTACGGTTATACATTCGAGGCGTATGAGGCAAAACGCCGTGTGTTTGAAGAGCTCTACGAAGTAGAAAAAGAAGAACGTCGCAAAGAACGAAATCGACCTCACACTATGCAGGAAATTGCGAAGATCCTCCGAGCGAACATTGAGAAAAAGCAGAAAATGACAAGTTGACATAAAAAATCGAGAGAAGTATGACACATAAAAATGGGGCGATATTCCGAAATTTCGGGAATCGCCCCATTTTTTATTTTTCTCCAAAGTGGTATAGAAAGCGATTTTTCGTCATTCTAACCTATCAAAAATTAAGGAGACATAACGATTTGATCCGAATTTCCAAGGCTGAAAGAGCCACCATCTACAAACTTTATCCAGAGCTTCGTGTTCCGCGTACCGCCACCGGTAAGTATTGGCTGTGCGAAGAAGAGAAGTACCTCCGCGTTATTCCACATAACAAGGACGCCGCTGCACTGCTTGACGTTATCGACCGTCGCCGCGCACGACTGGCTGCCCTTGCCGAGGAGGCTAATGCGTGAAGACTGACTGGCTCAGAAAAGAAGATGAGAGCGAGTACGCCTACATTTACCGTATCGGTAACATCAAAGAACAGATTGGCTCTTGGCAGGACGTAGCTGACCTGCTGAACTATCAGCTTGGCTACCAGTACACCGAGAGCAAGTATCGCAAGGACTATGCGGCATTCTGCAAACTCTTTGAAGCCAACCGCGATAAGCTGACCGATAACAGTGCTCAGCTTCACGAGATTGAACAGCGCGAGCTTGAGCTCCGCAAGGAACAGCGCAAGTTCTACGACCAGCGTCAGGCACTGACCCGCGTAGTCAACGCAAAGGCACGCGAAGAAAGCCTGCACGAGTGTATTATCCGCTCAGCTGAGCAGCTCAATATGAGCAAACCACTGGTTCCGCTGTCTCGAGCGGGAGAAGTCCATCGCCTCGGGACGGAAGCCCTGCTTGTCCTGACCGACTGGCACTATGGCATGGTATGCGACAACCCGTTCAATAGCTATAAACCAGAGGTATGCGCTCAGCGTGTCCGCCGCCTGATTGATGAGACGGTAGAACGTCTGCTGATGCATCAGGTCACCGACCTGCACATTCATCTGCTGGGCGATTTTGCTCATGGAGCAATTCATCCTACGGTGCGACTGGAATCAGTCGAGAACACCTGCGACCAGCTGATGCGCGTCTCAGAAATTCTTGCCGAGGCAGTTCATGAGATCTCTGCGGCTGTAGACCGTGTAGATGTGTTTTCTACTTACGGCAATCATATGCGAACCGTCCAGAACAAGAAAGAAAGCATCCACGCCGATAACATGGAGAAAATCATCCCTTGGTGGCTGGCAACACGTCTCAAGGATGACGATACCATCAACGTCTGCCCGATGTGCGAGGAGTTCATCACAGACTTCATCGGCGGCAAGACCGTTGTTTCTACACACGGCGATCTGGACACGGTTCGAGACTTTGGCGTGACGGCGAATATGTTGCTGTCGCGCGACCTTGGCACTCCGGTGGATATTGCCATCATGGGTGACAAGCACCATGCAGAATCGCTTGACCGATTCGGTGTGGACAGCATGATCGCGCCGGCTCTTTGCGGTTCGGACAATCATGCGCACGGCAAGCGACTTTATGCTAAGCCGAGCCAGCTCCTGATGACTTTCGAGCAGGACTATGGCCGCGATGCCGTGTATTATCTCAAACTGGAGGAAAATTAAAGCATGGCAAGAGCCAAGAAGAAAGAAGATAAGAACACGCTGTATTACGCTGCGCTGTACTCGAAGCACTCAGAACTGTATGAGATGGCTTACGAAGACAGCAAGAAGGTTGTAAACAGTGTGTTGGACAGCATTAAGCAGCTTCTCAAGGAATGCGAGGTGCTCTCGCTGCCGGACTTCGGCAAGTTTGAAAACCATGAGCGTAAATCTTACCAGATGGTAGACAACTTCCCGGGTTCTGATGGCAAGAAGCGCATTGTGCCGACTAAGCACACGGTACGATTCACTGCTTTTCCGAAGCTGAACGAAGCCTCCGACCAGTTCTACGCTACGATGCAGGAGGCGGAAGGTGGTGAGGGTTAATGGCATTAGTGCCTAAGATTCCCACCATCCCTAAAAAAGAAGATAAGCTCACACCCGCAGTAAAGCCGCACCAGAATAAGAGATGCGTCTGCTGCGGGACGGAATATTCCCGTGCGACCGATTTTTACAACGCACCGAACACAATATTGTATCGCAACAACAGCGGCCGACTTCCTGTCTGCCGCGGCTGTATTGATGCGCTGTTCGACCGCTATCAGGAAATGTTCGATGCAGACACGGCGATTCGGCGTATCTGCATGAAGTTTGATCTATACTACTCCCCCACTCTGGTTGAAGCATCCAAAGAGATGGGAGCACATAAGAGCCGTATGTCGGCTTATATTGCAAAGCTGAACCTCAACGCTTATGACAGCAAGACTTACGATTCGACGATTCGTGAGGAACAGGACTTGGCTTTGCAGACCTATGAAGATACCGAAACCCCTACTCAGCAGACAGATTTCCAAGTAACCAAGGAACTGATGAATGAGTGGGGGCTTAACTTTACCGCCACCGAGTATGAATTCTTGCAGAATGAGTATGAGGACTGGCTAGCGAAGTGTGTCGTTAAAGGCAAGTCACAGCAATCTCTGGTTCGCGAGCTCTGTATCATCAAGCTGCAGCAGAACAAGATGCTGTTGGACGGCAAGGTGGACGTCTATCAGAAATTGACCGACACCTATCAGAAGACACTCGACCGTGCTGCTCTGACGCCGAAAATCGTTGAAGCTAAGGATCGAGAGTCGGAAATCCCGCTCGGAAAGATGATTAAGCGATTCGAGGATCACGACCCGATTCCGGAACCGCTTCCAGAGTGGAAGGATGTGGACGGTATCATCCGTCTCATCAGCATTTACTTCCTCGGCCATTTGTGCCATATGCTTGGCATTAAGAACCGACACGCCAAGATGTACGAGGACGAAATGAACAAATATCGCGTCGATGACCCTGATTTGGAGGATCTCGATGATGAGGACGTCTTTGACGCCATTATGAATCGCGCTATGGAGGGTGTTGACCTTCTGGCAGAAAAGGAAGCCGGAGAAGAGAACGGCGGTGATGCCTGATGGATGCCACCAAAGCTGAAAAAATTGAACGAGGTATGTGCAAGTGGGTTAGTTTCTATCGAGCTAATCCACATCGTTTTGCTCAGGATTATCTCGGCATGAAATGGCTGGCGATGTTCCAGTGCATTCTACTGGACTTAATCTGTCTGAACACCTATGTGATGATTATCGCTTCTCGCGGCATGGGTAAGTCCATGATCGTGGCGGCGGCTATTTGTGTTCGATGCATTTTGTATCCCGGTCTGGAAGTCACTGTCGCAGCCGGCGTCCGAAGTCAGTCAACGAACCTATTGAACAAGATAGTCGAAAAGTTCATGCCTGACTCGCCCAATCTAACGAACGAGATTGAAGATTACAAGGTGACGCCTAGCGAGGCGTATATCAAATTCAAAAATGGCTCCGTGGTCAAAGTTGTAACAGCACGTGATTCTTCACGTTCTGCGCGTACAAACTGGATGATTGCGGACGAATTCGTGCAGATTCCGAAGGATATTATTGATAAGGTGCTCAGAAAGTTCAAAGCTGGCGAGCGTACCCCGGGCTTTTACAGTTTCCCGAAATACAAGAACTATCCAAAGGAACGTAACACGGAGACCTATATCAGCTCGGCATACTTCAAATGGCATTACAGCTGGGCGAAATTTAAGGCTTATTTTAAGTCGATGATCAAGAGCGAGCCGTATATCGTGTGCGGTTTCCCTTATCAGTTGCCTGTTTCTGCAGGATATTATCCGATGGAACAGATTCGAGAAGAGATGCAGGAAGATGATTTCAACGAAATCTCATGGAGCATAAACATCTCTGTGCTCCTTAAACTTGTTGAACTCAAGCAAAAGAGGTGTGCTGTCGGCGCAGAGTAACCGCAGGAAATGGCGGCGAACGACAGTGCTAACCGGGAAACCCTAAACCGAAAGGCATGGCAATCCGGTGCTAAAAAATCTTTATCAAGTAGGTGCTTAAATGTACAGCATATACAAATACACAAATATTTTCACTGGGCAGATGTATATCGGCCAAACCAGTCAAACTCTTGAACAGCGTGCCCAGAGCAATGGCCGGAATTATGCAAGCTGCCCCAGATTTTATGAGGCCATTAAAGAATATGGTTGGGATAATTTCAAAGGCGAGATTCTGGAAACCGTAGAGACCAAGCAAAAAGCTAATGACAGAGAGCAATTCTATATATCTAAATTCAAGACTAATTATCCTGAGTTTGGGTACAACATCGAAATAGGTGGTTCGTGTGGTCCCAGTTCTGAACATAGCCAGTCCTTGATCTCCGAACTAGCTAAAGCTCGATACAAGGATGAAACGAAAAATCCTATGTATGGTCGAAAACACTCCGTCGAAACACTCAAAAAAATGAGTGAGATTAAGAAGGGCGAGAAGAATCCTATGTATGGGAAACATTGGAATGAAAATCAGAGAGCTAAATGTGGAAAGCATGGTTGGTGTTATGAGATGACCCCTGAACGTAGAGCTCATTTTGCTGATTTAGCTCGAGAGCGTTTTTCTAAACCGGTACTCTGCATTGAAACTGGAGAAAATTTTGATTGTGCTACTAAAGCCGCCGAGGCTTATTCTGTAACGGTTTCTACTATGTGTAATTGCATAAACGGTCGGCAACATACCTGTCGAGGAAAACATTTTGTGTACATTGATAAAGAGGAGAAGTCCAACGACTAATTGTACAGTGGAGATTAGCACCACTGGAAGCGGCAAGCAGCGAAAGCTGATGATATAGTCTAAGCCCTTGTAAATACCACGAAAGTGGGGGTATGTGCAAAAATCTAGGAGATGGAGTCACTATTTTACGGTGAGTCTGAACGTGCATTCTTCTCTTTTACAGACCTGAACTCTGTACGGCGCATCACGCGCCCAATCTATCCGCGGCCTATGTATGCGGCACTTGGCGATCCCAAGCTGAAGTACCCAAGCAAGGAACCGGGGGAAATTCGCCTGCTGAGCTGCGATATCGCAACCTCCGGCGGCGCGAAGAACGACGCAACAGCGATCACCCTGTTGCAGCTCCTGCCTAACAACTCCGGACAGTATATCCGTAATGAGTGTTACATGGAGACCATTGATGGTGGTCATGGTCAAGATCAAGCAATCCGCATCCGTCAGCTTTATGACGATTTGGATGTGGATTATGTCGTAGTTGATACCAATGGTGTAGGCATCTCAATTTTCGACCAGCTTGTTCAAGACCTTTATGACGAGACCCGAGGAGTAGAATACAAAGCGTGGTCGTGCATTAACGATGAGAATATGGCTGCCCGCAGCCGTAATCCGAATGCGCCGCGTGTTGTGTACTCCATTAAAGCGAGTGCTAGTAAGAACTCTGAGATGGCAGTTTCCCTTCGAGACTGCATCAAGCGAGGCAAACTACGTCTGCTCATCAACGAAATTGATGGCGTTGAGCTGCTCGAAAAGAGCAAAGCTTACCGCAAGCTGTCCGTCGAGGAGCAGGTTGCATACCAGCATCCGTACTACCAGACTACCGCCTTTGTAAACGAGACGATCAACCTCGAATACGAGATGGCCGGTCAGAACATCAGGGTGTACGAAGTATCCGGTATGCGTAAAGACCGTTACTCGAGTCTGGCTTATGCCAACTACATCGCATCCGAACTAGAGCGCGACCTGCGCCGACGGTCAACGGATGAATTCAAATACGCGCCACGGTGCGTTTCGACCGTGGAATTTTAACTTGGAGGTGACATCATGGCTGAAAATCCAAAGCCGCTGATTGATGAGGCGGAAGATGGTGCAACTATCGTCACCTCATTTGCAGACCGCGAGACTGCGGAGCGATACAAGCACGCTGTTGCGACATATGACCCGCAAAACCGCATGTACAGCGCATATCTCAACGATGGCGCTTCAGCAAGTACGCTGACTACCAGTACGATTTCCTCTCTGGGCGAAGGAGCGCAATCCAACCTGTCCAGCGTCCAGAGCATCAATGCTATTATCCGCAAGTACATCAACATTGATGACATTGTTGGTATGGTCGTACAGTCCATCCAAAACAACATCAACACGGATATCCGGCTGTCGTACCGCAACTTCAACGGTGCCCGCAACAAGACCAAAACGTTGGAGAAGGCACAGGCTATCCTGAATGATTTCAACTCTCAGGTGCGAGTCGAGCAGTTTATCCGAGAAGCGATTATCACGGCATACATCGAGGGCAACTTCGCAGCTGTGCTTCGCAATAATACGGAGAACTGGCAGATTGATTGGCTCCCGCTGGATATTATCGAGAACTCCGGTTATGAGAGCAATGGCAATCCGGTTCTTCTGGTGGGCATCGAAAACCTGAAGTCTGCACTGCAGAAGACCATGCTCAAGAACAAGCAGCGCAAGCCTCTGTTCTTCAACGACACGCAGGAAGAGGTTGAAGCAACCTTCCCGAAAGAGGTCGGTGAAGCGATGAAGGCTAAGGAGACCTATGCTATTCTTGACAACAACTACACTTACATGGTTCGCGTCAACAATTTTGGTAAGAAATATGGTGTCTCCCCTATCTTCCGTGCAATGTCTTCTGTTTTGATGTTGGAGACTTACCGCAACGCAGATGAGACTACGGCGAAAAGCAAGGCTAAAAAAATCATCCATCAGGTGATGAATGAGAAATGTCTTGGTCCCAGTGCTGACCGCCGTTGCTTTGAAGAACAGGCATACAACCATGACAATCTGATGCAAGCGTGGAAAGCCAGTACGGTTGTTGTTACCACTGGCCCATCCGTTAAGGAAATCAAATATGTTGAGCCGGAGGTAAACGAAACCTCTGCGGAAACGGTAAACCTGTACCGCAACAAAGTTCTTTCGTCTCTGGGCGTTGCCTTTCTGGCGGCAGATAAGTCCCAGACGGCTTCCACTGCCAACATCAACCTGTCTCAGTTGCTCAAGTGCATCAACTCTATCTCTGAGCAGGTAGAGCGTATGCTGGAACATTTCTACCGTCAGGTTCTGTCGCTCAACGGCATTGGTGCCGAGTATATCCCGAGTGTAAAGATTATCGATTCTGAACTGCTCGACATGGATATGCGTATGGAGCTTAGTAAGCTGCTGTACAGCACGTTTGCTGTCAGCCGTGAGACCGCCCTCGGCATGGTCGGCATCGACCTTGAGGATGAACGGGTTAAGCGCGAAAAGGAAGAGGCTGACGGTCTCAGCGATATCTTCCTTCCGTATGCTACCTCGTATAATTCTGATGGCAACGCTGACGGCGAGAGCGAACCCGGCCGACCGGCTGATTCCAATGACCCGGACAAACAGGGATACGACGAAACCTACAACGATACACGGGAGTAAGCAATGGAAAAAAAGCTGAAACTGGTTTGCCCGTATTGCAAGCGGGACTACTTTCTATTATGCAAATCAGGCATCTGCAAACCAGCGGATGCCTTTTTTGAAGAAGAAAACGCTGAACTGATCGCACAAAAGCTGAAAGAGCGCGGTCTGGAGTTTGGCGTGACGAAGGAGGTGAACGAGACCGATGAATAAAGAAAAGACATTTCTGACCAGTAGCACGATTGAACTGAGCGAGGACGAAGAGAATTCTCAGTTTCTTACGCTTGTCAACCGCATCTGCTACTACGATGAGCCAAATCTGAACTCGGTTCTGCTTCCCTCCGATACCGCTGAAGAGTGCGCTCAGTCTCTGATTGACATGCCGGTATATGCAAAATGCCGCACGAACGCAGACGGTGAGCCGACATTCGGCAGTCACGAAGTTGCACTGGATGCAGATGGAGAGCTGTTTTTCGACACGACTCCGATTGGCGTTCATACAGCCGTTGAAATCAAGGATGACACGGTGGACGTAAACGGAAAGCTGGAGACACTCCCCTGCCTTTTTGCAACTCAAAAGATCTGGAAGCGCAATAAAAACGCTGTAGCGGCTATAAAACGGCTATTTGCCGAGGGTAAACTCCACAATTCGTGGGAGATTGCCAGCTATGAATACAGCTTTGCAGATGGCGTAAAGACCATCACCGGCTATGAATTTGAGGGCAATACCTTCCTCGGCTATGAATTTGCCGACCCTGCTTATGGCAAGGACGCGAAGGTTGTTTCTTTGTCACAGACCGATGAGCTGATGGTTGCTGAAGCGTTGAGCCGCGACCTGATCGACCAAAAATCGAGTAAGGAGGACGAAACTTTGAAGAAGAATAAGACTTCTGCACAGGTTGAGCCGCAGGTTGACCCTCAGGTTGACCCGCAGGCAACCGAGCCTGCTGTTGAGCCTGCACAGGCAGCTCCTGTTGAGCCGGCCGTTGAGCCGGCACAGGCTGAGCCGCAGAATATCGAGCCCGCTCAGGCTGAGCCTGCCGAACCGCAGCCCGCAGAACCGGAAACCGCTTCTGAGCCACAGCCAGAAGAGCCTGCAGAACCGCAGCCGGAAGAGCCGCAGGGCGAGCCGGTAGTTGCTTCCCTGACTGACTGGGATATCCAGCGAAAGGTAGATCAGGGCGCACGCGACCTGATTGACGGTTGGTACTGGGTGGCTTATCTGTTCCCGGAGGAGCACAAGGCACTTCTGCGCGTAGAAGGCAGCGACGAGCTGTCCTATATGCAGGTATCTTACGTTGTGAACGACGACGATACCGTTACCGTATCTGACCCGGTTGACGTAAAGTTGTCTGTTTCCGTATCGGAAATCAACAGCAAGGTCGCTGAACTGACGGATACGATTGCTTCTCTTAACCAGAAGGTGAATGACCTGACGGCTGAGGTTGAGACGCTGACCCCGTACCGTGAAGCTGCTCAGAAGGCAGAGCACGATGCGGCTGAGGCAAAGCTCCGCGCTTATGCAGAGAATTCCAAGCAGTTCACCGAAGAGGAGCTGCAGAGCGAGGAAATGATGAAGATTTTCAGCGAACTGGATGAGTCCGCGCTGAAGATGATGATTGCTGACCGTGTGGTTTCCGCACAGGCACAGCAGATTCAGGCAACTGTATCTGCGCCGCAGGTTCAGCTGTCCAATACTTCCAACCTGACGGTCAATGAACCGTCCGCAGACGGCGTATCTCTGATGCGTGCGTTCCTGCGCCACTAAAAAATTTTAAGAAAAGGAGAAATTGACATGATTCGAGAGCTTGAAACTGTACAGAACAAGCCCGTTGAGCTGCTTCTGACTTCCGCAGTTGTTAAGAAGGGCGCGCCGGTAGACGTTGACTCTGAGGACCAGACCGTAAAGGCAACCGCAGAAGGTCTTGGCACCAAGCTGTGCGACGTAAACGCAAAGTACGAGGGCATCTACTCTATCGTTGAGCCGACCGACGGCGAGTTCGAGGAGGCTGCAGCTGGCGAGCGCGTTCGCGTTATCCAGACCCTGCCGGGTGAGATGTATGCTACTTCCGAATTGGACACCGAGACCCTGCAGGCTGGCGACAAGCTGCAGGCTAAGGACGGCAAGTTTGTAAAGGCAACTGCTGGCCAGTACGCTTACGAGTACCGCGGCATCTACTCTGATCCGACCGGTATCAAGATGGGCAAGATCGTGCGTGTAGAGGTTTCTACCGTAGCTTAAGCCCTGTAAACCAACTACATTTGAGGAGTCTTGTACTCCTCTTTTCTATTTTTCGAAGAAAGGAAGATACACATGAACACTGAAATCAGTGCAATTATGGATCAGTCTGGCCGTGTTCTGGACTGGGCTAATGCTGTAAAGTATTCCCCGGCTGAGCTGTCCGCTGAGGACAAGGAAATCTCCGCAGTTACCGACGCTTGGGTAAAGGAGCTGGGCAAGACCGGCTATGACAAGGATCACGAGCTGTCCGCTCTGATTACCAAGACCTTCACTCCAGAGACCGTTTCTGCTCCGTCCGAGCTGATCGATATGCTGTTCGACACCGATTCTATCGGCGAGTTTGATGATTACCGTGTAACCGTTGACCCGAAGAACACCATCGAGGTATATGACGCAATCACCGGCGGCAACGTACCGCGTTCTTTCATTGACCACAAGGTCCTGAAGCCGACTTTCTGCTCTCTGCAGGCTGAGACCTCTCTGAAGCTGGAGGACATCCGTCGCGGCGGCTACAAGTCTGTTGCAAACATGATCACCAACATCAACGAGGCTTTCGAGCTGGCTCGCGTTACCCGCATTCTGGACATCCTCGACAAGGCTCTGGCTGGCGGCGAGAACGTATTCACCGAGACCGGCGCTACCCCGACTGAGGAGATCTGCCGTAAGCTGGCTACCTATCTGATGGACGTAACCAACGGCGAGACCCCGGCTATCTTCGGCCAGAACAAGTACATCGTTGGCATGACTGGTCTGCAGTCCGCTCAGTACGGCTTCTCTGATGCTGTAAAGAACCAGTACAACAAGGTTGGCAAGCTGGATATGTATGCTGGCTGCCGTCTGTTCGGCCTGTCCGGTGTTAAGAAGCTGGCTAACGGCGACTTCATCATTCCTGACAAGCGTCTGTTCGCAGCTGCTGGCAAGATTGGTAAGGTTATCACCCGCGGCGAGACCCGCACCTATCAGGAGACTGACATCAACAACGAGCAGATCCACATCAAGGTCGGCGGTTACTCTTTCGGTACTGTTGTTACCGATATTTCCAAGGCTGCAAAGGTAGTTTACAATCAGTAATCTGCCCTCGCATAGGGCGGGCAACAGCCCGCCCAAAAAATAAATTTTCAAGGAGACAATATCTTGACTTATAAAGCAGATACCCCAGTAAAGGTATATAACCACAGCGTCAGCCCAATCAACCTGCCCGGTCAGTTCCGTGCATATTACCTTGAGGGCACGCGCGGTGTTCCGACCGTTGTAACGATGCCGTTTTCGGATGTAGAGTACATCAACTCTCGTTCGCCGGTGTTCCGCAACGGCACAGTACAGTTCAGTGAGGCAGAGCGCGAGGATGTTTATCGTGCGCTGTATCTCGATAACTGGCGTGATACCGTTCTGTTCGATGAGGAAATCGACCGCATTATTCGTGAAAACGATATGGACGCGGCTGAGAAGTTTCTCAAGCTAACTACGGTTGCTGAGATTCATCGTGTTCGCGGCCACATGGTTGCTCTGGCAAACGACGACAATCTGGATATCTCCAAGCGCATGATCGACCTGATCGACCAGCGCTACGATGAGATTAACCACGGCGTTCGCAACACCAAGATCAACCTCGGTAAGACCAAGGAACGCGCAATGCAGGACGAAGACCCGCGTATCTCGGTAATGATGGAGCAGATGGCTGCACTTCAGGCACAGCTGGCGGCTATGCAGACTGTATCGCAGACTGCGACTGCGCCGAAGAAGCAGACCACTCGCAAGAAGGCTGCTCCGGCTGCAAAGATCGACGCTGAGTAAACACGAGGAGGTGAGCCCTTGTCTACACCTTGCAGTGCTGTTTACGATGTTTTCTTCGATCTGATTGAAGAAGATCGTGACTTTTTCAACTACTATGAGGCGACTGACGAAGAGAGCTACATGCTTGCCCTTCAGCGAGCAAAGGCTCTGCTCCGCGACGCCGCTATCAGAATGCAGATGGAATGCGATGCAGAAGTCGACTTCACTGACACTTATACTGAAGGTGAAGGGCGCAAACAAAAGGAGTTTTTCACTGCTGACTTAACTCCCTTCGAAATCGACCTTCTCGCCAACCTGATGTATGAGGGCTATCTGAAGCGAGATGTTTCCAAGCTCCGTGCATTCCAGCACCAATATACGCCGAGCGACCTTCAAGTATTCTCCCCTGCTAATGATCGAAAGACCTTTATGGCTATGTACAATACGGTCGTAGAGGAGAACAAGGTAAAGCTCGACCGTTATGCTCGCAGAGACCGAACAACCGGTAAGCAGCGCAGTATTGACTATACCTCCTACGGAACGGAGGAAAGTTGATGAACGCGCTGGAAAAAAACCGTTGGATTTGTTTCGGCAAAGAAGCCACTTACGCCAAAGACTCGCGTATCGCTGCTCTTCAAAAGGACTTTGCAAATCACTTCAAAGATTCGATTGATTATCAGCCGGAAGCGAAGGTCAATGGAAAACAACAAGAACTAATTGTGGCAAAGAACAAGAGCGTTACCAACACCCGCCGTATTTACGCCTATCCGGGCGAAACCTTTTATGCGGGTGATGTGGTAGATGCACTTAATGCCAAGTGGCTGATCACAGAAGTTGATCAGAACAAAGAAGTATACACCAAGGGCATTATGCAGCTCTGTAACCGCGAGCTTATCTGGCAGAATCGCCATACCGGCGAGATTCTTCGCCGTTGGGTTACGGCCGAAAAGCCGTATTACTCCAATCTGGATGAGGCAAAGCCGCTCACAGTTTCCAGTCGTGAGTACAAGATTCAGGTTACGTTCGACGAAGAGACCTCTCTTATCGACGTAGACAAGCGATTCATGCTCGAAATCATCGGTGAAAGTCCGAAAACGTACAAGGTTACTGCTGTCGATACCATTACCGCGCGTTCTTACCAGAGCGGCGAGATTCGCGGATTCTTGGTGCTCAACGTAACACAAGACCTTTACAACCCCAAGACCGACCGTAAGGACTTGCTCCTTTGCGATTATGTTGAACCGGCGCAAATGCCAGACCCAACACCCTCCCCTGCCGATGACGGAAAAATTACGTTCACCTATAATGGCAACGCAACGATTCGTCAAGGCGGTTCAGCTAAGAAGTTCACCGCACATCTGTATGACAGCGCGGATAATGAGATTCTTGATGCTGAGTTTGAGTGGAGTATTGCTGTGGATGGCGTACTGATGGATAAATTCACATTGACACCGAGCGGCGCTTTTGCTCGTCTGGCGGCTATGGATTTTGTCGAATTGCAAGGCGTAGTGGTTCAGCTTATCGCTAAGCATGGCGAGATTGAAGGAAGTCTGGATGTGGAGGTGGTTTCGTGAGAGACGGAGACAAGCAGTCCGAAGTGACGAAGCTCAAGCGAGAGATTATCAAGCTGCTGTATTCCAATCCTGAAATCATTGAAATTCTGGACAACGAGCAGGTTGACCCTGACTGCCCAGATACCGCTGAATGGGTTTGTATTTTCCCATATGTAAAGCTGGCTAATATTCAGGAGGAGGTTGGCACTTTCATCGGTGTGACCATTGACTCCAATGGCCCGCTGGAGAACGACCGATTCAAGCAGTTGCTTGTAACAGTGACGGCCTTTTGCCCGATTACCAATATGCAGGTAAAAGGACAGAAAGGTACGCGCACTGATATTCTCGCCGGAGATATTTCCGAAACGCTCAACTGGAACCGCAGCCTCGGCATGTTCCGTTTGAAACTCGTAAATGAGCAGGAGGGCGTTATGTCTGCTCAGCAATACTATTTCAGAACATTGCAGTTTACCGCAATTCGCGGCAATGACCTGAAGAATGGGCAGGCCAATATTCATTGAATGACCTGAAAATGTACCGAGGCGACCCTTTGGTCATCAATGACTTAATCCAAGTGCGGCAGCCGACACTCGGAGAGATTGCAGATTTTGGCGAAGAGCGTTATTTTCAGATGCTTTCCGCTATCTGTGGTTCGCCGAGCGACTTTATGGTGGCACTTGATGACATGGGTATCCGATACGAGGAGATCACGGACTTTCAACTGTTCTTGATGCTCACTCGCAACTTAACACCAGATGATACCCGTATTTTACTCGGAGATTTAGACTTGTCTGCTTATGAGCCGCAGCTCAATCCGCAGGACGGTCAGCTTCGCTTATACAATCCTAAAACACAATCCGTCGTTGACAATGCGGTCTATCAACAGATCACGTCATTCATTCGTCAGATGCATTCGATGACGAAGAAGATCGTCAAGACGGTAACCGAGCATGACAGAGAATATATGCTGGCTAAGGAGAGACGCGCTGCAAAATACGCTCGCCGCCACCCGCACTTTGAATCTGTCCTGTTCCCTTTGATTTCCGCACTTTGCAACCATGAGGGGTTCAAATACAACCCCGATACGGTTTGGGATGTGCGGATTTTTGTGTTTTATGACAGCTTAAAGCGGACACAGAAAATCACCGAAGCAAGGCAACTGACGGCCGGATTATATGCCGGTACGTTGGATAAAAAGAGCATCAGCGATGACGCTCTGAACTGGTTAGGGAACCTGAGTTGAGGTTTCCTTTACTAACTTACACTAAAGAAAGGAAGAGACACACTATGAATATGGAGAATTTCCTTCTGGAGTCCTTCGATCTGGCGTCTATCTACGACATCACCACCGGTGAGCTGTACGCACTGTGCGACCAGATTAAGGATGGTTCTCTGGAGAATACCGTTGATTCCAGCGATGTTACCGGCAAGATGGGCATGCTTCTGGCTTCCCTCGACCGCAACAAGGCTGCAACGATTACTTGGAACAACGCATTCCTCGTAGCTGGTCTGCTGGCTGCTCAGGCTGGTACCGACATTGAAGAGGCATCTGAGGACAACAAGATTCAGGTTCCGAACTTCGAGCGCGTTGAGCTGGACACCGACACCACCGCTAAGCTGTCCTACGTTCCGGTAGGCGTTGAGGGTGCTGAGGTTAAGCGCATCTGGTTGGTTGCAAGCGATGGCACGCAGGGTGCTGAGTACACTGTTGTTGCTGACACCCCGGTTAAGGGCAAGTCCTTCACTGTTAATGCTGCAGAGAAGACCATCACCTTCGCAGCTGATGACCTGAAGAATGGTTCCGAGATCTACGTTGCTTACGACCACGAGATCACCGAGGGCCGCAAGATTTCCAACATCGCAGACAACTTCTCTAAGAATGCACGCATTCTGGTTGACTGCACTGTTGCTGAGAAGTGCGACGAGAACATCAAGCACCATGCAATCCTCGAGATTCCGAAGGCTAAGATCGACGGCAACTACACTCTGGATATCGGTGACGAGCCGGCTGTTCATGCGTTCAGCGCTAAGACTCTGACCGACGTATGTGCCAAGGACAAGACCCTCTGGAACATCTATCTGGTAGCCTAAGTTATCTGATTCATCGGGAGGCTTTCGAGCCTCCCTTTTCTATAGAGGTGTGGCCAAGAGGATACGGCAATCGGTTTTGACCCGATGATCGCTGGTTCGATTCCAGCCATCTCTGCCATTAAAAAAAGAGGAAACAATTTTGAATTATACCACTCAAAAAGGGTTAATGACGGAGTTGCAATGTCAACAAGATTTTACTCGATGTGGCATAATGCTATCTCAGCCAATTATCCCAGATAGTCGATATGACTATTTAGCCGATATAGATGGGCGTATCTTGAAGATACAATGCAAAACCGCGAATCCCACCAATTCTTCCGCAGACGCTATTTCTTTTCCGACGTCTAATCGTAATTGGAATAATGGAAAGACCAAAAAGTATACTGGTCAGATAGATTTTTTCTACACTTGTTTTGGAAATCAAGGTTATTTAATTCCAATAGAAGATACCGGAAGGAAGTGTAAAGTTCTGCGATTTCGTTCTGACGTAAACTTACAAAATGTTTCGTGGGCGGCGGATTATGAAATCGAAAAAATATTGACTGAAAACTTGAATTATTGTATTCCCTCCTATGATAAACCCGTTGCTCGAACTATTCACCGTTGTGAAATTTGTGGAAAAGAAATATCGAGCACTGCCAAACGATGCGTTGCTTGTAGAACCAAAAATATAATAAGAAAGTCTGATCGTCCTGATAGAGATGAATTGAAGGCGCTGGTTCGTAACGAACCATTTACGAGAATAGCTGAAAATTTTGGTGTTAGTGATAATGCGATACGAAAATGGTGTATGGATTATGGTCTACCTGACAAAAGCAAGTTGATCAAACAGTACACAGATGAGGAATGGAATACCATATAACGATTTCTAATAAGAAAGGAAACTATTATGGCTGAATATCTGAACGCAGTCTGCAAAGTCTGCGGTAAAAAATATCACCATTGCGAGAAGTGTGAACAGATCGGCAGCTGGCGTGCTGTAGCATGCTCGCCTGAATGCTGGAATATCTGGGTAGACACTGTTCGCGCACGCAAAGCCGCTGAAGCTGCGGCACAGGAACCGGTCGTAGAAGCTCCCGTCACCGAGGAGACTCCGACCATCACCTATGAGGATTCGCGTCCTGCTGAGGATGTATATGACGCGGATGTAAGTGTATCAACCGAGGAATGACCGTTTTTGTCCTCGGTTTCTTTACATTTCGCAAATAAAACGAAAATTTTTTGAATGGAGGCGAACGCGAATGGCTTTAACCGATTATAAACCGTTTCAGACGGTAAAGATCAACAGCTATACACAGCTTGACATCGTGCCACACAGCTCGATTGAGGCTGTGGCTTTTGAAAAATGTGCTGACCCGAAAGAGACACTCGGCAGTTACTATTCCAGTAAGGAAAAGAAGCCGCAGATCATGATTAACGGCGGTCTCTTTAATATGTCCACCGGGCACAACGTTATGTCCTTTGTCTGCGACGGAAAGGAACAGAACTACCAGAACGGCTTTACAGGTATGGGTGTGCTTGGCAGCGACCCAGCGAAGTTGGTACACGGAACTGACAAGGCGCGGAAGTGGAAATATTTCATGACCGCATACCCTATGCTCGTTATTAACGGCAAGGCAAACACCGTTTACGGCAATGCTTCTAACCTCAACTACTTAACCTTGCGCTCGGCTGTGGGTGTTCGTGAGGATGGAACACTTCTCATCCTGACGGTAGACAAACCGGGCATGAAGTTTGCTGAGATGGCGAAAATCTTCGTTGAATACGATGCTCAGTATGCGATGAACCTCGATGGCGGAGGTTCTGTCCGCAAGATGCACGAGAACAATGTTGTGAATGTGCCGATTGAAAACCGACCGGTGGACAACGTGTTCTGTGTATATCTGAAGGAAGACCCGCTCGCGAAGTTGACTGACCAGAACGAGATTGCAAGCTGGGCACGGCCCTATGTTGAGAAGATGGTTGCATCTGGCATTATGCAGGGAGACGCGAACGGGAAGTTCCGACCAAAGGCTGCTGTAACCCGAGAGGAACTCGCAGCGGTCATTGCGCGTGTGTTGGATAAAGGTTGAGTGAATCCAATGCGCGTATTAAGTTTTGACCAATCAACCTTGATAACCGGCTGGGCTGTTTTTGATGACGGTAAATATGTCCGTCACGGAATGATCGACTTGCACAGCCAGAAAGACGGCAGTATACGCTTTACGGAGATGTGTTTTGCTATCCGTGATGTCATCACAAAATACAAGCCCGACCAAGTGGTTGTCGAAGATGTTATGTACATGAAGTCGGCGCAGGCACTTATTGTTCTTGCCCGACTGCAGGGTGTCATTCTGGGATACTGTCACATTTTTCAGATTCCCGTAACGATTTACCTACCTACTCAGTGGCGCAAGGTGCTCGGCTTTAAGCAAGGGCGCGTCACTCGCGAAAATCTGAAACAACAGGCTATCGACCTGATTCGCGAAACCTATAACCTGTCCGTGGAAACGGACGAAGCTGACGCACTTTGCATCGCGTTGGCGTATCTTAAAAATTTGGAGGAACAAAAGAAAAATGTCCAAGAAGACTGATATTATGGCGGCTCTGACTCCGTATGTAGAGTCTGTAACCAAGGATCTCACTATCGGCGAGACCATTATTCCAATCAAGATTAAGCCGCTGATTACCCCGAAGATGCGTGCGACTATTGTAAATGAGGTCGGCCAGCATATTGATGACGGTGACGGCCGCAATTTTGGTCTGGTTGACTGGGCTTTCCGCTCCGCTGTCGTGAAGGTTTGCACTGACCTGCATATCTCACTGGATGGCGGCTTTGAAGCTGCTCTGCTGTATAAGACCGATATCTATGCTCTGATTGCAGAGGTTATCGGCGAGGATAAGCTGGCTGAGCTGGAAGAGGCTTGTTACAAGCAGATTAACGCCGCGATTGATACCGAATTGGTACTGATGCAGGCAATGACCCAGTCCAACCCGTTTGACCGCATCGCAGACGCGGCGACAGACCTGATGAGCGGTCTGAAGAATGTGATTACCGGCATTGATGTTGATACTGCAAAGGCACTGCTGTCCGGCACGCTGGATAATTCTGCAGCAGACAACCTCGTCTACGGCCTTTTCGGAAAGGAGGGTGAAGATGGGACGCCAGACACAGATGAACAAACTGACCTCTCCGGAGCTAACGAAGCAGATAAATCCGGAGAACATTCAGTTGATGAATGATTTTCTGGAGTATCTTCGTTCTCTGAAACGCAGCGAAGGCACGATTAAAGGATACAAGAGCGACCTGCTTATCGTATTCACTTATGTGCTCCAGAATTGCGGGAATAAGTCGTTTATTGATTTGAAAAAGCGAGAGATTGTATCTCTCCAGAACTGGCTAATCAATGAAAACGGTAACTCCCCTGCCCGTGTGCGCCGTGTAAAGGCGGCGCTTTCTTCTCTCTCGAACTATATCGAGAACATTCTTGACGATGAATATGAGGACTTCCGTCCGATCATCCGCAAGATTGAGAACCCGCAGAATACGCCCGTCCGTGAGAAGAGCGTCTTCTCCACCGAGGAGATGGAGGTAATTCTGCAGAAGCTGACTGAGGCGGGTAAGTTTCAGATTGCCTGTGCTCTCGCTCTGGCGGTCTACAGCGGTCGCAGAAAGGCGGAACTGACTCGATTCAAAGTGGACTGGTTTAAGCCTGAAAACGTGGTTTTTGACTATTTTTACTGCACTCCTGAGAAGGTTTTGACCAAGGGTGCTAAGATGATCGACTGCTACGTTATAAAATCAGGATTTGACCCGTACCTGAAACGCTGGTTACAGCAGCGTAAAGACCTCAGCATTAACAGCGAGTGGCTGTTCGTGACCAAAACCGATAAGGGTTACGAACAGGCTTCGGCCGAGACTTTGAACAGTTGGGCGCAGACGATTGACCGATTCACGGTTAAGCCGTTCTACTGGCACTCGATGCGGCATCTTTTTGTGTCCAATCTGGTGCGTGACGGTATGTCCGAGAGCGACATTACCGATGTGGTCGGCTGGGCGAACAGCGCGATGGTACAGGTTTATAACGATGTGCCGGCCAGCGAACGACTGAGCAAGTTCTTTGAGAACAAACGCGCAGCTGAAGCAGAAAACGAGGCAGAGTAATTTGGAGGTGTCCACATGAAAACCTTCAAGAGCATTGCCGAATTAAAGGCGGCAGCGCAAAAATCAGCCAAAAAGACGCTCAATAATCAAGTTGCAAATCTGGTCAAGAAAAAGATTCAAGAACGAGAGTCGATAGATATCTACGGAAGTTATCTTCCCGTTATGTATTGGCGTAGATACGATCTCGGAACGAATCTTGTAGTGAATCCGACGGGTGCTTATCAAATCAACATATACGATATGGCACCAGCAAATACACCGCAGAGAAGAGGAACTCCTCCCCCTCCGGGATATTTTGCTCAGATGTTAAATGACACCGGTGCGCCGAATGTCTTTAATCATAAGGACTATGTATGGATGCACGAGCGTCCGTTCTACGATCACGCGGTAGCAGAGCTTGAAAGTTCGGGAGAACTTATTTCTGTTGCTCGTGCCGGCTTTTTAGCCAATATTTGAGGGTCACCTCATTCAAATGAGCATTCGCTCAAATTTTCTAAAATTTAAGGAGAAACCAAATGGAACTTTTTCTGGAGAATATTGCAAAAGACGCAATGGACCCGTCCACCTATCAGTATTTTAAGGGTTTGCAGGATCGCCGCATCGTATTCAACGATGAGGTTGACGACCGCATTGTCGAGAGTGTTATACTCCCCTTGCTGGAGATGGACAACGACGGAAGTGGCAAGCCAATCACGATTGTACTGAACACCTGTGGCGGCTCGCTGTTTGACGGCATGCCTCTTTGTGATATTATTGACAATCTCAAGACTCCGACAACCATTTTGGTGACCGGCCACGCCTATTCGATGGGCGGCTATTTTCTGATGGCCGGATACAGCAACCCGAACGTAACCAAAAAGTGCTTCAAGCACTCTACTGCCCTGCTGCACGGTGGCTCCAGTTATATGGAAGGCACGAGCTCATCGGTGAAGGATACGTTTAAGTTTACGGAACGCTTTGAACAGCGTCTTCGCGATTACACACTCTCTCATTCCAAGATCACGGAGGATGAATACGAACGCATGGAACGCTACGAGTGGTACATGGACTCGGATGATATGCTCAAGTATGGTCTTGTGGATGAGGTGCTTTAATGAAGAAATTCTATGACACTTGTGCTCTGCTGAATGCCGGTGAAAAGGCGTTCGCGGAGCCTTTTTGTGTTTCGCTTATCACTTTGCGCGAGCTTGAGAACATCAAGACAAGCCGTAACAAAGACGCCGAAATTAAGCATAAGGCCCGCAAAGTGACGCGACTGCTTGCAAATCACCCAGAAATGTATGAGGTCTCTGGTTACGCGATGCGCCTTAACAGCGAACTTGATGCAGACAGTATGATTTGCTTATCTGCCGTTCAAATTGCAGAAGATGAACCGATTGTGTTTGTGACGGACGATTTGTCTTGCCGATGTATCGCACGAGATATTTATCATCTGGATGTTGTTTCTTCTGATGCAGATGAAGATATCTATAAAGGTTATATCGAGTTTAAGGGAACAGCTGACGAAATCAATGATTATATGGCGGCTCTGGACACCTCTGCATTGTTCCCTAATCAGTACATTCTGCTGACGGACACGGAGACCGGCAAGACGAGCGAAATGCGTTTCGACGGCGAGAAGTTTGTTGAACTGCGCTTGCCGCATTCCGGCTATCTAAAGGGAAAGAACTCGCTTCAGCGTTGTGCGCTTGACCTGCTGATGAACTGTGATATTGACATTGTGGCAATTCTCGGCACCTACGGCAGCGGCAAGTCTTTTCTGACCACCCAGATGGGGCTGTATCATGTGCTCGAAAAGGGCAACCAGAGCAAACTGTTGGGAATCCGCGAACCTGCCGGTGAAGGCGCTCCGGTCGGCTATTTGAAGGGCACGCTTGAAGACAAGACGCGCAACTTCTTCCTACCGATTGAGCAGCAGCTGAAGGGCGGCGAGTTTGAGCTTGAAGCTCTTCGTCAGCGCGGTCAGCTTGATACGAACATCCCCTATTATATGAAGGGTACGACCTACAACGACACGATTATGCTTGTGGACGAGGCGGAAGACTTGTCTGAAGCACAGATTCGACTTGTAGGAACCCGTCTCGGCCAGAACAGCCGTATCTTCTTGAGCGGCGATTATGGTCAGTCACTGGTGGACAGAACTGCGAACAATCCACTGGTAAAGATGTGTAATGAACTGCGCGGCGAGAAGTCCTTCGGGTGCATTTACCTTGATGAGGATGTAAGAAGCAGCGCAAGTAAACTGTTCGCTGAGCTGTTCAAATAAAGTAGACAGGCGAAACGGAAAGATGTATAATGTCTCCAGAAATAAAGATTGGCGGAGATATTATGTATCAACAAAATACGAAAGTCGAAATGGCTAACAGTAAGAATAATCGCAGACGAGTTAATCGTTTTAATCGAAGAAAAATAATCGTTGGCAGCCATTCTCGATTGGCCATCCCGCTATTATATTCAGACAGAAGCGGGAAAAGGCGCAAGCCTACCGACGAATAATCAGGAGTGTTTATGAACATCGAATATCTTATCAATAACCTCGACCAGATAATGATTTATTTCATCCCGGCGACTGTTTTTATGGTTGCCTATCGTTTAACGGCTCGATATTCAGCTCCCAGAGAACTTTTCTCTGCAAATACTGTTATCTGGAGTTATGTTTTAACGGTTGGATTGCGTTGGTTTTGGCCTAATATCAGCATACCGATTATCATAGCGGTGTCGTTTGCTTTAGGGTTCTTTGGCGGAATTGTCCGCAACTCCGGATTTGTCGCTTTTCTGCTCGATAAAGTTTTCTACAAGTCGTTAGATGAAGATGTATGGTATGCGATTTCTGATTTCAAAAAAGGTACAACTTTGCGTGTATATCTTGACGATTCAGATATTTCTTACCAAGGATATTTCACCGAAGATCATAAGAGTGAGGATGGACATCGTTGGATTGTCTTGACTAACTATAAAAAATTTGTCGGTAATGAATCGCATACAGATGAACCGTTGTTTGACTACAAAGAAGATAATACACGAAAAATCGTATTAGACACCACGAAGATTTCGCGGGCTGAAATCAAATATCCAAAGAACAGTTCTAAAATTTAATACGAGTCAGAAGCACCACGGAAACGTGGTGCTTTTTCTATTTTAGCCGCGCCTTTCCGCGGCTTTTTTGCTATAAGGAAGGTGAATTTATGGCTGATTTAGGCGTTACTGTCGAACTTATCCCTAATTTTGACAAACTCGAAAGCGCCCTCAGTAACTACAAGGATTTTCCGATTCAGGTTGATGCTGCAGCTCTGCAGAAAAGTATCAGTTCAGCAATCAAAAACGCTTCCTCAACCAAGCTGAAAGTAAACGTTGATACTGCAAATATCACTGCTCAGATTAAAAAGGCTATCTCGGCGGCCGGAACTGGAACAAACAGCTCCGGCAAAGCTAAGTCTTCTGCGGTTTCGACCCGCTCCTCTACCACAAAGAGCAGCTCGTCTAAAAGCTCCACATTGGGCAAAACAGACGCAGAGAAGGCTGCGGAACGGCAGTTACGCACAATGGAGCGTCAGGCGACCGGCTTGAGACAGATGATGTCGTATCTGAAGAACATGCAGAGTCCTATCGATTCAAAGGCTATCTCGGCGGCTGAAACTGCGATGAAGAAGTTTGAGTCAACGACCAAGGGAACTGTAGAAAGCGTTAACGCGCTGAAAGAAGCACAGCAAGCGACCAATATTGCGTTCTCTCGCAACAATTTGAAGGCTGCAGAAAAGGCCGAGCGATCTATGTTGGATGTTCAGCAGATTCGCTCTAAGTTTGGAAAGCTAAAGCAGGGCAACCTTTTTGGTGAGGAGAATGTAGCCAGCCTTAATAAGATGCTCAAACAGTACAAGAGCATGGCGGATTTTACGCCAGATAAGTACGCGCTTGAGAAAAACATCAAGAAAATGTGGACTACAGTGTCCAGACAGAATTCCCAATCGGTTGCTGATAGTGCTTTGGCATCCGGCCAGAAATATATAACGCAGCTTCAGGCCCTAAAAGATAAGGGGACGCTACAGAATTATGACTGGACAGCATTCGAGAATGCAAAATCTGTTTTCCAGAATGCGGCGGCCGGTACTTATGAGCTAGAGCAGGGTCTGAATGGACTCCGTTCCGCGTGGGCTGACGCGAGCGCACAGGCGGATTTGTTTAATGCTAAGCAAACTGCGACCGTTCGTTCTCAGAGATCGCAGGAACATTTGGCGAACATTTATCGGCAGGCCAGCGAAACGCTTAAAAATAACCCCAAAGCGGCGGGTTCTTATTTTCAAGGCGAACTGCAGAACATTATGAGCCGTGCGAGAAACCCGGGCGAAGGTGACAGCGTTGAGGGACTTCAAAGAGACCTCGCGGCGGTTCGCTCCAGTATGGAAGAACTCGGGTTTACGTCTGAAACTGTCGGGCAGAAGCTGACTCGCCTGTTCAAGGATCACTTTAACACGGCTATTGCGATGGCAGGACTGCACTTATTGCAGAACGGCTTACAGCAGACGCTCCAGAATGTTGTAGACGTTGACACGGCGATGACCGATCTGAAAAAGGTTTCGGAAGGCTCAAGTCAGGATTACGCTAATTATCTTGACAGCGCTGGTAAACGCGCGAAGAGCCTCGGCGCTTCGATTACGGATGTAATTGGAGCAACATCTGAGTTTAGCCGACTCGGATTTAATTTGGAGGATGCCTCCAATCTTGGCGACTGGGCGACCAAATATATGAACGTGTCGGAGTACACGAACATTGAGGACGCGGCACAGTCGCTTGTTTCTACTCTGCAGGGCTTCCATCTTGCTGCTGATGATGTTGGAAGTGTTGTAGACCGTTTCAATGAGGTCGGAAACAACTACGCGATAAGTTCAGAAGGACTTGGCGAAGCTCTTAAAAGATCAGCAGCAGCTCTGTACGCAGGCGGCAACTCTCTCGATGAGAGTTTGGGCCTCGTAACAGCAGCAAACGAAGTGGTAGATCTTTGCCACGCGGCGTAGTAATACGTTCGCAAGCAGATTGGTAAAACGGTCAAAGGCTGGCGACAGCAGAGACCGTGGGTAGCAATATCCGTAGAGACTGCGGGGTTCTGATGGTAACACCAGAACTGAACCAATCCACCCCACTCCTTCGGGAAGGGTGTAATATACAGTCCGGACTCACGCAATAATGAAAGGAAACGTGAGAGTAAGGCCGAAAGACCTTGCCGCCGCTTTGCGGTCAGATTAGTGGTATATCAGCGCTAACAAGTAACAGAAACGACAAGATCCTGATACAGTGGGTGAATCCATGCGCCCAGCCGCATAGTAATATGCGAGCAAGCAAATGGCTATATCGGTTAAAGGCCGGAGACGGTTCAGACCGAGGAAAGATTAAAATTTAAGATTTACTTTTTCTTCTTTTAATGTATAATTAAAGTTGAAAGGGTGAGAAATATGAAAAGAAAACGCCACCTTATATTGTTGGCTATTATAACTACGCTTAGCTTTTGCGGTTGCGGGAAGGAATCCGTTGAGAAAGCTGAGCCTGCTCAAGATGAATCTCCAGCTACAACATATACGGTAATAGATGAATCTGATGCTAAGCCTGAAACTAGTCCTGTGGATATACCTTTGGAAGTTACATTTCAAACTAAAAAATGCGAAAATTACGAGAGCGAATCTGTAATGTATTTTTACTTCAAAATAAAAAATATTTCTGGATCTGCTTTGAAATCTCCGCTTATTGGTGCAGATTTATTGGATTCAAACGGGAATATTGTTTACTCCGAAGGTTTTACGCATACGGGCTTATTAGCCCCAGATCAAACATTTGATGGATTTTTGAGCATAGATAGTAACAATGAACATTGGGATGATCGAGATAATATAACTAGTGCAAATTTAGTATATTATATGGATAATGATCATGATCTATATTCTTTCGATGAACCGGTCAGCATTCCAATAACTTAAATTTTAATATCCGTAGAGACTGTAAAGCCCCGCTTGGTAACAAGCGGGGCTTCGCCATTCCCCCGCTCTGGGGTGAAGATACAGTCCGAACTCGCGCTATAATCTAACAACGAAACGCGAGAGCAAGGTTTAACGGCCTTGCCGCCACAAAAGTGGTCAGTAGGCGACCCGCCGAAAGTAACAGATTGACATGGGCTAAAACCCTTAGTATGTACCTCCGTGCCGCTAAAGCTGATGCTGAAGAGGCCGGAATCGAAACGGATGGTATGGCAAACTCTGTGAGCGAGCTTCGCGAAACCATCAAAACTTTAACCCACGACAAAGTTGACATCATGGCCGACGAGGCAGGCACTCAATTTAAGAGTACAACGCAGATTATGCGCGAAATTGCCGGCGTTTATGATCAACTTAGTGACGTAGATCAGGCAGACCAATATTGCCTGTGCGTACAGAAATGTGCGTAAATAACACATCTAAAACCAGTAAAACCTAAAGCCTTACCACCACAATGCGGATGAAATAAGCTGGCATGACGGGAACGAAAGTAAAACAACGGTAAGGATTGCATACGGTCAAAAGCCTAAGTGCAGTGACAATGGTAGCTTGGTCGCGAAGCCTCGAATAGAGGTGTGTCAAACGATCATTCCCATGTAGGGCTGCGTAAGCAGCAACAGAAGTACGGCGCAAACAAAGGCGTGGGTGAGAACCCCTTAAATGGAAACGGTGTGGTCGTCGCCGAAAGGCACGATTAAGAAATGATCTAAACTTCTGTGGAAACGCAGAGATGCTGTTTTAGACAGCTCACGGGAGTTGTGCCCCCCGTGGAATATACTGAGCTTTGCTCGAAAAGATTTCGGGTATTCACTTGCCCGGTTGTACAGCAATGTGCAATAACAACATATTTAATTGCAGGTACCCCCTAAAGCCGCACACCACAATAAGCGCGAAAGCAGTTTATGACGGTGCGAAAGCAGAAACAACGTGCGGATTGCATACGGTCAAAAGCCTAAGTGCAGTAACAATGGGTGATCATGCAGCCAAGCTCCTATCGGTCTCATGACACGGAGAAGGTTCACAGACTATCCCTCGGTTCTTTATGAGCAACAGGAGTACGGCGCAAGCAAAGGCGTGGGTGAAAATCCCTTAAATGGAAAAGGTATGCCCCTTAGTTTTAAGGGTGAAGAAATAGTCGGGTCTCATGCGAAAGCATGAGGTTGTAGATACAACATAAGGCTTTGCAACCCTTGTAAACAAAACGAAGAGAATGGCGAATACAACTTCAGCGCTCATCCAGAACTGGTCGACCGTTGAGGACGTCATCGAGTCGACTAAAAACGCAACTGGCTCAGCCGATGCCGAGAACGCAAAACATCTTGATTCTATCGAGGGTAAAATGCAACAGTTCCAAGCCACATTCCAGTCTTTGAGCACTTCTATTCTTGATTCTGGTCTTGTGAAAGGAACTATCGGCGCCGGTTCTGGCATTCTCGGGTTCTTCAACACTCTGATTGATAAACTTGGCGTTCTTCCGGGGCTTATCGCTCCTGTAGGTTCCCTGCTTCTGTCAATGAACGGGAAAAGCATTATCGGAGGAAAGGGAGAATATGGAGAAAACATCTTTGGCGGAAGTGGTTTATTCAGTTGGCTGAAAAATTATAACACCAAAAACCACGACTATTGGCAGGAACAAAATGAAATTCTGAAAAACTACGCTCAGATGAAGCAAAAACTTAGAGGTGCTGATTTTGAAAAAGCTCTTTCTGGCGCAAGTATTCAAAGTCGTGAGTTTGCTAAATCCCTTGACACCGTCGGGAATGAGTGTGATGTTGTTAACGGACAAATCGATAACTTCACTGCAAAGCAAGAAAAGGTAGGAACACTCGGAGCCAAGATTGCATCGACTTTTAAGGGGATCGGGTCTGCTATTGCAAGTATGGCCGTGTCGATGGTAGCATTTATGGCTGTTCAGACTATACTAACCGGTCTTATGAGTGCTATTGATAAAACAGTGATGTCCGCACAAGAAGCAGCCGAAATAACCCAAAATGCATTGAGCAACTACGACAGCGCCAAATCATCTATCGAGGGCAATATTACGTCAGTCGAAAATCTCAAAGATCGATTCGCAGAATTGTCCAAGGGCGTAACAGACAACGGCAAAAATATTTCTCTGGCTGCCGATGAATATCAAGAATACCAAGATATTGTTTCCCAACTTGTTGGGATCAATCCATCATTAGTGGAGGGTTATAACGATGAGCAACAAGCTATCTTGGATAAAAATTCTGCTATCGAGGAAACAATCGCATTACTCGAGAAGCAGCAGAGACAGGAAGCGCGAGATGCCGTATATGGTGGATCATCAGAGAATGACGGTCATAAGAAGAATTATGAAGCTGCCTATAAAGACTTCCAAGAACAATATAAAACAGCACAGGAAGGCGTAAAAAGTGTCGATAATGACATCTTTAATTATTTATCTCGGGTTCAAACTGCTTTGTCTAAAAACGGCGGCCGAGATATTAAGAATTTCAATAAGTTAATTTCCGACACTATTGGTATGACTTACGATGAGTACGCTGATAAAATCAACAAAGAAACCAACGGCTCTAAAAGTGTTACTTGGCTTGATTATATTCGCGATAATTCCGAAGCTCTTGGAAAGAATTTTGATAATATTCTCGGTCAATTGAATCAAATGCGTGGAATGACAGGCGATTTATCGGCAGATGGCGAAAGTTTAGCTAATGCTTGGCATTCTGCTTCTGAGAGTGTAGATGCAAGTAGCTCCGAGGTCAAGCAGATGATGCAAGCGTCTCTTGAGGCGAATAAACTCTATTACGAATTAGATGACCAGCAGAAAACATTTTTATCACAATACGCTGACAGCATTAGTTCTGACGCGCTTTATGACGCAAATAATCCCGACGCGCCGTTAAGATATGCGAATGCGATGCTTCAAGTTGTTAAAAACACCGAAGCAGGGAAAAAGGCTATTTCTGATTATTATAAGATTCAAGAAGAACAGGACTCGATGCCTTACGATAAATATGTTGCAAAAATGTCAACAGTGATGGAGGCTGTTCGCGCAGAATTATCGAAACAATTAACTCCTGAAGAAATGAACGCAATTGATTTGTCTGAGGCTTTCGGATTAAAACAATTCCAGTCAGACATGTATCAAATGCGAGAGACCATCCGGAGTAATTTCGAAGAGGCTCTAAGCGGCTCAGATATTGAAGGTTCTTCCGTAGACGAGCTTCTCAAGGACTTCAATCTCGAAAAATTGTCAAAGAATCAACTTTCCGCTCTCAATTCCGCTCTGGTTGATACTGGCGATCATGCTTCGGAATTTGCCGCTCGGTTGGCCGCTCTTGCTCAAGTTGGCGCTTTGCCTGAAGCTCTGGATGCGATTTCAAATTCCCTGAGCAAACAAACTGACTCTCTTAATACGGTTTCTGATGCTCTTGCAAATTATGAAACCTCTATGGAAGGGATTACCGACCATGTACAAGATCACGAGAGTATGGTTTCAATCTACGATGATTTTGCAGAATCAGTAAATAAAGGGCAAATTAACACAGAGGAAGCTCGCAACCAAATGGAGCTTCTCATCGGCAAGGTTGTTAGCCTGCAAGAAGCGAAGCAGTGGGTTAAGGACAATGAGGGCCTCTTCTTGACAGGTACAGACGAGGATAATGTCGGTCAAGACCTGACCGGAACGTTTAATACACTTCATAAGAAGTATAACGAGCTCGGTGCTGACAAGAAAAAGATTGTCGATGGACTCATGGATGTGGATTGGGATACTGGTTCTATCCAAGTCGCACAACATGATGTTGTCGCGCTGGCCGACGCTTTTGGAATTTCGGCAGCTTCTCTGCAACAATCACTTGATTTAATCTCCACATATTCGGATTATGTTCCGAAAACAGTTAGTTCGGTTACATCAAGTATCCAGACGCTGAACGATGACACCTATCGTATTAAACAATCTGTTTCTGAGGCTGATCGGTCGTCCACAAAAGCATGGGAGCACATGAGTGAAAGTGCGAAAATCGCACTCGAGTCTCTTACTGAAGGAACGGATATTGATGTTAAAGAAATATCTGTAGATGAGCTCGACACGCTTGTAAGTGCCATGAATAAATTCAAGGCAAGCATTGGCGGAGAGACTCCGACTTTTGATGGCCTGAAAGCATCTCTTGAAAGCGTGAAAACCGCTTCGGGCGAAGCTGCTGCTAGTGTTGAACGTCTTGATGATGGTGGTTGGTCTATCAATGTGAGCAACTTGGATGCTTTCGCAAGCAGTCTTGGTGTTACGCAAGAACAGGCGCAAATTGTATTGAGTACGATGGCGCAAATCCAAGATGAGGCGGGAAATCCGGTACAGCTTACTATTGAAGGGAATACTGTGGAAGCTGCCGGAAAAGTCAATGCGATAGATGAAGCACTTAAACCTATCGAAAAAGAACGCCATGTCAATGTAAATACTTCGGAAGCCAACAGTAAGATTCTATACACAGTTGGGTTAATGAGTGGTATTCACGATAAGAGTGTGACCATTCGTGTAAACACAGTCCAGACAACCAGAACCGAAGCTCAGACCAAGGCTGACATTCATAGTCGCCGTGAGGGGAATAAAAAGCAAGACTTCACCGGACGCGTTGGCAAAATGACTCAGTACGCATCTGGCGGCAACGCTGTCGGTGGCAAAACACTTGTCGGCGAACTTGGCCCTGAGCAGTGGATTTCTCGGGACGGCAAGCATAGTAAATTTGTTGGCTTGCATGGAATGGAAGTCATCAACACTAAACCCGGTGACGCGATTGTTCCTGCTAATCTGACTGCTGGTCTGATGCACGGCGGTATTCCCCATCAAGCATCTGGCGGTGTGTGGGGCGGCGCGAACGCTAACGGCGCATTGAGCAATCTTAGCTTTGCCACCAATGGTCATTACCGGAACTGGGTGCCTTCCAGTTCATCTGGCAAATCCAGTAACGCCACCGTCAAAGTCTCTGCTGATACCTCTCAGCTTTCAGATTCTGCAAAGGAAGCTCTCGACAAAATCAAAGAAGAAGTCGAAGACATCATCGACCAGATTGAGCACAAGATATACCTCGTCGAAAAGCAGCGTGGCGATCCAATGAAGATTGTCGCTTATTATAAGCAGATTCAGGATGAAACCCATAAAGCCGCCGAACGTTATCGTGCTCAAGGGCAGAAAGATTCTTCTGAATACATTATGTCTATGCAGAAGAAATACTGGGAGGCGCATGACAGCATCATCGACACGATGAAGGACATGTACGACAAGATCACGTCGGAACATGAAAATGCTGTTAAACTGGCCGAGCGAAGCCTTGACCGTCTGCTCGATACTGATAAGCTCGAACGCTCTTTCACTCGTGCTCAGCGTAAGATTTTCAATTCGGCAAAGCTGTCGCAGAATATTCTGAACGGTGTCGCCAAGAAGGGCAATCCTCTGGCTGGCATCTTCAGCGGCGTTGCAGACAGTTTCGAAACCAAGACTGTTGATACTATCTTCTCGTCTATCGATGGCGATGCAATTGAGTCTACGCTCAACGGCATCATTGACCATTATCGCGAAGCTCAGAAGAACCTGCACAAGGAAGCGCAGTATTACCGTGGCATGGGATATTCCGACCTTAGCGACGAAGTGGCCGACCTCTCCGACCAGTGGTGGGAGTACGAAGACGCTGTTAAGGATGTTAAGCAGAAAGTCATCGACTATCTCTCTGATATCGTTGATGCGGCAAGCGACTCTGTTGATACGATTCAGGACGTTCTCGACACGTTCAAGAAGGCCGCCGAGGAATACTCGACAAATGGTGGTTTTATCTCCGTCGATACCTTCCAAGAAATCTCCAAACTTGGCGTCGAATACATGGGATACCTCAAAGACGAGAATGGTCTTCTGACCATCAACGAGGAAGCCATCAACCGCGTTATCAAAGCTAAGACTGAGCAGATGGCTTTGGAAAGCGCCTCCGCTTATGTGGAGCGTCTGCGTATGGCTCTGCAGGAGAACGACGTTGTTTCTCTGAATAATCTGCTGAACGCAACGGCCGACCTGACCGAGGTTCAGTGGGGTTCCGTTTACGCACAGCTCGCTATGCTTGACCTCACCGAGGAAGGCTATGCGCAGGCTGTTAAGAATGTAGATGCGTACCGCAGCGTTCTGGCTAACGTAAAAGCCGGCGTCGGAATCGACTTCGACGACACCAAGGATAGCGTTGACGCTCTGTTCAAGTACGTCGAGGATATGATTCGAGACGAAATCGACCAGCAGGTTGACGCTCTGGAAGAGCTGAAGGATAAGTATAGCGAGATCATCGATAAGAAGAAGGAAAGCCTGCAACTGAGCAAGGACGAAGCCGACTATCAGGACGAGGTAGCCGACAAGGTCAAGGAAATGGCAAAGCTCCAAGAGAAGATTAACGCTCTGTCTCTGGATGACAGCCGCGAGTCAATCGCAAAGCGTAAAGACCTTGAAGAACAACTCGCCGATCTCCAAAAAGAACTTGGCGAGACGCAGGCAAATGAAGCCTATGACCGTCAGACCGATAATCTTGATAAGATGCAGGAGGCTTACGAGAAGGAAAAGGACGCCGAGATTAAGAAACTGCAGGATTCAATTTCATCGGAGGAAAAACTCTACCAAATGGCTCGAAAGAGAATACAAGATGGTTGGGCAACACTTTACGATGATTTAATTGAATATAACACTCGTGCGGGTTCGGACATCAATGCCAAGGTTACGCAAGCATGGCAAGACGCCCAAAAGGCTATGGAGAAGTACAATGCTACTTACCTCGAAGTCTATGATCGTCTTGGTGAAAACGGTTCCAATTCTTCTTCCAACGGTTCCAACTCCAATATCATTGGCGATTCGAATAAATACGGCACTGGGGATGCAGATGCGGCTGGGATCGCTCGAATCGTGGCGAAGATGAAGAAGAACAGTGATACTTGGTCTGTCAACATGACGGCGGAGCAGAAGAAAGCACTCAATCAAAAGAATGCCGACTATGCTGGTCAACTCAACAGCCAGTACGATCTCGGTGTTCACTATGATGGTCACACTGGTGTTTGGTATGACAAGTATGGCAATAACATCTATGATAAGTACCTCGGTATATACCACACCGGCGGCGTTGTCGGCGATGCCTCTACCCTGCGTCAAGACGAGATGATGGCGATTCTGCAAAAGGGCGAAATCGTGCTCGACAAGCCCAAACAGCAGTCGCTCGACTCCATTCTCAAGGTAATGTCCGCCATTACCAGCGGTTTGTCCGCTTCTGCCCTGCCTGACCTGTCCAAGGCCGCTCAGATGCCTGTTTCCGGCGTGAACCGTGAAGTTGTCACGATCCCGCGTGAAAACGTCACGAACGTTACCTTCGGTGACACCATCATCAAGGGTGCGGACGGAGACACGGTTAAGCAGCATGAAGCTGTATCCCGCCGCATGGTCAACGACATTATCGAAGTTCTCAAAATCAAAAAATAATGGCCGGCGCGGTATGTTTCCATACCGCGCCTTTCTATAGGAGGTGCTTAACCTGTTTAACACCTACGAATTCACGTTCGCCGGAGAGTCGTCTCTGGCATATAACCTTTTTATCTGTGATCTGGACAGCAAAAGCAACGAAGACACGGCGTTCGGTAACGAAGCCAGTATCATCGAAACGAGAACGACCGGCCGCGTTCAACCAATTCATCAAGGTGTAAACTACCACGAGAAGCCTCTGGAGTTCAACCTTGTCTTTGGTTCGGAAACGCCGCTTGACCGTTACGATTTTCAAGAGGTTCAACTCTGGCTGACTGGTTATCAGGAATACCAGTGGCTCTCAATCTGTCAGCCTGACATGGAAGACTATCAGTATCGCTGCCTGATTACAAACCTCGAGCCAATCTCTGTTGGCTGGTTGCCATTCGCATTTGAGGCGACAGTCACCTGCGACTGCCCTTACGCTTACGGCTTCCCTTTCACAGAGACATACGAAGTGGCCGGCGAAACTGAAATCGTCTTTCGGAACAACAGTTCGGTGCGGGAGTATATCAAGCCCGTGCTGACCATTGAACCGACGGCGGCTGACTTCTCTATCGTGAACGCTGATGACAATGGACGCGAATTTAAGCTGACGGGCGTACCCGCGTCTGATTCCATCATTACAGTGGATAACAACGCCGGCATTATCACCGAATCCCACGATACAAACCTGTATGACAAGTTCAATATGAATTTTTTCCGGCTGGTTCGCGGTGATAATCACCTGAAAATCACTGGCAGCGGCAAGCTCACAATCAGCGGCAGAATGCTGTTCAACGTGGGCGCATAAAGGAGGTCTGTGTATGTATCTCGATTATACGCAAATCGCCTTTGACAAATTTGGTCGGCCGGAGCCGCCTACCCTGCTGCTCCAAACGGCTGACGAGCGCACGATTGGCACGCTGCCCAACGTGGCGAATCTGAAAATCACAGTTAACTTTTCCGAGACAAGCGAAATCTCTTTTGACCTGCCCGCCTATTCTGACGGCGTGCCGACGCCGCTTTATGATAAAGTGGTCGGTTACAAGGTGATTCGCACCGAGAACTACGGCATCTTTCTGCTGATGAAGCCGGAAATCTCCGGTGACGGTATCGAAGAGATTAAGTCGGTGACCGGCTACTCTCTGGAGAAGAAGCTGGAGAACAAGCAGTTCTTCCTCGAGGAGGGCACATTTAACTTCTGGAATCCCGCGACGCCGGATGATACCATTCTGGGTCGAATTCTGGAAGTATCCCCGGGCTGGAAGGCAGGATATGTTGCGCCGTCTTTGATTGGACGTTACCGCACGTTCGACCAGTATGACGACTACGCGCTGAGTTTTCTGTATGATGACGCAATGGATACGTTTCGCTGTGTGGTTGTATTCGACGTGTATAATAAGACGATCAACGCTTATGATGCGGACGATGATGTGTCTGCCCTGCCGATTTACCTCGGGTTCGACAACCTCGTGACCGACCTTGATATCACAGAACTGACTGATGAGTTAGTAACTGCCATGACCCCAAGCGGCGCGGACGACCTTGACATACGACAAGTAAACCCGACCGGCACGAACTGGATTTACGACATCTCGTACTTCATTGAGAACGGCGATATTCCTTCTGCTCTGGCTGAAAAATGGACAGAGTGGCAGAAAAGCGTGCTGAACCGTCAGGAATACTACAAGGGTTTGGTCGGACTGCGAGCTTCTGCAACAGCGCGGCTGCTCTCCGAACAAGCTAAGCTGGTTGACCGAAAAGCCGAATTGGACGACCTGACGAATCAGCAGTCTGTAACCATTCAGGCTCTGGCTCTGGAAACGACCGCAGATGGTAAGGCTTCGCAGCAGAAAAAGCTCGACGAGATCAACGCCAATATGGAGAAAAAAAAGAAAGAGGTCGCCGACCAAGAAGCTGTGGTAGCAGATATCAAGACCACGCTCGACGCTTCCAATCCTGACTCCTATCCGGCGCAAATCAAAGCCGTGAATGACGAGCTGAAGCTGACGGCTTTCTTTACCGCAGACGAATATGCTTTGTTGCGGCACTACTTTATCGAGCAGCCGCTTTCGGATGATACCTTTGTCGCTTCCGATGTTGATACCGCTGTGACCGGTGAGAGCTCCAAGGTGACGAATGGCGCGATTGCTATTTCTGATTCAACCCTCGCGCAGGTTGACTTCGGCGAGATCAAGAAGAAGATGTACACCATTGCAGGCGGCACTGCCGTGGTAACAGCGACGAACAAAATGTCCGTTTCAATTATCCGTGGTACTCTGGAACACAAGGCCGGCGACGAGTTTGTGTTCAGTCTGTACTGCGGCGAAATGAAAATCGGCGAAAAAACTGCACCGAGCGGTCTGATTACGCTGACCGGCACACTGTCCAACCTCAAGAATGATATTCACGAGGTAAATGACAAAGAGGTCATTACCTATGAGGGCACTTCTCTGTCGTTTGATGTCACGACGGCCGACCTTTATATGACAACCAATGTGTCGGACTACCAGAAGTATTCCGTCGAGATGGAGCTTTACGACCATGCAGTCAAGACGCTCGCCGACGTTGCTTCGCCGACCTATGAGTTCAGCGTTGAAACCGGCAACTTCATCTGGGCGCAGGAGTTCGAGCCGTTCCGGAAAGGACTGGAGCTCGGCAAAGGCGTTTACCTGCGTCTGCACAATGATGAGGTTATCACCCCTGTTCTGATTGGCTTCGACCTCGACTTTGAGGATCAGGAAAAGCTGTCGCTCACCTTCTCCAACAGGTTCAAGCGTCACGACAACGTGGCGAACCTGAAAGAGATGATTGAGAACAGCTATTCTTCAAGCCGCAGTTTTGACGCGGCGAAGTATACCTACAATCAGACGGCGAATCAGGCTTCTAAGGTTTCCGAGTTCATGAACAGTTCTTTGGACGCGGCGGTCAATTCTATTATCGGCGCAAAGAACCAGAGTGTCCGCATTGACGGTGCTGGTTTGCATATCGGCGAGCCTGACTCTCCGTACCAGATTCGCATTATTAACGGCATGATTGCTATGTCGGATGACGGATTCCAGAGCGCGAAGGTTGCCATCGGGCACTTTGCAACTGATGAACTGGGCGATCACTGGGGCGTAAATGCCGACATCATCGGCGGCAAGCTGCTTATCGGTAACGGTCTGGTAATCGAGGCTCCGAATGATGACGGTGTGATGCAGTTCAAGGTTGACGCTACCGGAGCTTGGCTGTATAACTCTACCTTTGTTTTGGCGAAGGACGGCGGCGGCAAGATTTTAATCGACCCGCGCTACGGCATTGCTTCCGGCAAGGGAAACCTGTATACAACGAACGGCACGACAGTCACCCCCTCGTTTATCGACGAGGACGGAAAGATTGTGTTCGATGATGATATCACGCTGAAGGGCTTGAAGATTCCGAAGGGTACGAACTTCTACATCGACGCCAATGACGGTAAGGCTTATTTCCGTGGCAATATCTATGCCGAGGACGGCATTTTCAACGGCACCGTTTATGCCAAGGACGGCGAGTTTACCGGCAAGATTACTGCGACGAGCGGTGAATTCTCCGGTGAGCTGAAGGGCGCTTCGGGCACTTTCTCGGGTACGCTGAAGGCTGGTAAGATTGACGGCGGTATGATTTCCGGCACGATTAAGTCTGATGAAAAGACTGGAGGAGCATTGGAAGGCGTTAGCTTGAATATCGGCAACGGAAACTTCACGGTTGACAGCGCGGGCAATGTTACCATCAAGAGTGGCAACATTAGCTGGGGCGCAGTTACCGGAACTGATGCGATTGACCAGAAAATTGATAACGCACAATCTACGGCTAATTCAGCGGTAACCAAAGCAAATTCTGCCCAAAACCGAGCTGACGATGCTATGTCTACTGCAGAAGGTGCGGCTGACGATGTTTTGGCTCTTGCTAAGGGACAATATAGTGCACCGAAAGCTACTTTTATAGATGGAACAAGTATCAAATCTCCAAAAATTTATGGCGGAGAATTTTATGGCAATACATTTAATGTCATCAGTGAGTCAAACGGCAATGGATCTTTTAGTTTGTACGGAATGTATAATAACAAACAGTACCATATGTTCGAAATCTCATACTATCCATCTGACTATCCGGAAGTGACATTGATGTCTCCGGATGGTGCTCGTATCGTAATTGGAAAAGAAGGTTCATCAAATGAGATTGTGTTCTATGGAGATGTTGACTTCAGCAGTGCAACCGTAACCGGAGTTGCCGCTAAATTTGGATAAAAGAGGTAAATATGGCAAGAGTAAAACTTGTTGACAAAGGCACTGATTATGCTATTGTCAAACTCATAGGATTAGACGGCAAGAATAAAAGAACGGTGACATGGACGGTAGATGGAGACTCATACGAAGGTCCTATTGACATTGAAAGCAGTGCATTAGAAAGCCCAGAGTGCTATATTTCTGGGTTACAGCCTAACACCACTTATCGTATCGGAGCTTATATTGTATACAATAAAGGCCAGAGTCATATGAGTCTATTCTTGTCGCCAGATTTAACAACTCTTCCCGAAGAGGTTGATTTTGGCGGTGATATTGACACCAAATGCACCACAGACTCGATTTCTGCCCGATTAGTTGGCATCAACACCGACTACCCAAACAACAAGAAGAGAGTTACTTTTTATGTAGCTGGGAGCCAAGTATCATCATTTACTTTCACCGAAATACCGTCTTCAGGCACAACGAAATGGATGACAAAAACCGGTTTGAAATCCGGAACAAGATATTCTGTTTCGATTGAAGTTGAAGATCTTGTGACTGGATGGAGTAATTCTTGGAGTGCAAGAGTCACCACAGACAAGATACTCGTTTCCGCATGGAGCTGGTCGGCCTCCAACGGAACTGCTACTGCCTCACAGACCAAAACGGCCTACGACGCTTTGATAAACAAAGGGGCACTTTCAGACTTCTCCTATAGAGTCTGGAACGATATGTGCAGCAAAGTTATCGAAATTGAAAATGCGGCTGGTCTTACTTGGAGCACTAAATATGCATCATATGCAGATACCAAGATGTCATCTTCTGACAAGGCATTGACTGCTAAGCGATTCAATTCTCTGCGCTATAACATAGGCCGCAGCTATTCTACCAGTATCAATGAAGTTTCATCAGGCGATATCGTATACGCTTGGTACTTTACCACGCTCGCTCGATGTATGAATGAGTGGATAGACCAAATCTAAAGGAGCACATATGACAAAAGAAATTCTCGCGGAAGTAGCACAGATTCACAATCGTCTGGCGGAAATCTCAGTCCGCGGCGATGATGCTATCCGCATGGCAGAAGTGCTGACGCGCTGCCGAAACCTCGCACAGCAACTCTCAAAACTCGCAGAAGAGGACAACTCTGCGGACTAAGAAAGGCGGTGAACTTATGTCGCTTTGCGACCAATCGCCCTATCAGCTGCCGACCGTCACATTTGTTGGCGGTGCAACACAGCAGCTGGCGTTCCATACCTACTTTGAGGACAACGGCCGCCCGCTCAGCATGAGAGGCTGCACCGGCTACTTTTCTGTAGCTGAGTATCTGAATAAATCTTCCCCGCTGATTACCAAAACGATGGATATCATCGAGAGCAAAACCGACGCGACAGACAACATTCTTCGCGTCGAACTCGAACCATCTGACACGGTCAATCTGGCGGGGAAATTTATTTATCAGGTCACTATCAAAGGCTCCGAGGGAGATGTGGACATTCCCTATCAGGGCATCATGTATGTGACGCGCAATATTGACAAACCAATCATTAAGTAAAGGAGAAAAGGCATGAATACTAAGTATTTTCTGAACCTTGTAGCGGGCAATGTATTCCGTTCCAAGGAGACGCCGGCTATTCCGACGAAGTATTACATCGGCCTGAGCAAGACCGAACCCAATGAGACCGGCGGCAATGTAACGGAGCCGGAGACTGCAGCAGGCTACGCTCGTGTTGCGCTGAACAGTCTGGGTGAGCCGGTTGACGGTCTGGTAACCAACCAGCAGGCAATCAATTTCAACGAGTCTACCAACGGCTGGGGCACTGTTACCCACTTTGTTGTATATGATTCCAACGAGGCCGGCGCGGGCAATCTGCTGATGTACGGCGCACTGACTACGCCAAGAACGGTCGAGACGGCTACCATCATGACCATCAAGGAGAATTACCTCAAGCTGTCCGTTCAGAACCCGACCGCCTAAGTTTAAGATAAGGGGACAAGCATGAAGGATTATAAACTCTATCTTCGTGACCGTCTGATCGACATTGATCTGGTCACTAAGTCTCGTTACACCGAATGTGACCTGACGATATCCTCTATCCCCTTCCGTGAATATGTCGGCGAGGTATATGACGCAATCATCGTAGACAGCCATGTGGTCGATACTTATCTGACCGGCCTTTTCTCTGTAGATGAAGGCGTGGTTATCCATTCGGAGATTGACCAGATTCTGCGGCACGTTATGGAACGCGGCATGAACGCGCTTGTTATCGACAGCAAAGCGGAGCTCACCTCTCACAAGATTCTGAGCTCCTTCCCTAACGCGCTCACGATTCACAGCGAGCCGACCGAGCTGCACGCTGAGACCTTCGAACAGGCTGATGACGTTGTTGTTCTGGCGGTAGACAAGCTGAATATGGAAGTACGCAAAAAGCTCTCCGGCACGGAAAATGGTTTAGAGATTCAGACCACCGCGCAGGAGATTAAGCAGACGCTTGAAAAAGCGACCGGTGCACTCCCCTTCTCCGCAGAAGTTCAGCAGACTTGGAGCCACAAATTCGACAAAGCCGAGAACGCATTGCATTTTCAGGCAGAATTGCAAAGTTTATGCTATCAGCTTTTCTCTGATGGCGGCATGACAGTGATGGAGCCTTACGCGGCACCGCTGCAGGTGGAGATTCTTTATTCTCTGGGCGGCGGCGCTTCTTCTTTTGCTCTTGATTCTACAGTTGTAGAAATAGCAAAGAATAGTTTCCTGCAGACCGAGACTTCCGTAATTCCAGTCGCGTTTCCGGTTCAGTTTTTACTGACCTATGCCGTAGGCGCAGAGACTCAAACAGTAGTTTCTGCGGCAGTTACCAACTTGTGTTACAACTACTTCTCCGGCGGCAGCTCCGGTATGGAGATCACAGCGACGCTCGGCGAGCTTGAGGAACACTTCCCGCTCGGCGGCTTTGAAAATGCTGTCCAGATAGAGAATACGGCCGCCGGCCATTTTCTGCTCGAAAAGAAAGAACACGCTGATTCCGATAGCGTTATCGCGGTTGCGTGTAATGCAGCGTTGACTGGTTCTTCTCCTGAACTGACTTCTATTGTGGTACTCGGCTGTGCGATTGAGGAGTTTATCCGAAGATATCGGCTGCTATCCGAGGTCGATGATGAATCTCTGGCTGACATAGACACGATGACGCTCGACAACTTAGATTATGTGGTTTTGTAAGAAAGGCGGTGTGAGATGAGCAAAACACCTAACTACGACCTGTTCGTCACAGATGATGCAGGGACTAAATTTAAGGACTGGCGCGAGCAGATGGCGTCCGAGTCCAATTCCAATATGGTGAAGATCGACGCCGCCCTTTCCGGAAAGGCTGAGCAAAGCCGGTCGGTCGAAATTACGCTGACGGCTGACGGCTGGATTGGCGACGCCGCGCCATTTTCGCAACAGGTTGCAGTAGCAAATCTGAAGGCTGATACCAATGGCTCTATTGCGATTGCAAGCGGCGCGACGGCAGAGCAGCGTGCGGCTGTCCGCAAGGCTCAGCTTTCGATTGCGGCGCAGGCTGATGGATTGCTTACTCTGAACTGCGACGGCAAGAAACCCACGGTAGATATTCCTGCTGTGGTTGTACTCTTAGGATAAAGGAGGATGAAATAATGCCTATTATTTCGGCATTTCCGACGGGCGAAAGCACCGTCGATTATACTGGCCCTAAATCCGGTTTGCCATCGCTGGAAGAGGGCAAGGTTGCGTATGTAACCGATGAAAAGAGGCTGTATACCGGCAATGCTGATGGCACGAACACACAGATTCCGAATGCAGATGATGTTAAAACCGATGTTTCAGACGCGGTTAGCTCTCACAATTCCGCAGCAGACGCGCACGCGGATAAATTTGCGAAGTATCTGCCGCTGAGCGGTGGTACGATGACAAGGAAAATTGTCAGTGACGGCACCGTTATCGTTTCTCAGGGTTCTCCCAGTGTTACGGGCAAAAGTACGGCGCTTACTTTATTGAAAGGCGACCGAACGGAGAGTGATTATTCAGGCATTAGCGTTTACAACGCTAAATCGTTGACATATAGACCGCTTATAGGTGTTCTTCACATGCCTGATGAAGGTATGGTATCTCGAATAATTTCTGAGGATGAAACCGGCCTTCAAAAAGGTTATGTCGTTGCTTCTCCTACGGGCGTGGCGATTGGTTCTACCGAAGGTGTTTCGATTGAAGATGTAAAAAATCCAACTAAAGACACCGATGCGGCTAACAAAAAATATGTAGATGACGCTATCAAGCCACTCGGCAACCTCACGCCTTCCGCCTGCAAAGTAACGCTCACCGCTTCCGGTTGGGATTCCACTGCGAAAACCCAATCTGCGACGGTCTCCGGCGTACTGGAAGACGAGAGCAAGCAGCTTATCATGCCGATGCCTGCGGGAACGAGCATGAGTGCTTACAACGAAGCAGGTATTCAGATGACGGCGCAGGCTGCGAATACGGTTACGTTTACGGCGGACACTGTGCCGACGGCGGATGTTGAGGTCTGGGTTGTGGTACAAAATGTAAATGATGTTACGCCGATTCCGACGCTTGATGAGGCGAGCTGGGGTTACATCAGTCGGCAGTCGCTCGCGGGTAACGCGAAGAATATCTGGTCTGTTGGTGACTGCAAAGCGGTCAAGCTGTCCGGAACGGCAAGTGAACTGAGTTTGAATACTACGCTGTATGTGTACATTCTGGATTTTGACCACGATCAGTCGAGCGCAGATGGAGCAAAAGACGGCATTACGCTTGGTACGTTTAAGACTGCGGCGACCGATGGAGTTGACGTGTGCTTAGTGAGCGGATGCGATGACGACAGTGATTTTGGAATGAACACGAGTAGCACAAACGCCGGAGGTTGGAAGAATTCCGATATGCGCTACAGAATTCTGGGTTCGACAAACACACAGAACGGCGACGCGACTAATACAACCGCGACGTCGCCGAAAGCGAACACGCTACTCAGTTGCTTCCCCGCCGAACTGCGCAAGGTGATGCGGCCGATGTATATCTATTCGGATAATACAGGCGGCGGCTCTGATACCGCGTCTTATGTCACAGGGACACTTGATTATCTCCCGCTTCTGGCTGAATATGAGGTACACGGCAGTAGAAGTAGAGCAAATTCCGCTGAATCTACGAAGCAAACGCAGTATGCGTATTTTAAGAACGGCAGTTCAAAAATAAAGAAAAGACATGATAATACTAATTCTTTGGGCGTCTGGTGGTGTCGTTCCACTTGTGCGGCGTTCGCCGGCGCTTTCTGCGGTGTGGGCGACGGCGGCATTGCGAGCATTGTCGGGGTGAATACTTCTCATGGCGTTGCCCCGATGTTCAAGGTCTAATAAAACTACAATTTCCGGCGAACAGGATTGCTCGATTTTACGGCGGGCAATTCTTTCGCCGCACTGGTAAGGAAAACTAAATGCAATATGTCATTTACAAGCGGTTCAAGGACGCTGCCCTCTGTGGCCCTGTGAACCTGAAAGCTACCCTTCCCTGTTGGGAATCAAAGGGCATTATTTTCTACGAGGGCAAGCCGCTTTGCTTTGCAGCCAGCGAGAACGCGCTCTGCCACTTTGCACGAGACGATGACGGCAAGGGTTTACTGCGCGGCAAGCTGATTGGCGACATTAAGCGCAGGCTTGCAAAACGCGACGGCGATTACCAGAAGCGTTGGGACAAGGTTTGGGCAGACAAGCTCTGCGCGAAGTTCAAGCGCAAGGAATACGCGGATTTCTGGATTTGGAACAAGGCGTTCCATGATGCAGAGATTGGCGAACTGGAATACGTTGCGGAGCTGATTGGATTGGAGGTGCGGCGATGATTTATAATTTGCCGCGGAAGAAAGCGAAGTTTGAGGAAACATGGGTTATCGAACAATCCCCAGGACTTGTGCGCTCCTCAATAGAAATGGAGATTCCTTTTGAATCTAATTCTACGAATTTTCAAAAATTCGTAATGCGTGGAAGCATGCTTCCCAGTACTGGTATATATTATGACGCAATTAAAGTTTGGGACACCAGCGTTTGGATTAACGAGGCATATCGCACTATCACATTTTTTGAGCCGCCGACCGGTGATCTGCTCACATGGTTACAGGCAAATGCTGTGAAACAGGGTTCAGATACTCCTGTGGACACAAGCTCGTGGTCGGTTTCTGATATCAGCGGCACGAATTACAGGTTTGCGCTGAACTCGAACGGCTACTATGAGAGCAATAACAAGGGCGTGAACAACTCGGCGGCTGTCTGCCGTGTCAACATTCATGCGGCGAAAGCCTGCACGGTGACGTTCAAGTGTATCAACTACGCGGAATCGAACTACGACTACGGTCTGCTCGGCGTGATTGATAAGGAGCAGAACACCGGTTACTCGGATACCAGCACCAATGTTGCAAAGAGCTTTAAAGGTTCGTCTACGGCGAGCGTGCAGACGTATGCGTACACGAATGTTGCGGCGGGCGACCATTTTATAGACGTGAAGTATCGCAAGGACAGCAGTCAGAGTTCAAACAACGACAGTTTACAATTCACGGTTGAGATAATGGAGGATTGACAATATGCACAAATTTAACACGTTAAAGTACGGGGGGGGGGGGCAGTAACTCTACTGCCTCAGCATGTTGCACAAAGGATGGTGCGGCATGTTTCTAAGCGGAATGGTTGGAACGGCGTCGAGCGGTACGGAGAAGAAGTACAAGATAACGGATACCAGAAACAGCAATATTCAGGGAAGTGCATATCCCGGACAGTATGTAAGCGGGAAAGGCTACACTGCCGAGAATTATCATATTCGTGGCGATCTCAGCGGGAACGAAGTTCCGTTCGAGAGTGGTGTAGCGAACGGAATTGCCACACGGGCACTTCCTGGGAAGCTACTTACTTTTTATTTTATCATGCCCGCGGAGGATGTAACCATCTCTTAACGGAGGTGGCGGCATGATTCTTACTGGCAGAGTTGATGAGCCGAAAAAGGCTGAAAACCCTAAATGGGTGAAAGTGAAGGTGCAGTAAGATGGCGGGAGTTAAACTGGAAACATACAGAGTTTCTATCCCGTATGATGGGGAGCTTCAAGAAGGATTAGTATTACTTGGCTATGTCTGGCTTGAGGTCAATTATGGCGTTGTATGCTCGTGTTTTCATGATGGAAAATGGGAGAATTTAAGCAATGCGGGTTCTACAGCCGCTGTGTTTTCAAACATTAGCCTGGCAAATGGAATACTTTCGTTCGACATCGGTTCAGGAGGATTAGAATTGTATGTATCTGTATTTCAAACTGACGGACTTCCAACAAATTAAAAGGGGATAACTATGTATCCAAACAGCATTTACATCAAGCACTGGCGTTCGGTGCAGACCGGCGTGCCGGAGCTGATGGGGCTGTAAAACATACGCGTAAAGAGAAAGCACCCTATAAAAGGGTGCTTTTCTTATTTTTCTGAATGACAAGAGTGCCACATTTTTGACTACCCCAAATATAGAGGTAACACGATTGCGAGTAATATGACCAAAACGAAGAGAACGATGAGAACAGCATTTTTATTTTTTTCAATCTTACTATCTACCTTCTCAAAGATACTTAACTCAATTTTTTTCTTCAGATTATATACTTTTGTATGATCTGAACTCGGATTTTGTTTTATAAAAGGATTTCTCTGCAGATGTTGAAGTTCCTCTTGTCGAGCCTTCTCAGATAGTATGGCTTTCTCTTTGGCGCGTTGAATCTCAATTTTTTTATAATTATCTTCTAGTTCAGCATTGTACTCAGAGAGATGTTTTTCCAGATTTTCGACATTATTCAAGTCGAACAATGCTTTCAAGGGAACCCTGCAGCAGGGGCAATTCGCAACCGAATTCATAACAATTTTTCCACATCCGCAAATAACAAATCCATTTTCATGACAAGGCAAATAGTTATGCTGCTGTGTGGGGCTGATGTAACTTAAATCTCGGCTATACTGGCTTGCTAATTCTCCTAAAGAAGAAATTGGTAGTTGATCATATTTCGCTAACTCATATGCTTGCCTATATTTGTTTTCCCAGACTGTGTTG